ATCCACCATAGACCGAATAGAAGACGAAACCCACAACAGCAACGGCAGCAGCCGCAAGAATCGAACCAAACAAAATCACATCGTTCATAGAAACCCTTTCAAATTGAAAATCGATCACAACATCCATGCCACAAGTCTACACTAATTATCGTCATTTGTCAAGTGGGAACTTTAAAAAAATTTTGGTTCACCACCCATTACGGCGACACTCTTCATTCCAAGCGTCTACCTCTGCTTTTTGCTTACGGGTAACTGCCGGACCCTCGCCCGTCAAGTAAGCGTCACGGGCTGCATCATAGCCATCATCCGAATCTTCGTCATCGTACTCGTTATCATACCGACTCATCACCAACCTCACTTTCTTGTATGCCATCATTCTACCATATATTATCGGCAAATGCAAGGGGCGAACTTGAATCTTACGAGATTGTAAGGATTGTCGTAAAGTGTTGCAGCATAAAGACTTGCGACGACCCCGGCCCGCCCCGTCGGCCCTAAGTGCTTGAACACAAAGGGTTTACGACGAGGGAGAGTTTACTCAAAATCAACAAAGATGATCTGAGCGTAGCCGCGAGGCTTAACGGTATAGCCATCTCCATAGTCAAGGGTATCGGCCTTAACAGCCGTCATACCAGCTAGAGCCTTAGCCTTACGAACAACACTGCGCTGGCTAGCATTTTTCTTGGGGATGAACTCGTAACGATTCACCCAACCAAAGTTAGCTTCACCACCAAAAGTATCCGTATGGGTAACAACGCACTTCATTTTGCCAATTCCTTTGCTTTCATGGTTTCAAGATACAACTGTTCCAACATCTTCACACGATTTACTGCACGATCAGTCTCACGATTCATGAGTATAACAGCTTTCTCATGTGCTGTCAACTCTATCTTTTTCGTTTTCATTTGTTTTCTTCTTCTTTCTTCAACGGGCCACGATAGCCCCTGAACTTTCTCAACTCACCATAGTAGTTACGACTAGCAGACCCGTGCGAGGTCTTTTTCTTTTTAGGGTTTTGGTACATAACTTTCAACAAAAATTCATAATGAGGATCCATTTTTTATACTCCTAACCAAACAACTCATATTCTTCATCGGTCAATGCTACCTCATCGGGACGATAGCAGTTATTGCCGTACAGATCACGATTCTTAGGACGCTTTTCCCATTCGTCCATGAATCGGTTATACTCTTCGATACGCTTTTCTTCTTCGCTTTTCATCATTCACTCTCTTTTTCTACTCTATTATCGACAAGTATAGCAGAGAAACTTTAGGTGTCAAGCAGGAAGTTTTCTTACAATATCGTAAGGTTATCGTAAAGCATTACAACATAAGGACTTACGCTTCGCCCGGCCTGCCCCGTTTGACGTAAGTGTTTACGCCATAAGGGTTTAGATTAGGTGCAGTTGTAGGTGTCGGTGTAAACCTCGCACCCCATCTCACTAAGCCGTGCGGCCAGCTCCCTAACCAATTCCGTACGCTCAGTCAGAGTGTTGGGGGTTCCGTTGATATATTTGGGAGCCCAATATCCATTATCGTCATATGTACCAGCACCAAGATCGAGCTTTCCCAGAGCAACATCAACGAAATCCTTGCTCTCTTTCAGACCCCACAGCAGAGTGTTTCTTACGGCAGCAATGCACCGAATCTTCTCTTTGACAGGAACGCTTTGCAGAGTCAGATTCATGTGACGGGTGGGCTCAGAGCAACCACGATCACACGGAGACAGGCCGATTTCAATAGCCCTCTGAATCTCGTCACGAATAGTGTCGGAGATACTGGTGTTGCGGAGCAGCGAGAGAGCAGAGGTGAGAGCGAGCGAGAGGTTGATATTGTTCATCTTGAAGTTCCTACTGGGGGTTTGGTTAGTGATTACACACTAGTCTACCATACATTATCGACCAATGCAAGAGGGTGTCTTGAAAAATTCTTTTTTTATCCTAAGTCTATTAGCTTCAAGGACTTGCGTCAAAAGCGGCCCGCCCCGTTTGCCCTAAGTGCTGTCGCACAAAGGGTTTAGGGGGAATGGCTCAGTCGTCGTATGGGCCATCTTCGTTATAGTCTACAAATCCCACAGCCTCATCAGCGTGGAAATCTTCCTGATAATCTAAATCTTCCCCATAACAGCCGTAATCTTCATCGGTTCCCCATCCTGCGGAAGCCAACGCAGATTCAGCATCACCATCCATACTATCATCAAACGAATCATCGTCAAATTCTCCAACGGTATCATCTTGCTCAAAATCGTATCCCTGTCCGTATTCCTCATTCCAGCCCTGATCAGCACTGTCGTAGCTCATGGTCAATCCCTCACAATGGTGGTGATGTAAAACAGGCCAACGTATCCGACAACAAAAGCAATTGCACTAAGCATGATCATACTCCTCTGGAACAAATTCGTCAATAGCACCCACAACGTCTGCCCAATCCCAAAAGTTGACTTCCACACTAGGGTCGTCGATAGGCTCAACCATCGGCTCAACAATACCCGCTTCGGCCATGTCGTTCAGAATGTCGTTGATCTCGTCGAAGTTCAGCATGATTCTGATTCCTGTGGTTTCCGTTCGTGATGCTGCGATTATACTCTTATTATCGGCCAGCGTCAAGCAGAAACTTGGAAAATTCCAGAATATAATTTCATGCCAAAGATGAAAAATCTTTTAGTTGACGTAAAGCGTTGGTACATAAAGACTTACGCTTCGCGGGGCGGGCCGGACTCGCGGTAAGTCCTTACTGGTGAAGGAGATACGTCAAGCCACACCCTAGAATGAAACACACCCCCAGTAGAACATAATCACTAATTTTCATCATTTTCCTCCATATACATGATATTTGACATACTAGCATACAGAATAATACCAACAATATACCCAAAAGCCACACTGATAAAATCAAACTGATACATCCCTGTATCTCCATTTTGGTTTAAGTGGTCAATCCCTGTATCCTACCCAGAAATCATCCCCATCATCACTCTTCATAAGGGTAAAACCTCTGGCCCTCATAGCCTCATACTCATGTATTCTCTGCCAAACTTCTCCCACAATAGAGAGAAAGTAGACAAACCCCAAAACAAAAAGCATAAGACCCATCCAAGCCCACACCAGAATAAAATCGCCCATGTTCAAGCCTCCGTTTCGGCAGGGATATTGGTCAAATTCTCACACTGGTCAAGGTAGCACGACCGATACTCAGTATGTCCAATCTTCACAATCATCAACTTACCCTTGGGCTTATCTTCAACCCTACGAACCTCACCACGGAAGTCCTCACCCTTATAGCTAAACTCTACCCAATCATACCGCTGGGGCAACACAATGTTACTCATCTTTTCCTCTTGGTTACTGGTCATCTTCCCTATACCTATTATCGACATCCTACCACATCAGCCTTTAGTCTGCAACACCTTGCAATGCCGTAAGGTTCAGATTCTCCACTCAACAAATTTGAGCGTGAAAACTTGACCGGGATACTTACTGGCGATATACGCCCGTGCAGTCTCCTCACGATTGTCGGTGGCGCCAACGCCTTGAACAACCTTTCCGTCAATGATCACACTCCAAATCTTACGCTTCCGAATTTTGGGAAGCGAACCAATGAAACCATTCACACTCGTAACTTTTTCCATCTTCAACTCTCTCTTTCTTTCTGTCACCATTATACAAGTATTATCGTCATTTGTCAATAGCTTAGGCCAGAAAAACTTTCCTTGCAATGTCGTAAGGTTGTCGTAAGTCATTACCCCACAAGTACTTACGCTTCGCGGGGCGGGCCGCGTTTGCCCTAAGTGCTTATAGGGTAACGCTTTATGTCAACTGCTATAATTTTGTGCAGTAGTGATCGTTCATTCATCACTCTTGAAGCTGAACGGGCTGAGTTCCAGATGGGCGACCGCACCGTATTGCTTGGTCAGTTCTTCGACACGTTCACGACTTCCCGGCTTGCCAACCGGAACGATCATTGTGTCCTCACCCCCCACATAGCGTGGGTCAGCCTTTTCCTTGCGAGCTTTGCCAATGTTCTTCAGTGCGGCACGATTGAACTTGAGAACCTTTTCAGTCACAACGTAACGCTTGTGGTCAGTTACACCGTGAACATAGTCAACGTCGATGATAAACTGCTCATCGGTCACTTCGTGGCGAACGGGAATCGCGATACCCTTGAAGATCATACGGGCTTGACGCTCGGCATTTTCGATGATGGGATACTTGGTTTTCATTTTCTTTTCTCTCTTAGGTCTATCGTTCTCTTGTGCGTGAATTATACCAAAAAACTTTTTCTTGTCAATCCCCTCTTATGCGGGGGATATCTCATGATCGCCACAATCCCAAAGGTTTCCACCTTCGGTACGCACGATCCACACATTCCCCTCATCGTAGGTATAGGAAACAATCTTTCCTACAATCTTTTTCTCGAATCCCTTGAGCACAACCTTATCACCAATTTCAAACATTCTTTTCTCTCTTTCTTTCTTCTCTATCTCTTATATCGACATTATACCACAGCTTTCTTGAGTTTGCAAGAGAAATCCAGAGATTTTATTGTCAAGAGATTTTGACAAAACTTTTCGTCATTTCCTTTGGGCTTGGCACACCATTTGCTAAGTCGTCGTAAAGTCTTATGGGGCAAGTACTTACGTCGAGCGGGGCCCGCCCGCCTTGCCCTAAGTGCTTTAGGGTCAAGGACTTACGGTTAGTATACCAGATTCATATCGGCTACCGTTACCCCATCAGTATATGGTGTACCATCGTCCAGGTACCATTCTCCCTTGCGTTGATACACACGTACAGGCGAATACTGGTTGATTCTATCTTTAGTGGTAATGGTATACCATCCACCCGTATTGAGTGTAGCAGAGTTATCGGGATGAATACGTACAACGGTCGTACCATGTAAGGCGATACCTACGCTACCATCAGGAAGAATTTCCGCATAGGTATTGTTACCCACCTTGCGAGTATTCCTCTTAGTCTTACCATGTACCATCTTAGTAGCTTCGTAGTGTGTCATTTTGTTTTCCTTAGTCGTTTTCGTGCAGAATGGAATGAACAGCGTTACCCACTTCGTGGGCAGTATACGAAATAAAACCAGCAAAAGCAATCAAGGCGAACAGTTGAGCGTATTCGATAACCGTAATCATTAGACTCTCTCTTTCTTGTGTCATCATTCTACATCTATTATCGACCAATGTCAACCCCTAGCAGCAAGAAAAACTTCCTTACAATACCGTAAGCTTTCTCTAAGTCTATACGGAATAAGCACTTACGTCGAGTTCGGCCCGTCCGCCTAGCCCTAAGTACTTATAGGGCAGGGGTTTACGTCATGAGGCGTGAATGAACACCGTTTCGCTTACTGTACGGTTGGTCACCGTCACGATCCAATTCTTTCCACTACCATCCTCACGCATGATGCCATTGATAAGGCCCACATGAGCGTTACCCCTTGGGTCGATCACACAGTGATACTTGCCAGCTCGCATAGCAGCGAAAATCTTGTCAAGATTATTCGTCACAGTTTTATAGTTAGTCTGAAGCATCTTTTTCCTCTTGGGTTGATTCTATTCTAGTGTTTTGCTCTTACGTTGTCAATACTGTACGAACTATCAGTTGACCGCAAAATCATCGATAACGTATCCCATATCGTCAATCTCGATCCAACCGCCATCGTCCATGAACCCAAGCTCATCATCGATTGCAATCTGGTTGTATCCGCTTGCACGAACATGGTCGAGAAGATCAGCAGCAAAAGCAACTCGACCAACCAAAGTAGAAAGGCTAGTGTTGTCAAGGAACTCCCTCAACTCAGCCACAGTGTTCAGAACGATCAGGTTTTCCATTTTCTTATCCTCTTTTTGTCTCTTGGTCTCTTGTGCTTTCATTATACAGTATTTATCGACACTTTCAAGAGAAATCTTTGGAATTTTTGAAATATAATTTCATGCCAAACAAAATCTTTTTTATATTTATCATAAGTCTATATGTGGTAAGCACTTACGTCAAGCGGGGCCCGTCCAACAAGACATAAGTCCTTGCCTACCATATACTTAGGGGGTTTTTTCGTTTTCAAGGGGCTAAGGGGCCGCACCGTCAAAACCGCCGGGAGGTCCATAAACAATAAGCACCCCCATATATAATTGGCCAGTTTAATAGCCAGTTATTAGTATCTGTTTGGAACATAAACCGTTTGAGGCAATGTTACCACTTCATACTTTTTAAAAAAGCAACAGTATCGACGTTCCACTAGTATATTTTGATAACTTGTCACAGGAACGAACAGAGGAACTGCAGGAGCAATAGTTACGGTTGGAGCATAATATTGAATCATCTGAAAATTTTGAACTACTGGAGCTTGTTGACTCACTATTGGAGCCCGATAAACATACGGCCCCATCCTTCATCTCCATTAACACTACCACAACATCCTACACAAACTAAAAACACTGTTGCTAATAGCTTTTTCATAAAAAATCCTCTATATTAGAAAGTAATTGACCGATTTCCCGCTAATACTATTATCGACAGACCTTGCTCGGAACTTTAGAAATAGCAGAAACTACTCCACAGTCACACTTTTTGCTAAATTTCTTGGCTTATCAACGTTTAAGTTCAATTTTATAGCATAATAATAGGCTAATAGCTGAAGAGGTATCACAGACAATAGTGGACTTAGCTGATCTATTGTTGAAGGAACCAGAATATCACAATGTTCTTGAGATCCTAATAATATTACAGGACCATTTCTTGCTTTTATTTCTTGAATATTATTTTGAAGCTTCTGATATTGATCCATGTTGTTTGCTATAACTAAAGTTGGAGTATCTTTATCAACCAAAGCTAAAGGCCCGTGTTTCATCTCTGCTGCAGCATATCCTTCAGCATGAATATAGCTTATCTCTTTAAGTTTTAAAGCGCCCTCTAAAGCTATTGGAAAGTTGTATCCTCGTCCAAGAAACAAACAATTTTTAATGCTTTTGTATTTTTCAACTGTTTGTATTAGCTGATCACTATCGCTTAGTGTTTTTTTAATTAAGTATGGTAGTTGTAGTATGTTACTAATTAAATTTTTTCTAATATTAGTATTAGAGTTTTCTTGATTTTGATTTATCCATAACGATAATAGAAGCAATACCAAAACCTGATTCAAAAAAGTTTTAGTACTAGCTACTCCTATTTCTACTCCTGATCTTAAGAAGATACCACAATCTGTCATTCGTGCCATTGTTGAATTAGGAACATTACATATACCAATAATAGTAGCTCCTTGAGCTTTTGCTTTTTCTAATGCTGATAATGTATCTGCAGTTTCCCCACTTTGACTAATTCCAATAACAATATCACCAGGACCAATTGCTGTTGTTCGATATTTAAATTCACTAGCATACTCAACACTAACTTTAATATTATTTAATTCTTCTATGTAGTACTTGCCCAATAATCCAGCATTCCAACTGGACCCACATGCTACTATGGTAATATGATTAGCAGATGCTAATATCTTTTCATATCCTAATAATCCCCCTAGTCTAATACTATCTTTAAAAAGCCTGCCACTAAAACATTGAGCTATAGTATCAGGTTGTTCATTTATCTCCTTAAGCATGTAAGAATCATAAGCCCCCTTGTCAGAAGGCATTCTATGATCTAACACCTTTTCAATTTCACAATCCACCTCAACACCACATGTCATATCATATGTAATGATTTGATCACCGATTTGACATATGTTATTATCTTTCAAATAGATTAGATCTGTAATATTTTCATCAATGCCCATCTTATCAGAAGACACATAATATTCCTGATCACCCACCCCGACTATTAAAGAGCTTCCTTTTCTTGCACAAACAAGAGTATTAGGATTATCTTTGTCAACAATTACAATAGCATAAGCCCCCATAACTTGTTCTAAAGCCAATTTAACAGCTTCAAATAACGACAGATTATTTAAAATCATAATATCGTATACCAGATATAATAATACTTCGCTGTCAGTATCTGAAGAAAAATTATATTTCTTAGAAAGTTCAGCTTTTAAATCTTTATAATTCTCAATGATACCGTTATGAACTAAAGACAACCGCCTATCTTCTGTAACATGAGGATGACAGTTGTTAACAGATGGTTGTCCATGAGTTGCCCATCTAGTATGAGAGATAGCACAGTATGATCTCAATAATGACGAGCCTACCTCTTTTTTTAAAGATTCTACTGGCCCCACAGACTTATAAACTTTAAATTCTGGACCACAAACATAGCACACCCCAGCACTATCATAGCCTCTATATTCTAGATGAGATAGTTTGTCTAATATATTGTTAGAGCAGTTGTTCTTTCCTATATATGCTACAATTCCGCACATGATTTAGTAGTTAAGTACCATTCTATAGTTGTTTTTAATCCTGATGTAAAATCTTGTTTCGGTTCCCAGTCTAATAACTGTTTAGCTTTAGCAATATTCAAAACTCTTCGTGGCTGGCCATTTGGTTTATCACTATCCCAAAGAATATCTCCTCTATAATTAACCAACTCTTTAATCTTATCAGCTAACAATAGAATACTAATTTCTTTATTAGACCCAATATTAATAGGACTAGGATCCTTAACCTTCTCCATGCCGTTAACTATCGCCCTTGCAGCATCCTGCACATACAAAAACTCTCTTGTTGCTGATCCGTCTCCCCAACAAGAAACATTGGGGAAGTTATATTTTTTAGCTATGACAAATTTTCTAATTAGCGCAGGAATAACATGAGAAGAAGCTGGATCAAAGTTATCAAAAGGTCCATACAGATTAGTTGGTACTATTACACAACTATTTAATCCATATTGTTTTTTATAAGCCTCTAACATAACAAACAAAGCCTTTTTAGCAACACCATACGGAGCATTAGTTTCTTCAGGATATCCATCCCAAATATCTTCTTCCATAAAAGGAGCATCACAAAATTTTGGATAAGCACATACTGTACCAATTTGAACAAACTGGCTAACCCCGTATAATCTGCTCATCTCAATAAGATTAGATCCCATAACCATATTACTATAGAAGAATCTTCCAGGATTGGCCATATTCGCCCCGATACCTCCAACCTCTGCTGCCAGATGAATCACAGTATCAGGCTTATGCTCTTCAAATAGTTTTTTAACAGTATTATAATCAGTTAGATCATAGTCTTTCTTACGGGGGATAAATATATCGGTTTGGCCGTAATTCCTATTCAATAGTTCCTGATAAACAAATCGGCCTAAAAATCCACCACCACCAGTTAATAATATTTTCATATCTTATTTTTTTTCCTATATTCTATACTTTAATACCTATAAGGAGCAACCATCATACCATTGCTATAATATGAACCAGGATTACCAAACCAACAAAGCCCATGATAATATACGGGGGTAATATGCTGGTATTGATAAATCGTAAAATTAGGTATGACTATTGGCCGAAATTCCCAAGTATGTACTAACACTTCTTTCTGCACCAATACTAGAACAAAAGAAACGTTTGGAGCTTGAGAGTATACTATTGATTGAGACGGAACAGTTTGATATATAACATCTTGACCATAAGAAACTGAACAAAACGTTAGGGCCAAAAGAAATAAGACACTTTTAATCATCATAAGATGCTTCCTTTACATGAGAAAATAAGAATATTAGTATTATGATACAACTTAAACTTTTATATTCCAAAAATAAAAGCTACCAGCTCAAATAAACCGGTAGCTTCTATCTGTTATTAGCTATTTGTAAATAGGTCAATTAATTGATGACGGAACAGCATCATCTGATACCTTAACAATCTTACGAGGACGACCCCTACTCTTCTTAAGAGCAAGCTTTCTTCGCTGTCTTCGCACCATAGCAGTAGTAACATTCTCTCCAGTCATCTTACTAAGAGATCCGGCCAGAAATTCGTCACACAAACTTGTGTGGTTGTTTTGAATATAGTCCAGTTCAGCAGATGTCCACTTCTTATAGTTGGCCATAATAACTCCTTAAAAAAATCTTGTTTAATAATTGACAATTTGTCCAATGAACATATTATAGTAAGAGTTGGCAAGTTTGAGGCAACAAAAAAATGAATGAAAATAATATAAAAACTAATAACATTATCGACTCTGTATTGTATATCAGGGCATCGGGCAGTATAGAGGACGTATCCTCAGATCTAGAGTCTCAGCCCACAAAAACCATAGCTCAACTACTAGATGAAAAAACAAAAGAAACCCATACCGATCAAGATAAAACCTCAAACTAATTTACCGAATGGCGTAAATACAGAAGAGTTTTTACAAGCGTTAGAAAATATTAGCAAAAGATTAGCTAATAAATTTAGGTTTGCATATCATAGCGTAGAGGACATGAAACAACAAGCAGCAATATTCGCTCTTGAGGGTTTGGAAAACTATGATAATAAAAGACCATTAGAGAATTTCTTATGGACTCATGTTCGCAATCGTTTATTTAATTACAAACGAAACAACTATCAGCGACCAGACAAGCCTTGTCACTCATGCCCTTTCTTTGACAAAACCTATAAACTATCACTAAATCAATGTGAGAAATATTGTAATAAAGACGATTGTGAATTATATTCTGCTTGGGCAAAACGTAATGAGGTTAAGAAAAATATTATACAACCATCATACATAGAAACTTCATTACATCAATCTGTTCAGCCGACAGATTTTGATCTTAGCATACAAAATCAGGAATTAATTAAATTTCTAGACACTAGTGTTCAAAGTGAATTTCGTGAAAGTTACCTTAAACTTAAGCATGGGGCCAAAATTTCTAAGTTAGAACTTAAAAAATTACAACAACACATCTTTACTCTAATGGAGGCTAATAATTGGAAGCTAACAACATTCCAAGAAAACGAGGACAATTAAGCCTCGACGAAGAAAAATACATTAGAGAGAACTACAAACAACTAAGTTTACAGCAAATAGCTGATAACTTAAATCGTACAGTATCTCCAGTACAAAGATATATTTCTGAGAATCAGCTCTCTATTGTAGAAACAGATAATGATGCAGAAATATTAAAGCATAAACTTCATACTAAAACTTTCTGGCGAGAAATACAGAGACAGTTTGATGTTGATACTGGAGAACTTGCATATTTTGAAGATACTTGGATTGGTTTGATAAAACAGTTTAGAGAGGATGTTCTACCAGCCGAAGAACTACAAATAAAACAATTTATTACTATTGATATTTTGATTAACAGAAGCATGAAGGAGCGAAAGAGACATATCGCCGAAACAGAAAAGCTTCAGAGACAAGTTGACAAAGAATATGAAAAAACAGAAACAGAAAGAGACATTCCGAAACTTGCAAACCTAGAAACCCAACTGAGCTTTGCTCGCAATAGCATTGCCAATTATACCAATGAGTATACAAAGCTATTAAATGAACAACAAAAGATTAGTAAAGATTTAAAGGCGACCCGAGAGCAGAGAATTAAAAGAATCGAAGATGGGAAAAGTAGCTGGGTAGGATTAATTAGAATGTTAGAAGATGAAGAAGTCAGGGAGAGAGAGGGTAGGGAAATGGAAATTTTGAGCATGGCAACCGAAAAGGTTAAGAAGGAATTACAAGGATATCATAATTACCAAGACGGAGTTGTTGACAAACCACTCTTAACACCAGAAAGCATTAATAATGAATAAAACAGCACTTATTAGTGGAGTAACAGGACAAGACGGATCATATCTTGCAGAATTATTGCTTGATTTAGACTATTCAGTCATTGGATTATACAGAAGATCCAGTTCTTCTAATCTTGAAAGAATATCCCACATATCTAGTCCAAATCTAAAACTAGAAGAATTTGATCTGACCGACCCAAGTTCATGCCTTTCAGTAATCAATAAATATAAACCGAACGAGTTCTACAACCTAGCTGCGCAAAGTCATGTTGGAACAAGTTTCAACCAGCCAACCACAACCTTTGAAATTGATACTATTGGAGTAATTAATCTCTTGGAGAGTATCAGAAAATTTTCTCCCAGTACAAGATTCTATCAGGCCAGTACCAGCGAAATGTTTGGCTCTAATTATTCTGTAGATGTTGGAAATAACAAATATCAAAATGAAGATACTAAGTTTTTGCCACAAAGTCCCTACGCTGTTGCAAAGATGGCAAGTCATAGAATGATACAGATATATAGAGAAGCTTATGGTTTATATACTTGTTCTGGGATTTTATTTAATCACGAAAGTCCACGAAGAGGTGTAAATTTTGTTACTCGTAAGATAACCAATTTTATCGGTCAACTTGTTTCCGGATCAATATCACCTGCATCAAAACTTGGATTAGGCAACTTAGAAGCTAGTAGAGACTGGGGACATGCTAGAGACTATGTTAAAGGTATGTTTTTAATGTTACAACAAGATGAAGCAGACGATTTTGTACTGAGTACTGGAGATACATATACCGTAAGAGAATTTTGTGAAAAAGCATTTTCTCATGTTGATTTAAATTGGTCAGATTACATATTTATTGATCCAGAGTTCTATAGGCCCTGTGAAGTTAATTATCTTAAAGGTGACAGTACGAAGGCCAGAAATAAACTGGGATGGTCCCCTAATGTATCCTTTGATGATCTGGTTAAAGATATGGTAGATAGTGATATTTCTAAATATAAAAGTAGTTCATATGTTTAAACGTAATTTTGATGATCCAGAATATAAAAAGTGGAGAACCAAGGTATACAAAAGAGACGAACACCAGTGTCAATGGATAGGGTGTACTATGAGAAAAAAACTGAATGCTCACCATATTAAAACTTGGGCTAATTTTCCTGGTTTGAGATTTGATGTTAATAATGGAATTACTTTATGCTATTATCATCACAAATTAATCCAAGGATTAGAGCATATATACGAAGCGGTATTCTTAAAAATATTAGCGGATAAAAAAAATGACTCATTATAATAACTTTACTATTATCGTAGACACAAGAGAACAACAACCCTGGGTTTTTGAGTCTTATACTACAGCAAATAAAAAACTGGATACCGGAGATTATAGTATAGAAGGATTAGAGCACTTAATTTGTGTTGAAAGAAAAAAGAGTGCTAGCGAATTTGCTAATAATGTTGTAGAAAGCAGATTTAAAGATGTAATAATGAGAATGAGTAGTATTAAATATGCATTTTTATTACTAGAATTCGATCTAGAAGACCTTCTTATTTATCCTGTCGGATCTACTGTTCCTAAAAAAATGTGGGATAAAATTAAAATTAGTCCAGCTTTCTTAATTAAAAATATATTAGAGCTAGAGATGTCTCACAATATAAAAGTATTTTTCTGTGGTAATGCTACAAATGCTGCCAAGCTTGCAGAAATGATTCTTAAAAAAATTCACTACATAGAAGTGGTTAAACAGAATAATGCTTAAAAATGTAGCTTTTGATAATGCGTGGCTTGGATTAGGAGACCTAACAGCTCTGTCTCTTGACGATAATCCGATGATTCATAGAAATGAACTGGATATAGAAAATCCAGATTTACATTTGATGAAATTATTAAGAAATCCAAAATATATCGGAGGTACATGCAAGTTGTTATTTAGTATAGAGCTACATCCTATTCAAATGACAATTCTGCAAGAGCTATGGGTTAGACCATTTCCTATGTATATTGCTAGTCGTGGATGGGGCAAAAGCTTTTTACTAGCTCTATATTGTATTATACGTATGACTTTTTATCCAGGAACAAAAATAGTAGTAGTTGGCGCTGCTTTTCGTCAAAGTAAAATCATTTTTGAATATATGGAAACCATATGGCGCAGCAGTCCCATATTAAGGAGTATCTTTGGAGGAGGAGACGACGGTCCTCGTAGAGATGTTGATAGATGCACTATGAGACTAGGCGATAGTTGGACAGTGGCTATTCCCATGGGTGATGGAAGTAAAATTAGAGGATTAAGAGCACATATTATTATTGCAGACGAATTTGCTTCGATATCTCCAGATATTTATGAAACAGTAGTTTCAGGTTTCGCAGCAGTATCAGCTAGTCCAATACAGAATGTTAAAGAAGAAGCCAAAAAAGCAGCAATGGTTGAAGCTGGACTGTGGAATACGGAATTGGAAGAACTAAATATAAAGATGGGTAATCAGGCTATTATATCAGGTACGGCAGACTATGCTTTCAAACACTTTGCAAGTTACTGGAAAAGATACAAAGCTATTATAGAAAGTAGGGGAGATACTAAAAAATTAGAAGAAATTTTTAAAGGAGAAGTTCCTAGTAATTTTAATTGGAAAGACTATAGTATTATTAGAATGCCTTATGAGTTAATACCTAAAGGATTTATGGATGATAAACAGGTATCAAGAGCTAAGGCTACTATTCATAGCGGTATTTATAATATGGAATATGCTGCATGTTTTGTTAGTGATAGTGAAGGATTTTTCAGAAGGAGTTTGATTGAAAATTGTGTTGTGTCTAATAATAATGTTATTATAGATAATAAGCCTATTAAATTTTCAGCAACAATTAACGGAGATCCAAATAAGCAATATATTTATGGCATCGACCCGGCATCTGAACAAGATAATTTCAGTATAGTTATATTAGAAGTTAATCCTACACATTCTCGTATAGTTTATTGCTGGACAACAAATCGTGCTAATTTTAAGGAAAGACAAAAAATAGGATTAGTTACAGAACATGATTTTTATGGATTCTGTTGTAGAAAAATTCGTAATTTAATGAAGACTTTTACTCCTATAAGGATTGGTATGGATGCTCAAGGTGGTGGTGTTGCTATAGAAGAAGGTCTTCACGATCCAATAAAAATAGAAGCAGGAGAACATTTAATATGGCCAGTAGTAGACGATAGTAAGTCTAGAGATACTGATGATCAAACAGGATTGCATATTCTAGAACTTGTTCAATTTGCCAAAGCAGAATGGACTAGTCAAGCGAATCATGGTATGAGAAAAGACTTTGAGGATAAAGTATTATTATTTCCAGAATTTGATAGCTTAACACTAGGTTTGGCGCTAGAGCAAGAAAATAAAAATATTATTACTACAGATCTAAGTTCGGCTCTTTATGATAGTTTAAGTGAGTGCATACTAGAAATCGAAGAATTAAAGAACGAATTAACAACTATTGTAATGACACAAACAAGTAACAATGCTAACGCTAGAGATAGATGGGATACACCCGAAACAAAACTGTCTCATGGTAAAAAGGGCCGACTAAGAAAAGATAGATATAGTGCCTTAGTAATTGCCAATATGTTAGCTCGTCAAATTAATAGAGCTCTTAAGCCAATAGACTATGATGTGATTGGTGCAGATGCTCGTAATTCCGTAAAAAGCGATGGAAAGCTATATAAGGGTCCAGATTGGTTTGTATCTGGTGCCAATGACGATATTTATACGGGAATTTATAGATAAAAGTGTATAAGAAGTTTAATCCTTTTACATTCGCATTATAATAGTATTATAACAATATGGCTAACAGAAAAACAAAAAACGAAGTTATCAAAGATGCTAATATCATCCCAGAGGACGCTTACGTCACATGGGGTGATGATTTGGCCAGTAAGCAAGAAGCTTTAAAAGCATCTGCTTCATCTTTAGACGAATTTACCTTAGTAGAAAGAGCTGTTGCTGCTGGCGGCAGAAGATATAGCTTAGACTTTTCTAATTTAGATGGTCAAACAGGAAGTCGTCCAGGGTTAACCAAATCGGATTACTATACTTTTCGTCCACAAGAAGCTCCTCCTAATCAAATAAAAGCTATCTTACGTAGAGCAGATGAGGTTTATCAGCGTGTGGGCTTGGTTAAAAATGTTATAGATTTGATGGGTGATTTTGCTAGTCAGGGCATCAGGCTTGTTCATCGGAATAAAAGAATCGAAAGATTTTATAGACAGTGGTTTAAAAAAATTAGCGGTAAAGATCGTAGCGAAAGATTTCTTAATAATATATACAAAAGTGGTAATATAGTTATTGATCGTAGAACAGCAAAAATAAGTGTTAAGGTTGCAGATAAGCTTTATAGGGCCTTGGGTTCTGCCGATATGCAATTGGCAGATATTCCAGAAGTGTCTGTAGAAAAAAGAGAGATCCCTTGGAAATACACATTTATTGACCCTGTTTGTGTAGAGGTTGCTGCCGGGGCACTATCTTCATTTGTTAGCAACAAGACTTATGAATTACAATTACCGCCATCATTACGAAGAATTATTAACAGTCCAAAAACAGAAGCTGAAAAGGCTGTTGTTTTAGGATTACCAGAACAGATAATAGAAGCGGCAAAAGCCAAGAAGCCGTATCCTCTTGATCCTAATAAAACCCTTGTTTTTCATTATAAGAAAGACGATTGGCAGTCATGGGCCTATCCTATGATTTATGCTATCATGGACGATATTACTGTTATTGAAAAGCTTAAACTAGCAGATATGGCTGCTCTTGACGGAGCTATTAGTAATATTCGTATATTCAAACTAGGTAATCTAGAACATAAAATAGCACCCACCAGAGCAGCTACTGCTAAACTAGCTAGTATCTTAGGTAATAATGTTGGTGGCGGTACTATGGATTTGATTTGGGGGCCAGATATTGAATTAGTCGAATCAAATACTAATGTTCACAATTTTCTTGGAGAGGGCAAATATATTCCTCACTTGAATTCAGTATATGCTGGATTGGGAATTCCTCCAACACTAACAGGAACATTCGGTGCTGCTGGAACAACAAATAATTTCATTTCGCTAAAGACCCTTACTCAAAGACTACAATATGGTAGAGATGTTTTAATACAATTTTGGGAACAAGAAATTGCAATTGTACAGAAAGCAATGGGTTTTAAATATCCTGCCAAGATTGAATTTGACAGAATGGATCTTAGTAATGAAGATAGTGAAAAAGCATTATTAATACAACTAGCTGATAGAAATGTTATTAGTGATGAGCTATTACAAACAAGATTTGGTTTTGATCCAGATATTGAGAGATCAAGACTTAATCGTGAAAGCAGAGATAGAGCAGCCGAAAGAATGATACCAAAATCTGGTCCATGGCATGATCCACAATTTGAAAATGCTTTGCGTAAAATTTCTTTACAGCTTGGTATAGCTGCTCCTAGTCAAGTTGGTCTTGAGCTAGATCCTAAAAAGTCTGGAGAAAAAAATGCTCTAGAATTAAAACAGGCTTTAACTCCTCCTAAAATACCGCCAGGATCAACTAATCCGTCACAAGATAAGCTTCCCAAAGAACCCGGAGAAGGAAGACCTAAACTATCTAAAGACAGCGAACAGCGAAAGGACAGAAAATTTAGTCCAAGAACAGGGGCTTCATTAAGACTATGGGCTACAGCAGCACAAGAAGATATTGGAGGTATTATTAATCCAATCTTATTAGAATTTTTTAATAAAAAGAATATTCGTAGCTTATCCAATATAGAAAATAAACAATTAGAAGATTTAAAAACAAATATACTGTTTCAATTTAATCCATACTCTAGTATTAGTGAAGCAGAAATAGTTAAACAGATCAGTGAACCTATTGACCATAATTTAATTAATAACTATTATAGTTGGTTAAAATTAATTTCAATAGATATAAACAGAGAATTAACAGTTGACGAAATCAAACAAGCTAAGGCTTCTTTCTATGATATGGTGTATAACCAGTCAGCCAAATAACTAAGGTAAAAACTATGCAAATATTTGAACAAGAAAAAGCAGATGGTTTAGCTTCGGCTCTTCAAGCATCCTCCTCAATTTCTTATGCTAGTGTGGCATTGCCATACAACGGAGCGAATAAAGATGTTAAATATCTAAAGAGCATAGCCTCGTTTAGTGATGAAGATCTATACTATGTTCAGTCCATTCTAGTATCGTCATCATGGAATAAAAATGATGATATATTTGATAAACTAGAAGTATGGAATGCTAGAAATACTCCAGAACATAAGCCCACTAATCTCGAACATAATGAAGAAACTATTATCGGTCATATTATTTCTAATTGGCCAATTACAGAAGATGGCATACTAATCGACGAAAATACTCCAATAGATAATTTACCAGAAAAATACCATATATTAACTGGTTCTGTTATTTATAAAGGCTTTACTACTCCAGAACTCAGAGAAAGATCAGAGAAGCTGATTGCAGAAATCGAAGATGGATCAAAGTACGTTAGTATGGAATGTTTCTTTAAGGGATTTGATTATGGTGTTTTAAATAAAGCTAGCGGAGAATATAAAATTCTCGGTAGAAATAACGAGACAGCATATCTTACCAAATATCTAAGAGCATATGGTGGTCTTGGAGAACATGAAGACTATAAAATAGGCAGAGTTCTAAGAAATATTACCTTTACTGGTAAGGGTTATGTTGACAAACCAGCCAATCAAGATAGTATAATCTTTTCTAAGAATATGATCATTAAACCAGAACCAGAACCAGAAACAATAATTGATAATTTTGAAGAAAAAAATGAAGAAATTGTCAATTCAGGTGTATTAAATTTTCAATCCAATACTAATTCGGAGATTTTAACTATGAGTGCAGCTAAAGAAGGGGTTGTAATGAATAATTCAGAAACTACAACAGAAGTCGTTGCGCAAGTGACTGAGCTTAAAACAGCAAACGAAAAACTACAAGCAGAACTCGCAGGAGTCGTGGCTGCTAAAGACAGTGAGATTGCTCAGATCAAAGAGCAGGCTGCACAATTACTTGCACAAGAAATCGAGAAGCTTCAAACAGAAATGTTGGCTGAGGCTGCCAAAAAAATGGATGAAGAAAAGAAAGCTAAAGACGAAGAAATGACAAAAGTCAAGTCTGAGCTTGATGCCGCTAATGAAGTCATTGCTGGCTATAAAATGAAAGAAGAAGAGATGGCCAAGAAAGAAAAGAAAATGAAACGTATGGCTTCTCTTGTTGAGGTTGGCTTTGATAACGAAGCAGCCTCTGCTACAGTAGATAAGTTTGAGTCTCTTGATGATGTTTCTTTTGAGGCTATGACATCACTCTTTGCTGGCAAATTACCTCCTTGGTTAAACAAGAAGGATAAAGAAGACGACAAAGAGAAGAAAGATAAGCCCAAAGCCTCGTCTGATAATGCCGATTCCCAGGTTTTGGAGCAGGCTGAAGAAGATGAGTCTGTTAATTTGAGCGTCGGCAGCGAAACAGAATCCCAAGTGGATTCAACAAGAGCTGCTTTGGTCGAATTCGTATGTAGCAAACTAGGCAAAAAGAATAACAAATAACTCACTTTTAATGGAGATTTTACAATGGCTCTAAAACCAGATCGTGTTGAACTTTTAACTGATGTTTCCTTTTTCATGAACACAACAGCCGAGCGTGGTGGTGTTGTCAGTGTTGTAACAGCCACCAGCGGTGTTGGCGTTTCAATGGACGACGCTAATGCTGTTGTTGCTTATGCTGCGGTTGCTTCTGGCGCCAAGCCAGTTGGACTACTAATGAATGATGTTGTTAATCTTGACCTAACAAGACAACACATCAACTGGCACAAAGACGAGACACAAGTTGGTGGCAAGGTCACCGTGCTTCGTGTTGGTCAGGTTACAACAAATATGTTAGTTGCTAACACAACACCTTCCGCTGGTGCTGATGCTTATGTTGGTGCTAATGGTTTAATTGGTACAAGCAGTACTAATGCTGTTAAAGTTGGTCAATTCCTTAGTGCTAAAGATACCGACGGTTACGTCAAAGTATCAGTTAACCTTTAATCATTTTTTAATAACAGGGAGATAAAAACATGTCAGCCAAAACCGAAAGATTTCAACCCACACCAGAGTTAACAGATCTTCTTGTTCGTTCTGGTTCACCAAATAGAGAGGTCGCTCTTGCTGCTAATGCTGAATTTGCAAAAGCTCTTGAACTACCTCTTCGCAGAGGAGTTTTAAGTGGAGATATCCTAGACGGTATTTTCGAGCCAATTCAATTAGCTCAAAGTGCTACTCCAGAGTTTCCTCTTGATTTTCTAGCTCCTGGCACAGAGAAAGACTTTGTTGCCTATACTATTCCTAACCATGGATATATTCCAGAGCGTCATGTTGAAGGCGATTACGTCATGGTGCCAACATATGATGTTGGTGCATCTATCGACTATCTCCTAAAGTATGCCCGCGATGCTCGTTGGGACGTTGTTGGCCGTGCTATGGAAGTTCTAGAAGCTTCTTTTGTTAAGAAGATGAATGACGACGGTTGGCACACTATCATGGCTGCTGGTATTGATCGCAATATCGTAGTATATGATAGCGATGCAAATTCAAGTCAATTCACCAAGAGACTAGTTAGTCTCATGAAGACTGTTATGCGTCGAAATGGTGGTGGTAATAGTACCAGTGCCAATAGAGGTCTACTAACAGATCTTTATGTTTCTCCAGAAGCCATGGAAGACATTCGTAACTGGGGTCTAGATCAAGTTGACGAAGTTACTCGTAGAGAAATCTACACAGCTGCTGATGGCAGTCTTAACAGAGTATTCGGCGTAAATCTTCACGATCTAGATGAACTAGGTGTTGGACAACAGTATCAGTTGTTCTACTCCAATACTCTCGGAGCAAGTCTTCCAGCAGGCAAGACCGAGGTTGTTGTTGGTCTTGACCTTCGTAAGAGAGACAGTTTTATTATGCCAGTTCGTCAAGAAGTTCAGATCTTTGAAGACGATACACTACATCGTCAGAAGAGAGCTGGTTTCTACGGCTGGGCCGAACTAGGCTTTGCTGTTCTTGACAACCGCAGAGTTCTTGTTGGCGCACTATAATTTAGTGATTGTCAATCATTAATCAAAAGAAGATGGGCCAGTATTCTCTGGCCTGTCTTTTTTTTTATACATATGCTTTTCAGCATAGTTATAGTTTCAAGGTGTATTAAACTATGAATATCTTACATAAAAATCTATTTAAGGCAGATTATGGCAGCTAGTAAATACGATTTTATTATCGAACAAGGATCGTCTTTTAAGTTAACACTAATTTATAAAGACGAGAACGGTACCATTATCGACTTGACTAACTGGTGCGCCAGATTTACCTGGAAAACAAATACAAATATTACACAAGTTTTTACTACTGATAACTTAGACTATAGTGTATATAAGTTTACAATAGAACCAGAAATTGGCAAGCTTACACTATTGATTCCCGCAAGCACAACCAATTCTTTTACTTTTAATACAGCTAAATACGATTTAGAACTTCAAAGCGATTACGATTTATACACAGGAGGAGGTAAGTATATTAGCCGTTTGCTTTTTGGAACAGCAACTATTGGCAAGAGATTCAGTCAATCCACAGATTTACTGGAATGTGAATAATTTATGAGTAATTTTACATTAGAGATTTTTGATACTAAACATACCGTTGAGATAGAAACCACCATAGCTGATACTGTTAATAATTTATTTATTGAGACGTCCTCTGATAAAAGTGTAGATATAACTGTTGGATATATAGGCGCTGTTGTGTATGCTAGTGATATCGTCGGTTTGGATTCATACTTAACAAATTTCATAGATCACCACAATATTGATTGTGGTTCACCATAATAACTAGGAGATGACATAATGGCTGTTCAAACATTAATTCAGGTTCGTAGAGGCACAGCAAGCGAATGGAGAATAGCCAATTCAACACTAAGTGCTGGTGAATGGGGTTTTGAAACAGACTCAAAAAGATATAAGATAGGTGATGGTCTAACATCATGGAATAGTTTGCCCTACTCGTCTATATTACCATCATCTAGTGATCTTTCTGGAGTAAGCGGCATAGGCGTATCGTTTACTGCAAACTCTGGCGTACCTGTTACTATTGCTGTTACTGGTATTAGCTCATCACAAGTTACTAATTTTAATAGTTCCGTAAGCGGCCTATTGCCAGTTAAAAGTATCTTAGCAGGAAATAACATTACTGTTACTCCTACTGGTGATAATGGGTTTGTTATTAGCTCTCCAGTAAATGAAGATACTGTTAAAGACATTATCGGCTCCACCATTGTTGGCGTGAGCGGTATTAGAGCAAGTTACGACAGTGTTAATAAAATAGAGACCATCTCAGTTACTGGATTGACTAGTTCATATATCGGAGACTTTAATACTGCAGTAAGTGGACTATTAGGAGTTAAAAGTCTGATTCAAGGTACTGGCATAGGTATTTCGAATGCCGGAGGAAACCAGACAATTAGTATTACTGGTATTCCAACATCTTTGATCACCAACTTTGCTAGTGGTGTTAATACTCTTATTGATAATGCTGTTAGTGCAAGTATTGTTGGAGGTAGCGGTGTTGATATTGTATACAATAGTGGCACAAATACTCTTACTATTAGTAGTGCTCTAACTGCAGGCAGTGGAATAGCATTAACTCATAATAGTGGTAATTATGTTGTTAGTCTAAGTGATCCTACCATTCAGCTATCAGAGATTACAGACCTGTCAGCTAACGCTAGAAGCTTTTTACTAACACCAAGCAGTAACAATCTTTCAGCTCTAGTTAGTGACGAAACAGGAACAGGTCCTCTAGTATTTGCTAATAATCCAACAATGAGTGGAGTTACTGTTAACGGTAATCTTACTGTTAGTGGTAGTGGATTAGTGGCCAGTAATGTTAACGACTTTAATACTGCTGTAAGAACTAATCGTTTAGATCAAATGGCTGTTCCTACAGGTGATGTATCGTTCAATAGTGTTAAGATCACTAGTTTAGCGGATCCAGTTAGTGCCCAAGACGCTGCTACAAAGTCCTATGTTGATGCTGCCCGAATGGGTCTTGATGTTAAAGAGAGTGTCAGAGTTGCCACAACGGCAAACTTAACACTATCTGGAACACAAACTATTGATGGAGTATCTCTTTCAGCTGGTGATAGAGTATTAGTTAAAAATCAGAGTACAGCTAGCCAAAATGGTATTTACGTAGTGGCCGCTGGAGTTTGGGGTAGAGCTTCTGATGCTGATATTAGTGCAGAAGTAACAGCCGGTATGTTTACTTTCGTGGCCGAAGGTACTGTTAATGCTGATAGTGGATGGGTATTAACAACGAACGATACCATCACTCTTGGCACAACAAGTCTAACATTTGCTCAATTCTCTGGAGCAGGCCAGATAACTGCTGGTGCTGGTTTAACAAAGAATGGTAATACTATAGACGCTGTTGGTACAGCTGGTCGTATAGTTGTTAATGCTGACAATATTGATCTTGATACAGTAAGCCAAACAGACGGGAGTGGTTCGGCTGGTACTAGTTTTGTACAGAGTGTTACTAGAGATTCTTATGGACGAGTAACCGGAGTAACAACAGCCTCGGTACAAGACGCCACGACTTCTGCTAAAGGTATAGCTAGTTTTGATAGTGGAGATTTTAGTGTTGCTTCTGGCTCTGTTAGTATCAAGGCTAGCGGTGTTGATAACTCTCAGTTAGTCAACAGCGCTGTTACAATTGGTTCAACATCAGTTAGTCTTGGAGGAAGCGTAACTTCTGTATCAGGATTGACTAGTGTTGCTAGTACGTCATTCGTTGGTGATTTGACAGGTACTGCTACTAATGCTAATAATATTGAAGTTGATCTTAGTACAAGTAATGTGAATAATCTTGTCTTTGTTAATGGCACAGATGGTAATCTTAAGCCTAGTGTTAATAATAATTTAAGATTTAATGCGTCAGCTAATGAGTTACTAGGTTCATCAAATACAACCCCAGCAACAACACTGAAGTATTTTATTATCGATGGAGGCACACCATAATCGATTTTATACTTTAACCCATTGTTCATACAACCATAACCAAATCCCTTATTTTTGAAATAGGCATAATAACATGAGTGGTAAATTCTTTATCGTTAATGGACAAGCAAAGACTTTTCCACCAAAACCACCATCTCCTCCGCTATCGTCCTTACCGGCGATGACGGTAGGGGGTTGGGGAGATCCACATATTTATATTACTACTAGCTCTGTAGATTCCAAAAACAGAACAAGTACTAAAACTATAGCTCAGGTTGGAGATAATAAGCCTGGATCAGCTGGAAATAATGAACTTATTTTATTAGATCTACAAACAACAACAGATACTATTAAAATTTATTATACCAACAAACCATGGCAGAATACCACTGCTAAAATTATAGACTCTATTAAAGTAGAACATAATACTGTCTCAACAATATATAGTGATACTACTAAAGTAGTCATTGGTCCAGTAACTCTAAGTATTGTTAAAGTTGGATCCGGAGTAAATGGTTATTTGAACTTTGAGACAACTTGGGCCAAAATCAATAATATTATTAAATTAGGAGGGGCCATAGTACCTATTCTTAAAAGAGTGGCTAATAGTAATGGAAAACTCTGGAATGGTGGAGACGGAGTATCATGGGACGGTATTGGAAAAGCAGCAGCTCCTTATGGGTTAAATAGAAGTAACTTTGAAACTGGTGTTGGAATTCAAGGCTTAGAAGAAGAACTAGTATTATCAGAGAAAGAAGCTGAATTTTTAGAAGTTGCAGCAGAAAACTTTACTCAAAATAGCGATGCTTTAGAGATTTATCAAGATAGCGACGGCGCCCCTGTTGCAACATGGGATGATGGTACTGGGCCAGCTAGGGCAATGCATTCTCTTCCTGGTGGACTAACGAGCGTAGCTGATGGGACTTATGTTGTGACTTTTGCCACTAATGTAAATTATATTCCATAATAATATATAGATAGAACATGAAAAATAGCAAAATATTTATTAAAAATGGACAACCTTATGTTCTGCCAGTTCGCTTGGTAGATGGTGTTTGGGTGGGTTATGTTGATCACAATATATCAGCAGCAGTCACCGCACCGCCAGGAGCTAATTCTGCTAATTATAATTTTTGTGCTGATTGGGACTCTAGGACCATTGGGGGGAGTGGCGAACAATTTTTAAACGGTAATGTTACAACCGTTGGGACCAACGGCGGACCAAGTGCTTACGGAACATATGATCAAATTGGGCAAATCCGTGAGTGGAATGATTCGGATAATATCACCATTCGTGTGACGCGGGGCGGCGGTTGGGACAGTAACGCGTTCTTATTGTCGTCCTCCGACGACGGCTTGTACCTTAACTCGCACGGTCAGGGCAATACTGCCGTCGGTTTTCGTATCGCCAGTTCCTTTTCTACTCCTAATCCTTTAGCTCTTTCTAACTTTGTGACTGTTGGTGATGTTAACAACTCTGCTGATACTGGAGGAACTGTTGGAAGAGGTAGTGTAGGCTACAGTTATGCTATAGGAAAGTATCCTGTAACCAATAGTGAATACGTTGAATTTTTGAACGCTGTTGCTGCAACTGACTCGTATTTTCTTTACAATCCCAATATGGCAGATGCTAGGGGCGGTATCACACAATCAGGAAGTGGTGGAAGTTACACTTACTCAGTAAAAACCAATTACGGTAATAAGCCAGTAAGTTATGTAAGCTGGTATGATTGCGCAAGATACTGTAATTGGCTTCATAACAATAAACCGTCTGGAAGTCAGAATAGCAGCACAACAGAAAACGGAGCCTACACCTTGAGTGGGGCAACAACAGGAAACGCAGTATCTAAAAACGCTGGAGCAAAATACCACATTCCTACAGAAGATGAATGGTATAAAGCCGCTTACTATAAAGGTGGCGGAACAAATGCTGGATATTGGAGCTATGCAACTCAAAGCGATACTGAACCAACATGTGTTAATGCTGATAGCATAGGAGACGGTATCCCTACCCCTGCACCAACACCAACAGTCACACCAACACCAACAGCCACCCCAGCACAGGTTGAATCATTGGAAACTTCTATTGGATCAAATATTGTACTTTCTATTCCTAAACAACAGCCTTCTGACATAGGAATATCTTTAAATTTTGACTCTGTCGTTGATTCCGGAGTAACTACGATAGTTACTATAAATCCAAACTTAAATACTCCGGATCTTCCAGCTAATTTCGTGGTTGGAGACTCTTTAGCATCTTTTTCAATAAATTCGACTGCCAGCTTCTCTGGTGACGTGGTGCTTGATTTTTACCTTCCGGAAAGTATTTCGCAACAAATTTTTAATTCGTGTAGAATATTTAGGGTTTCAAACGGACAAACCACGGACTCAACTGTACTTAATGGACCAAAAGCTCCAGATTTTAGCACAAAAAGAATATCAGCACTAGTGAATGGTTTTAGTGAATTCTATGTTATACCAGAAACAATCGCTCCAACACCAACACCAACTCCAAGTTCTAGTTCAGTAGCAGTCACGCCCACACCAACTAATACGATTACACCAACAGCTACACCAACACCAACGACCACACCAACGACCACACCAACCTCCACACTAACACAAACCCCTACTACTACTCCGACAACTACTATAACTAATACTCCTACTTCTAGTACTATACCAGCTACGCCCACTCCAACAGTAACGCCAACGCCAACCGCCACACCAGCTCCTCAATCGGTATTATCTGCCTCTGGATGGACGGGTAGCGGCACCAACTCTAGCCGACTGACCCCTCCCGGCAATTTTGATAATGCAACAATCTCTGTGGGCCAGACGGGGGTGCTGAATGTCAAATTCCACGTGTCTGGAAGCGAAGACACACAGGCCATTGTTTCTGTCAATGGGGTGTCGAGGCGAGGGGTTGCCAACTATGCCGATGGTGAAGTGCAAACCGTCGGCGTAATGTCTGGCGATACTGTCACGCTGAGTACGAACGACAATCGATATATTGATTGGTTCGCAGCGACCCGCGTTTGGATTGGCGATCTGCCAGCCAACAACTCCATTACTTTCCCGTTTGGTATTGGAAGCCCCAACGGATACAGCCTTGCGGGTGCGGGAACCAGCGCAAGCCCATATTATTTCAACTTCGCCCGCAATGTTGAAAAGATTCCGATTATCTGGGTACGGGGAACGCAGCAGATAACTTTCCAATTTGGCGATCATCGCGGTGAAGAGGATAGCGAAGTAGTCGAAGCGATCTACTCATTCAGTTCCTTCCCCGACATCAACAAAAATCAATTCCCATCGCCCACGGGCGGGACGTTGATTGCCTCCGGTCGCAACACTACCGTCACTGTAACGGTGACAGACAAGTTCCTAGCGATGCGGCGGCGCAATGCCGAATGGGGGCCGTTTGTCGATTACTACCCGCAAGACTTTTTCAACGGCGGGCCGTCTGTAAGATTTTTTGCATCTTAGATAATATATTAGAAAAGCTAAAATAAGGTCTTTAATAGCTAAATAGAGCAATACTATCTTGCCCACGGGTGTATTAACTATTATCATACCGTATAGTATTCATAAAAATAGGACTATTTTCCAAGATGGCTGTAAATGACCTTATTACATTTCGTAAAGGAATAGCATCAGAATGGATATCGGCTAATCCTGTTTTAGCTAGTGGTGAGCCAGGATATGATCTAACAAATAGTATTCTTAAGATAGGCAACGGTGTTTCTAATTGGGTAGCTCTTAGTGGAATAGGATCAACTAGTGTTGGAGGGTCATCATCTTCGTCTGTTGGAGTTAGAGGAGTTATCAATACAACAGGGGTATTGACCAGTTTCTCCGTATCAGGAGGCTACCCTGTTGGATATTTAGACTTATTCCAAGATGGAGTTAAGCTAGTATCAAGTTTAGACTTTTCTGCAACAGACGGATCTAATGTTACTCTTAGCAACAGTGTACCATCTGGAACAGTTTTAGAATATTTAACTATGGCTTCTGGAGTTTCTTATTTAAACGGAATACTTCCTGGCTCATCAGGATCCCCGGCTATTAGTTCATCCAATGATTTAACAACTGGTTTTTATTTTCCAAGTTCTGGTAATATTTCAGTAGTTGGTAATTTAGGGATAGGAACATCATCACCCTCAAGCAAACTTCATGTAGTTGGTGATATTAATGCTACTAGTGGTAATTTTAGTCAGAATCTAAAAGTTAATAATGTTAATGTTAGCGTTAGTGGCCATAATCATATTATTAATGATATTTCCGGATTACAGACCGCTTTAGATAGTAAGCAAGCTTCTGGAAGCTATGCAGCCAACTCCCATACTCACTCATCTTCAAACATAACTGATTTTAATAGTAGCGTTAGCGGTTTATTACCAATTACTAATATAGTTGCTGGAAATGGAATTAATGTTGCCATTAGTGGAACAACAGCTATTGTAACTAACAATGATACTAGGTGGAATTTGTTTCTGCCAGCCGCACCGACCAACCTCTCTGTGACCAGAGGTAATGGTAAGGCATCGCTGTCATGGACAGCACCTACTGGAGTGATCGTTCAGGCACCGATTACGGATTACCGCGAGCAATACAGCGACAATAATGGATCAACATGGACGATGTTTTCGTCGGCCTCTTCTGTCGCAACAAGTGGAACGATCACAGGACTGACCAACGGGACAGCATATGTATTTCGCGTTGCAGCAGTGAACGACATAGGTCTCGGTGCTTATACTGCGGCAAGTAGCAGCGTTACACCAATAGTCGGAACCCCACCCAATGCGCCAACTAATTTGACTATAACCCCAGGTCAGACACAAGCCTCACTCACGTGGACTGCTCCGTCTGCACCCGGTACTTATGCGATCACAGGCTATACAGTGGAATACACACCGTCTGGAGGCTCCGCTCAGACTATCAATACTAGCAGCACATCAACTACCTATACGTTGACAGGACTGACCAACGGCATCTCTTATGCTGTGAGAGTAGCGGCGGTGAGTGACTCGGGCACAGGGACGTATACAGCAAGCAACAATGTGACGCCCAGTTCAATGGCTGTGGTGACAGGTGGCACCGTTACGACTCCTGGCGATGGCTACACATATCGAACATTCACCAGCAGCGGTACTCTTGGCATTTCCGGCTCCTCTCTGACCGCAGACGTTCTTGTGGTTGGCGGTGGCGGGGGTGGCGGCAAAGCCGGTGGCGGAGGTGGTGGCGTTCTGTATCAAACCGGCCAGACTCTTAATGCTGGGTCTTATGTTGTAACAGTTGCTGATAGTGTCAATCCCAGTGCAAATGCTGGATCATCGTCATTGGGCGCGTCATACACTGCAACAGGCGGTGCAGGCGGCGTAAATAACTGGGTAACTGGTGGAACGTCTGGCTTTCCTACCTCAACGTCAAATACTACTGGAAATGCCGGAGGCGCCGGGGCCACTGGTTCCTGTGACTATACTGGCGGAGGTGGCGGTGGTGCGGGCGGAGCAGGTTCAACGCCGCCGTGTGACGTGCAGTTTGCTGGTGGCGGTGCTGGTAGGCTTGTCTTCGGCAATACTTATGGTGAGGGTGGCGGTGGCGTTGACCAGAGTGGGGGAACAAACGCCCCAGCGAATATTGGCAGAGGCGGGTCCGGCACCAACTCTCGCGGAGGTTCTGGTATTGTTATAATCAGATACATTGTTGCATAAAGCATCTCAAAATTTATACTTTAACAACCAACACATAAAATGACAAAAGCATACGATAATTCAATACTAGCACAAAACATAAACGTTAGTGGAGTTAATACTAATGTTAGTGGGCCATTAACTGCTCCTAGCGGATCATTTACTAATAATCTTACAGTTGGTTCTAATAATTTGACACCAACCAATACTCTCAATATAATAAATAGTAGTAATCTTTACTTGTGGTCTAATTTCATATAGGAGAATATCATGGCAGCTAGTCCAGTTTTTGCGGTAACGCCCAGAATAGGTGCTGTTTCTATAGCAACAGCAGAAGCTAGTTATACAGCACCAACCAATTTTGGAACATTAATAACAGGAGCAGCGACAGGAACACGAATAGCAGAAATAATAGTAAAGATGGCGGCAACGAGTGCTGCTGCTATTGTTAGAATATTTTTATATGATGGATCAACATATTGGTTATTTGATGAAATTACTATAGCTGCTGCTACTGGTAGTTCAACCGTTCAACAAACCAGAGTATCTACAACTTATAATAATTTAATTCTGCCTAGCGCTTCTTGGTCAGTTAGAGTAACAACCTCAGTATCTCAAGCTACACACGTAACAGCTTTAGGAGCAGATTTATAATGAATCAAGGTATTTATTCTATTGGAAATGCAGCAATTGCCTCAGTACCATATGGGGTTAATGGTGTCACTGCACCCACTAGCGTTAGAGTACTTGTTGTGGGTGGTGGTGGCTCTGGTGGCTCTGGTGGGGCAACAGCAACTATTGGAGCAGGAGCCGGTGGCGGTGCGGTCGTAGAGCAGACAGTAACTATAGCTTTAAACTCTGCTATTTCTGTTACTGTTGGTGCTGGTGGTGCCGGATCTGTTACCAATGGTATTAGAAGTAGTTTTGGAGTTGCTAGTAAATTTGATAGCGTTACAGCAATTGGTGGAGGTTCTGGTGGAATACAAGATTCTAACGGAACTTTTGCGTCATATGTGCGATCTGGTGGTAATGGTGCTAATGGTGGTGGACGTTCGTATCTCGTAGGATCGTTTGATGTCGCTGGTGCATCTGTGACAGGCTCCGGTTTCGCTGGCAGAGTAGGTGACGGTTTTAATCCTGGTGGTGGTGGCGGTTCAGGAGGTCTCGGTACCACAGGAGGACTTGGAGGTGCCGGAAAAGTATCAACTATTACTGGATTAACTTATGGAGGTGGTGGCGGTGGTGGTCGTAGTGGTTCTGCTGGTGGAACAGGTGGAGGAGGTTCTGGCGGTGCTTCTGGCGTAGCAGCCGTGGCAGGAACAGCTAATACAGGAGGTGGCGGAGGTGGAGCGTTTGCAGCTTCTACTGCTACCGGTACTGGCGGAAGCGGAGTCGTTGTTATTCGATGCTCTTCTGGCTTGAATATTAGATTAGGAATAGGTTTAACTTATACAGTTTCCACAATTAGTGGAGATCGTTTAATTACAATTACGGCTGGTACAGACACTGTTACTTTTTTCTAAAGGACTATTATATGGCTCATTATGCATTTTTAGACGAAAACAATATGGTAACAGAAGTTATAGTTGGCAAGAACGAAGACGAAAATAATATCGACTGGGAAACTTATTATGGAGAATTTAGGGGACAAATCTGTAAACGAACATCATATAATACAGTGGGTGGGATTCATAACAGTGGTGGAGTTCCATACCGAAAAAATTATGCTGGCGTAGGATACTCTTTTCGTGACGATATTAATGTTCCAGAAGGAGCTTTTGTTCCACCATGTCCCGGTGACGAATATGTTTTAGATGAGATTACTGGATTATGGGTAGTTCCAAATTAGCCCTTTAATTTTAAATTCCATACCCTCCACTATAAGGTGTATTAAAGACTAGACACCTATATCTATATAAAAGGGTTAAATTATGAGTTGGAATATTGAAATTCCTATTATTGTTAGGACACTAATTAATGACTTAGATGATAGTCCAACATATAGTGACGAAAGAATACTCCAAGTAATAGCTGTTGCAGCAAAATATGTGCAATTTGATATTGTTTTAGATACTACCTATGTTATAGATGTGGTTAATACAAATATTGCTCCAGATCCCACAATTAATAACGACAGTATTTTTATAAGCTTGGTTGGATTAAAAGCAGCGTGCATTATTGACCAAAGTACTCTCAGAAGCAAAGCGGCCCTGGAAGGCATTAGAGCTGCTCTAGGCCCCGCACAATTAAGTGTTGCTGGAAGTTTAGCTGGATTTAATTTGATCTTGGATAAAGGCCCATGCGCTGCATATGAAGAGCTAGTATCTCATTGGGATGTTAGAGAAGCAACAGCCGTTAGGGCCATTCTTAGTCCGTTTGTTGGCAATAAATTTGATCCTCGTTCTCTTTATTCAGATAACCGTGGTCGAGACATGATATAGAAAGAGTACTATGCCAGCTGCTAATTATAATTTTATTATAGAACAAGGTTCTGATTTTATATTAAATTTTCAATATAATGATCAAGACAGAAATTCTATTGACCTTAGTTCTAAATGTATTGTTCTACAATGGGTAACTGATGATGGAACTACCAAGCGAGTATTTTCTAGTGGAGCAAATGCTAATTACAATATTAATGATTGGTCTATCGTTGGAGATAATAGGGGATTAATTAGATTTAGAATAGCTGCCAACCTCACTAAAGCTTTCACTTTTAATACTGCTGTTTATGATTTAGATATTATTTCTCCAGGAGATAGATTAAGAAGTATAAGGCTTTCTACTGGAATTATTACTTTAGCAAAAAGAAATACTGAATTATTAGACACTTGCCCATCTGATGTTGATTCTAATATAGACCTAGTAACTCCAACATTAACCGCTCCAGGTACAACCCCCGGAATCACCCCTACTGTAACAGTAACCTCTGGTCAGGTTGAAGATCTCTGTTTGCCAGAAGACTGTTTAAATCTAGATATATATTCAGTAGTATACACTGGGAATAGATTAAATCTGCCTGATCTATCAACAGTTAGCGGTTCTGTTACAACAACTGACACTAGATTAATAGAAAATATAGAAGTGGCAATAAACAAACTTCAACATAACAGCCCATCTGATCTATGGTTCATATTAAGTCCTCCATCTGGAAATAAAATTCTATTATCTGCCAATAGTAAAATACCAGCATTCAATAATAATTTTAGTTTTATGTTTTCTAATAAAGCCAAGCCTTCTGATTATTTACATAATATATCTAATGGTGGATTGTCTAATATATATAATAAAACAAATATTATAAACTATAGTAATGAAACACTAACTTCTGGGTTTGGTCATTTGCTTGGAGCTTCTGTTACAGGAAACTGGAATCTTGTGGTTAAGGACACTGATCCGATAGGATCAGGATTAATTGACTCCTGGAAACTAATAATAACATACGCACCACGAGAGTAATACAATGATATTGTTTTCAGAATTTAAATCCGGATCAAATGTAACAATAACTACTCCTAGTAGAGTACTATTCTCTGTTCCTGGCTTCGGAGGGAATGGTGAGCAAATTGTAACAATAAACAATGAAATAATTTCATATTCAGCAAATCTATTTAATTCTGGATCCGAAATAAGAGAAGAATCCCCATTAGTTTATGGTATTATATCATCATGAGCAATAATCCATATATCAATATAATTTCTCCAGAACTCAAAGCAGTATTCAATAACGCAATAGATGCACTACTGCAACAAAACGCACTAACTGTTCAGTGTCGATTAAGATACTCTGGACAACAAAACTCAAAATTCTGTTCAAATTGTATTTTTGATGCTATATCTCAGCTATCTTCAAACATTTATAATGGAACAGGATCTAATCCATTTTCAGAAGGATCAATTTGTCCAGTATGTATGGGTATGGGCATGATGCTTAGTGACAGTTCTGAGATTGTTTCTTTAGCTTGTATTTTTGATAGTAAATACTTTGTAAATTATTCTTCTAAAACAATCAATATTCCAGCCGGAACAATTCAAACAATTTGTCATTCTTCTCTTCTTCCTAAAATCCGTAATGCTAATGATGTTGTTGTAGATACAACTCTTGAACAATACGGTAATTATATTTATCAAAGGGCTGGAGATCCAGAACCAATAGGATTCGGAGACAACAGATATATAGCAACAATATGGAGTAGAAAATGAAATTTGATATTACCATATTAGAAAGTAACAGCCAAATCGCCTCTGCTATTATCCATAGCATAAAAGATGTTATTAGTGGAGCTATTAAAAAGTCTATGAATAAAATTATAGATGGTGCCAAAGAGATTATATCAGAATCTTTAAGACAAGAACCAGAGTATGGATCTTTGATGTCTGGTAAGTTGAAAGCAGACTTTGGTATACCTAATTCCTCTGTTGTTCAAAGAGTGGTAGATGCTTTGGTTAATACCGTAATTATGACTGATATGCCTATTACCGCAAATAAGAATGGATTGCACGGAGGATTCGTTCTTACAATGATGAAGTCTAGTGATCTTAATGGTGTTATATATCAAGATATCGCTAGTGTATCAGATGTTAAAGGCTATACGTTACCGTGGCTAGAATGGCTATTATTACAAAATAATTCTCCAATAATTAAAAACTATGAAGTTAAATACGGTCCGTCTCCATACTCTAGATCTGGTTTAGGAATTATGGTTCCATCAGATAGTGACTGGAGAGTTCCTCCGGAATTTGCAGGATCACAAGATAATAACTGGACTACTAGAGCTGTTGATCGTTCAGAAACCCAAATATATAAACTTATCCAACAGGCTATTGAAAAAAATATATGACAACACAGTTTAACCATGTAGAATCAATAGGTAAAAAAGACAGATTATCAGGATTAGAAGATAATCTTAAAAGCTTTTTAGACTGGTCATTTTTACAAATTGGTGGATTCGTTAATGTGAATATTCCGACCTCTGGTATTGAGACTACTAAAGGTACGGGATTTCATATTATGAAATGTGTTAACGAACCATCAAAGCCATCAAAAACCTGGGAAGCTCCAAGAAAAGACTGGGTTTACGAAAACAATAGTCTGCTAAACAATCCAGCATCAATATCATATAATCCATATGGCTCTGTAGCTTCGGGACTAAAAACATCTCCAATATCTTTTTCTGGAGTTCATCTCAATAATACTTTTTTACCAGCTCCATCAGGTAGCGGCAACTATACATATTCTGTTAATTATCCATTAGGACATATTGTTTTTAATAATAATGTAGCGCCCACTAGTACAGTATCAGTATCGTATAGTCACAGATATATTCAAGTATATAAAGCTAGTGATTCAGTATGGTGGAAAGAAATCCAAAAAGAGACTTATACTCCACAAATTAAAACCAATGGCGACTACAGTATAACTTCAAATCATAGAGCCCAGCTACCCTGTATAATTGTTGAATTAATTCCTCGTACTGAGATGATACCATACCAGTTAGGAACAACTGAAAACATTGTTATTCAAGATGTATTCCTACATATTTTTGCTCAAACGGCCAATCAAAGAAATAATATAATAGATACTTTATTACTTCAAAAAGATAATAGCTTTTGGTTATACGATGTTAGTGCAGTAATAAAAAATAATGCCTACTTGCTAAGTCGTAACGGAGATATTAATATTGGTGGACAGAACTATAATACTCTAGTTTCCAACTTTAAGGATCATTGGAGTACTATTAAGAATGCTACTCTCAGTGAATTAAATAATATGAGTGCTAGTTTATACAATGGCATAGTGAGATGGTCAATAGAAATTTTTCCATAACAGACAATTTATTTAGGACAAGATAGGAAACAGTATGATTAATACAAAATGTAAAGAGTGTATGTTTGCACACTCTAACGATAAAAATAATAGTAACCCAATATGTTCTAAAAATATAATAGAACAAATAAAAAATCTTAAAAAGATTACACAAGAAGATGGATTTAATATAATAGAAAATTATGCTTGTAGATATGGTTTTTCTAAAGACATTTATGAAAAACACAAGGATAACTGGGATCCACAAGATTTCGAAAACAGATTACAAGAAAATAGTAAAATTAGATATTACTTATTATTAGACTGTTATGATCCTGATTTAAATTTTAACGATATTATACAAAAAATACCACAGCTCAATATACCTCCTAAATCTGTATCTTTTATGTTTAGGAGCTTAAATTTTAGACCATTTATTCAAGAGCACCAAGATTTTTTGTTATCAAACTATAAAGATATTCGTTGGAAAGCTCATAATTTTTTGGAAGAGATGCCCCTTGAAGGTGGAATCGATCACATTTTGTCAACCAATGCAAAAAATAATAATACATCAATTTTTTTGGTGTATAATGCTAAAGATATCCAGTTTCTAGATAATGATATTCGTACCATTAACGATAATATGATTTTATATCAATCTCCAACGATAGCAGTAATTGATCGCAACAATAGCTTATATAGGTTAGCCATGTCTTTTGAAAATTATAAACTGGCTAAAACATTGGGTCCAGAATTGATTCCGGTACTAATCCAAGAAAGTGGTATCGTATACTATTAATTTTATGTATCATTTGGTGTAAGTCTTAATACACGCACAATACAATGGGAGTTTCAAATGTCTATTAATAACAGAGTTTACTACGCATCACAAGCAGTACAGTTAAGACCAACTAGTGCAGAAGGAACATCGTTTGGGTACTGGTATCACCCGTTAGCCGTTCAAAGTGTTGGCATGCAAACCAACTTTACTACTGAGCAAACTTTTCAATTAGGAACAGTAGAACTTTACGATAATGTTGAAACTATTCCAGAAGTAGAAGTAACCATTAATAAGGTTATAGATAGTACAGCTCCTCTATATCTAATGTGCATGGGTGGAAGTGCTGGAATACCAGGAGCAGATAACAAGTCATTAGTATCATTATCAAATAATAGAGTTCATTTCCGTTTAGGTATTTACGGCGATGATCAACAATACGTCACAGGATCTGCAAAATCTAGTGTTCTCTGTTCTGGTATGTACTTATCTAGTTTTAATTATACTTTTCCCGTTGATGGTAATGCTACAGAAGAAGTGACTTTAGTAGGCAATAGTAAATTGTGGAATACCGGAAATATTCCGGGAGTACAGTCTAATAACTTTGCTGCTGGTACAATGTTTGAACCAACTACTGTAGTTAATGGTATAAAGCCGTCAACAAGCAGTGGCATTGTAACTAGACAATATCTTAACATTATTGACTCGGTTCTTCCTACTGGAGTGGGAGGAATTAGAACTCCTGACGGAACACATCAACTTCCTCACGTTCAAAATATTACAATTAGTGCTGATCTTGGTCGCGAAACCATTAATCAATTAGGTAAATTTGGACCATATTGTCGCTATGCTACTTTCCCAATTGAGGTTACTAGCGAATTTGAAGTTATTGCTCAAGATGGTGATGGAGTAGATGCTAACGACTTTAAGACTGATGCGTTCTGTGGATCATTAAAGAAAAATTTACATAATAAAACAATCACTTTATCTGTATGTGATAAAGAGAGCGGCAATAATGATAATAGTATGACTTTTAATTTGGGAGATAAAAATACATTAACATCAATTAATTATACCGGCGGAGATACTGGTGGTGGTAATGCCACAGTTTCATATAGCTTCAGAAATTTTAATACCTTTTCTATAACTGCTGTAGGAAAATATAAAAAGGGTATTGCTTTTGCTGATTCCAATGGTGCCATATCTACGCAGTCAGTAGTTGTTGATAGTTCAAAACCAGTTGCTCTTGATAAGCCAAAATCAGTCGCTCTTGATAATTCAGAGCCAGTACCATATTTAGATTATAATTCTGGAGATAACAACAATGTCTAATAAAAGAATTTTTTATGCTTCACAAAGTATCAACATTCAGCCAGTTTCAACGGGTACTGCTGATCCGATAAACTACAGAGACCCTACTCATTATACTCAGTTTGGAAACGGAAGTAGTTGGGTGGTTCCACTGGGTTTACAAAGTGCTGGTGTTTCAACAACATTCAACTCTGAGCCAGTATCTCAACTTGGTACTCTTCAGGTTTATTCTCAAACAGAAACTTCTCCAGAAGTTGAAGTTACTTTGTCAAAAGTACTAGATGGAACAGCTCCATTATATTCTATTTGCACAGCCAAAGTTAATGAGAGCGATACTAGTGAATTAAAGTCAATTAATGCAGATATTACCGAAGTGTCGTCTAATATGGTTAATGTTCGCATAGCAGTAACCAAGGATACAGGAGCAGCAGCAACCGGTACTGCCAACTACTATACTCTTTGTGAAAGAATGTACTTATCTAGTGTTTCTTTTACTTTTCCTGTTGATGGAAATGCTACAGAAGAAATCACATTAGTTGGAACTAATAAGTCATGGAATAGTGGCCCATTAACTCTACCAGGAGATAATAATGGTACTCCTTATGGAACTGGTACAGAGGCTGTTGTAAGTAGGCAGTATATTTCAGTTACGGGAACAGATACAGCTGCCACTCGTGATAGTAATGGAAAAATAAGCGTAAATCCAGCGAACAGTATTCTTCCAACCAGATTGCCTAAATATATTATTAATGGAGTTAGTCAACCTCATTTACAAAATATTACAATTAATGCTAATTTTAATCGTGAAAATATTAATGAGCTGGGTTTCTTTGGTCCATACTATAAGTATACCAGCTTCCCTCTTGAGGTGACTAGTGAATTTGAGGTTATTGCTGTTAGTGGAGATCTAGTATCCGCTAATGATTTTGAATATAAAGATAACGAAGGTAATGACATGACCACTTTTAGCTGCACAACTAAATATGATAATGTTAAGGATGAAGAAATTGTAGTTAAAGTTTGTGGTAATATAGCTGGTAGTAATCTCTATCTTGATCTTGGCAAAAAGAATAAATTAACATCTGTTAACTATACTGGTGGAGATACTGGTGGCGGTAATGCTACTGTAACTTATAGTTATCAAACATTTAATAAGTTTAATGTAATTCCAGAAGGATCATACGCTGACTATGTGACCCATGACGGAACATCCTCATCAACAGAGACACTGGCAAATTACTAATTCATAAATATAGGAGATTTTAAATGGCCAATAATAATAGAGTTTTTTACGGTTCTCAGGTAGCCCAACTAAAGCCAGCCACTACTGGCAATAACTATAGCGCTTGGTATCAACCTCTAGGCGTACAAAGTGTTGGATTTAATACCACTTTTGAAACAGAGCAAGCGTTTCAGTTAGGGGCTCTAGATATTTATGCCATTTCAGAAAATGTTCCTAATGTAGAAACAACAATGTCTAAGGTTCTTGATGGAACATGTCCACTATATTTAATGTGCATGGGCGGGGAGAACGGCATTAGTGGCGCAAACCTAACAGATTTCTCAGATGACCAAAAGAATAATAAGGGGCTTGGTGCTTTAGCTAATAATACTGTTACTTTTAGACTTGGTATATATAATGATACAAAATCCAATGTTGCTGGAGAAACTAGCGACTGGGTTCAATGTTCTGGTATGTACTTATCAAGTTTAAACTACACCTTCCCTGTTGATGGTAATGCTACAGAAGAAATAACTTTAGTTGGAAACAACAAAAGATGGAGTCAGAATAATGCAGGCACTATGGGTAATATGACTGCTGTTGCCCCAACAGGAGAATATGCCATAGCCAAAAAACTAGCTCGTCGTCAATTTATTAATGTAAATGGTTCTACTATGCCTACTGGTAGTGGCGGTCTGCCGACCGGCGTAGCAACCAATGTTGACTTACATTTACAAAATGTTACCATTAGTGCTGATCTTGGAAGAGATCAAATTAATGAGTTAGGATCATTTGCTCCCTATCACCGCTACGCAACATTTCCTGTAGAAGTTACTAGCGAATTTGAAATGATTGCTACAGAAGGAGATTGGATTAGTGCTAATGACTTTTTATTCCAAAGCGGATGTGGAGTTAATTACACAAATACTGAGTCTCTACCAATTCAACTGCAAGTATGTGGCAGTGGTGACGCTACTTTAGAGATTTTCCTTGGTAGTGGTAATCAATTAACTTCCGTTAATTATACTGGGGGAGATACTAGTGGTGGAAACGTATCAGTAACATATAGTTTCAGAAATTATAATGATTTCTATATGAAGGCTTCTGGTACATATGCTAGTGTTCCTTCGTTATAAGATTGGTTTACTATAGAAAAGTAGATTGTTGATTTATCAAAGAGACTAAAGGACCAATAAAAGGACACAGGAATGGAAGAGCTATATAATATAGTCGGTCGGTTATATGTCGATATACTTCATGCTCAGAAGTATGTTGAAAGCATACAAAATCAATTAAAAGACAAAGACACAGAGATCATATTACTAAAATCAAAATTAGTAGGTTTACCAAAAGATAAGGACAAAAATGCTGAATCGGTATGAGTCAGGAACTAGAACAATTTATATATCGTATTATAAGTGCTAAATTATTATTTACCTATAATAACAAAACATATGTTCTTGTTTCTACTAAACCGATAACTAAATATAGAGCTAATTTATTATATATTTCTATCTTAAATGATGAAAAATATGATGAGTGGATAAGGGCTGAAAATTTGGACAGATACATGATGTTTCTAGAAGTTTGGAATAGTGATATGTCTAGTTTTATGGAAAAATCAGAGAAACAGATAGAAGACTTAAAAATATCACTTTATAATAACAGACTGAATAGTAAGATGACAACGAAAACAAGAAATCAACTAGCACATTTAAGAAAAAGAATATCTGATCTTCAACTTATAAAACAAACATATTATGCTCAAACCTTGGAAGGATATGCAGAGAGTATAAAATACGAATATATTATTACGAATACATTATTTCATAATAAAAAAAGAGTGTTTAAAAAATTTGGATCAGTACAAACATCATATCAAGAATTTACATCAGTAGTGTCAGAGATAAATAAATATGCACTACAAACATCGGATTACAGAAGAATTGCAAGATCAGATTTATGGAGATCTTTTTGGACTATAGATAAGACTAACATCTTCCCTGGACCAGTTTCATTATGGACAGAAGAACAACGAACATTGGCAGGATATAGTTCCATGTATGATAGTGTATACGAACATCCCGAAAAACCTAATGATTCTGTAATTGATGATGATGATATGCTTGATGGTTGGATGATTAGTCAACGTAGAGCAATAGAAAAGAGTAAACAACAAGAGTCTATACTCAAGAGCAATTCCAAGCTTGGTAAAGCACAAGAAGTATTTATCTTTACCGATAATGAGCAAGGAATTAAAGAGGTTATGAGTATGAACTCCGATGAAGCTAACCTAGCCATTGCACAACGATCTAATATACTAAATAATACGCAATCAATAGATCATGCTCGCTTGCCAGACGTTCAAAAAGATTTACTAAATAAATAGGATACAATATATGTCAAATTATCAACAACTACTCTACGACGTAGAAACAAAATTTAAAACAACAATGATTGGCTCATTGGCCAGATTTGAAGAAACATTTGGTCACTTATGGGAAGAAGAAGGGCCTGATCAACAGGAATATTTAGAATCTTGGGAATATACTCGAAATGCTATTCTAAACAATGGAAACAAGCAAATGAGAGCAGCTTTGGATGATTTATCAGATGCTTTATTGGGGTCATATAAAACAAAATATACTTATAAGTTCAACAACAGGAATAATGGAGATAAACAATGAAGACAAAGACTTTCAAAGCTACTATTGACGGTAAGGAAAGAGAATTTTTAGTTAAGACACCTTCTTTGACCGATCAAAGAGAAGGACAAAAGGTTTATAACCAAGCTTTTACAGACGCTATTAAGAGCAAGAGTGTTGTTAGGGCTAAATTGGATGATCTATTAGAAGATCAAGGACTATGGAATGATGAGAAACAGGCTAAGTTCACAGCACTACAAAGAGAACTATTAGACGGCGAGAAAAAGCTAGCTAAGGGCGGGTTTAGTTTAAACGAAGCCAAAGACCTTGCTATTAAAATGAAGGGCGTGAGAGACGAAATCAGAGATCTAATCAGTGTTAGAACTTCTTTGGACAATCATAGTGCTGAAGGTCAAGCTGATAATGCTAGATTTAATTATCTTGTATCAGTATGTGTGGTGTATAGTGATAACAAAGAGCCATATTTTAGGAATATGGAAGATTATTTAAATCGAGCTACTGAAGAAGTTTCTTTATTGGGTGCTCAGAATTTGGCTAATATGATTTACGGATTGGATAATGACTATGAGACTAATTTGCCTGAAAATAAGTTTTTGAAAAAGTATAGGTTTGTTGATGACAAACTAAGACTAATTGACAAAAAGGGTAGATTAGTAGATGGTGATGGTAGACTAATTGATAGCAGTGGCAGATTTATTGATGAAGAAGGCAATTTTGTTGATAAATATGGCAATAAGGTTACTTCAGACGGAGATTATATTGTTGAGCCACAACCGTTTTTGGACGACAATGGAAATCCAGTTGTTCTAGAGGAAGAGAAAAAAGATGCACCAGCAAACACTGAGACACCACCAACACCTCTCCCAGTACAACCAGCAGCACCAGCACCAGAGGCTCAACCGCCAACTCCTCCAACTAATAGTTAGTGTTTTTTGTTTTATCTTGATTCCTAAAAGTATTCCCTGCTCAGACATTGTTTTGGGCCGGGAATATTTTTTATTATTACCAATATCCATCTAACTTAATAATATAATTTTATGGCTACAGCTTTTAATTTGACAGCACAACTTAATTTACGCGGTCCAAATAATGTTAACAAGATTGTTGCAGACATTAAAAAGCAACTAACTGGTATAACTGCTAATGTTAATTTAAAACTAGACCCTAACGTTGCTAAAAATGTTAAAGCTATTGATTATTCGCTAAAATCATTAAATGCTACATTATCTAAAACAACTACAAATGCTGGTTCCGCAGCAGCTGCTATAGCCGCTTTTGGTAAAGCTGTTAATGCTATTAGTATAAAAAATGTATCGCCGCAAATTAATGCTGCTGTAGCCAGCATGAATAAGCTAAATAAGTCAAGCAGCAATGTTTCTCAGTCATTAACTGAATCAGCAACAGAAATGCAAGAGTTTGGAAAACAAGCAGGATTAGCTATTAGACGTTTTGCGGCATTTAGTGCTGTTACTGGAGTTATCTATAGTTTAAGTAATAGTATTACTCAAGGAATTCAAGCATATATAGATTATGATAAAGAACTAGTTCGTTTACAACAAGTTACAGGCGAGACCGCTGGAGGTCTACAATTACTACAAGACTCAATTTCTCAACTAGCAACAGGTTTCGGCGTTAGCTCAAAAGAATTAACAACAGTATCAGTTACACTAGCACAGGCCGGTTTAAGTGCTAAAGATACCGAAAGAGCCTTAAGAGCACTAGCATTAAGTTCATTGGCCCCATCGTTCGATGATATGAATGAAACTGTAGAAGGTTCTATTGCTTTGATGAGACAGTTTGGAATTAGTGCTGGACAACTAGAACCAGCTTTAGGTTCCATCAATGCTGTTGCTGCTGCGTTTGCTGTAGAAGCCGATGACTTAATTACTGCTATTCAACGTACCGGTGGTGTATTCGCCACTGCTAGTAAAGGCGTTAGTGAGGGAACAGATGCTCTTAATGAGTTCATTGCTGTATTTACTAGTGTTAGAGCAACTACTCGTGAAAGCGCAGAAACTATTGCTACTGGTTTACGTACTATTTTTACACGTATTCAACGAGGAAGCACCATTGATGCTCTCAAAGAATTCGGCGTTACTTTAACAGACTCAGAAGGTAAATTTGTTGGAGCGTATAAAGCTGTTCAGTTATTAAGTGAAGGACTGTCTAAAATAGACACAAGAGATATTAAATTCTCTAGAATAGTAGAAGAGCTTGGTGGTTTTAGACAGATTGGTAAGGTTATTCCTCTTATTCAACAATTCTCTGTTGCACAAAATGCTCTTAAGATAGCTCAAACAGGACAATCTTCTTTGGCTAAAGACGCATCAACAGCGCAACTATCATTAGCAAATCAAATTCAAAAAGTTCGTGAAGAATTCTTCGCACTATTCCGTGAAATTGGACAAAGTAAAGGATTCCAGTCATTGCTTACTGGGGTATTAACATTAACAAGAGGTCTAATTAAGCTTGCTGATGTCTCTAAGAGCCTACTTCCTGCATTAAGTGTTGTACTAGCGTTTAAAGGAGCTAGTGCTTTAACTCAGTTTGCTAGTGGTTTCAGTAAAGGCTTTAGACCTGGCGGCGGCAAACCAGAAAAAGAAAGACCGCGATTTGCAGATGGTGGACAAGTTAGATACTATGCTAAGGGAGGACATGTTGCTGGTAGTGGAAATTCTGATACGATACCCGCCATGCTAACTCCTGGCGAGTTTGTCATAAATAAAAAAGCCGCACGAGCTGTCGGCTCTAAGAATTTAAATAGGATTAATAGATATGCTTCTGGTGGTAAAGTTAAAGATTTAGTTAATGATCCTAATGGTAAAAAATCTCTTAAAAAGGTCTATGATATAAATAAAGATTTTGATAGTTATGAAGATCCTACAATAGATAGAGTAGACCTCGACAAAACATATGATCAGTATACACAACAATCTAAACAGATTTGGTTAGAGGCTAATAAAAAATACAAACAAGATTTAGCTCAAGGATACAAACCCCAAAAAGGAGACGTCCCCCAATTAGCAAATGCATATATAAAAAGAGAAACTGGTGGACTAGCTCAGAATCTTGGATTCAAAGAACTAAGAGAGCCTCAGACGGCTAAAAAATTAAATAAAATTCGTGGAGCTTTAGCTGAAAATGAAGTTAAGAAAAGATATAAATTAGGAAATCCTCTCGCTTTACAAGATGGGGCTGATTTTTATGATGCTAAAAATGACAGATTCGTAGAAATCAAAAATCAGAAAAAACAATTAAAAGATTCTACTCTGATATCAAAAACATTGCTAGCATTTGCTGCGAGAAAAGGAAACAAGTTAAATAATCAACCAGATTATGTTCCTAGTTTAAAAATTCTTGCTGTTGAAGCTCCAAGCCCAGACAAATATGATGAATTTGAAGAAAAAAAACTTGGCGGACCAATTAATAAAAGAGTTAAACAAGCTGTTGACTTCAAGAACCTGCACAAGATTAATGGGTATGCTAAAGGTGGGCCTATTGCAGCAAATATTACTGATACTACAACAAGCGATGGAGATACATTAAATGTAAATTTTACACCAGAACAAAAACCATTTAATACTTTGAGCAGATTAGAAAATTGGGATGCTTTTGAAACAGATGATGTTCAAGGTTTCAAAATACCCGAATGGCAAAGAAAATTGGGTAGAGCGGCAGCGAAGGTTACTTCTGAAGAATACAATAAACAAGATGACAAAGCTTTGAAAGCGTTTAGGTCGTCAAACGGAGCTATGGATAATTATGGTCGCCCAATGTTTAAAGATGATAATTTGGGGTCAAAATTAAAAAACTTAGGATTAGCTATGCCATATAAAGGTAAAGGCAAAGCTCCTACCAAACAGCTATCAACATGGGGAGACTATAGAAATATTTTTGGATATGCTCCTTCACAAGCACCAGGATTACAAGGAGAAGAGATATCAGAAGATAAGGCTGTAAAAAAAGCTTTGGGAGGAATGATTCAAAAGTTTGAAGAAGGTGGAGTAGCTCAAAGAAAAGTTGGATATATTGATTATGATGTTATAGCTAATGAAGCTAATAAAGATATTGTAGAAAAAGGAATGAAAGAAACAGGATCTGATGGTCCTAGAATCTATTCAGACTATCTTACCAAATTAGCTGTTAATGCTAGGAAATCTTCTAGTATTCAAAAACTAAGAGCAATCTATGGTGTTGCTGGTAGTGGTAAAACAACACTAGCTCGCGGTCAAGGAACAGATAATGCTAGACTAAGAAAGACAGAAAGATTTCCAATTCTTAGTCCAGAAGATATTCAAAAAGCTACTGAAATATTAATCCTAACTAGTAGTGTAAGTCAAACTAAAATGGATGATTTCTTTGGTGATGTTGATAGAGCATATACATTAAGTTCGACTACTGATGCAGAAAGAAGCAGAGTAAGGGATCAAAGAGGATCAAGAGATGTTACGGGGATTGGTTTAGAGGGTCGTCAGCCAGGAACTACTATGGGCGTTTCAGCAGATACTGCTGTTGGAGAGGCTTTATTATCAGATAAACTAGGAGCTAAATCTACAGTATTAGGAAGAAGTGGCTCTGGTAGACTAAGAAGAAAGAGCGGAAATGAATTAGTAGACATTGTCAAGAAGAGAATTGGTTTTACATGGGGTGGATTTGCCCCAACAACAGCTGGTCATGAATCAATTATGGATGCTGCTGCTGCTATGGGTATTCCTCCAGAAGACTTTATAGCACTAGTTGGAGCTAACGAAGCCGTAGACGCATCATCTTATCGCACAGCAATATTTGATCAAGATTCCAGAGTATTGCTAGCCAAGGCTGGTTTTGGAGCAAAAGGAGCTACTGTACTTCCCAAGCCAAGAGATTTTGAAGTTCCTCAAGGTTTTGATATAACTCAACAGGGTTCTGATAGAAGACAAGTACTAATTCCCAGCCAAGGTAGTACAGCATTTGTTGCAGATAAAACAGAAGACCAGACAGCAAAATATAGACAAGCTGGATATGATGTTAAGAACATAGAACGAACCGGTGGTATTAGTGGCACAATGGTTAGAGATTTAATTATAGCTGGAGATATGGCTAAACTTCAATCAGTATTGTCTCCTGGCGTATATGATCTTGTCTCGAATAACATAGGAAGAATACAAAATAGAGCTAGTGTTTTACCATCTCTTATAGAACAAGCTCAAAAAGAAGCACAAGCTGAAATGGGTCAGGTGGATCAACAGATAGAAGCTCTTGGAATCAAGAGAATAGATTCTAAAAAGTTGGAGAGTGACCCAGAATATGCAGCTAAAGTAGAAGTTCTTAAAGAGTTAAGAGCTAAAAAACAAAAGATCAAATCAGCTGCGGGATTCACCCCATATAAATTATTAGATGCTTTAGCCGAAAAAGATCCGCAAAATTATGCATTGGACTTCTCCACATCATCTAACCTGGGTAATGTTCCAGACATGAGGGTCATGGGACAAAACTCACAAGCTTCAATACCAGCTGGTAGAGTTGCTCAATTAGCTCAAGAAAAAAATAAAAGTATTCAAGACGTTATACTAGAACAGCTAGGCGGATTGGGTGGTCCTGCTGGAGTTAAAAAAATACTTGGCATAGGTAGTGGAGATAGAACATTAAGCTCATTATTACAAGCAGGAAATATTAAGGGAGGTAAAGGTCTAGACGAAGCAGCAGACTATGTTAACAGAGCTTTAGCCGCTAGGGGTATAAGAGATGCTGCAGAAGCCAAAAGATTAGAGGAGTATCAAGCTAAGGCTCTTCATTTTGGTATTGCTGGTTTATTGCCAATGGATTACTCAAAAGAATTCGAATGGGATATTGGCGGTACCGATGTTTACGCTACTGCCAGAGGTTTTGGTAGTACGTATTTGGAAGAAGCAAAACAAATGCAGAAGGAGTCATCAGAACTAGCTCAAAGATTTGCAGAAAATGTGCAAAATAAAAATATCTTTGGTGGTGGTGAAAAATTGGCTTTTGATTTTGACAAAACATTAGTTGAGGATGCAGATATTCTTGATGCTAAGGGCAAGCCAGATATTGCAAAATATTCAAATAGAGAGGCTGTACAAGAAGCTCTCAAAAGTGCAAGACCAACCAGACTAGCAACTAAATTAAAATCACTCATAGAGCAAGATCCCCCATTTATTAAGAAAACCAGAATACTAACAGCTAGGCCACAAAGCACAGCAGACCTTCTTGCACAATCATTACAAAGCTTTGGTCTTCCCTATGCCGAAACAGATATTACTGGAGTTAGTGGTGGCGTTAGTAGCAATATTCCTGCATTAAAAGCTGCTAATTTACAGAAAGAAGAGAAACTTATTGATGATAGTTTAGATAATATTATGGCTGTTCGTAAAGCTGGTAAAAAAGGATTTCAATATACTGAACCCAAATCCACAACATCAGAACTAGACGAAAAAATGGGTCAGGGTAATATCGAGGGTGCTATAATAGAAAAAGCTTTGGCTGTTTTGGGTGCTCCAGTAAGGCCGGATGCTAAACAAAATAGAGCCATAGACTATCCAGACGGTTTAGGTAGTGCATCTCAATTCTTTCCTGGTATTGATCCTGGTATTCCAACAGAAGTTAAAAGAACAATTGACGGTAGTAGTTTAGAGAAAGTTAGAGAAGAGATTGGAAGATACATAACAGGAGGAGCCCAAGCTGTTAAATTAGCTAGAGGTGGAGCCGTTCAAAGCTTTATGGCCGGTGGAGCAGCAACCAAAACCAGAAAAACAAAAGAGCCTTTCGGAACTGGTGAAACAGAATTTCCAACAAGAATATCAAAAAAATATGCCGAAGAACAAAAAACTGCTGATGAATTTGCTAAATCTAAATTAGCATGGGATAAGTATCCTAAAGACGAAAGAATAATGGTTGACGATACAAAAGTGCAAGAAGCTTATCAGCAACCATTCGATAGAGAAAGATTTGCTTCATCATTCAAAGAAAAAATTAGTCGCGACTCACTATTCCAAAGAATGTCAGATTTTGCTAAGTTTGTAGGACTTCCAGAAGAAGACCTATCAGTAGCATTACCCCTACAATTAGATTTCGGCGCTAGCAAAAGAGGCGGTGGTCTAGGCATGTTCGCTGCTGCTCAATTTGAAAAAGGAGCAACCGGAATTAGGCCATATGAAGGCTATGATTTATCTAAATTTGGATATGGAGAAAAACAAAAACAAGAAGCTTATGGATTAGAGAAGCTTATAACAGCAAAAGAAAAAGAAATAGCAAAGATTAGAAAAACACCAACTGAAACTTATGATGATGGTAGTTTCTCTTTTGATAGTGAAGCATTCCAGAAAACCAGTATTGAGTTAGATAGCCTTAAAAATAGATTATTTAAACTAAAAGATTTAAAACGTGACGCAGAAAAAGCGGCACTGTCTGAGCAAAATACTACTTCATCAGCTGCCGGTCGAGGAACTATCAGCTTTGCTTCTTCTATGGGTTACTCTAGCGATACCAAGAACAGCACCCTATACCACGAAATGACTCATCAGCTATTTCAAGGACTAAGAACAAAATCAGCAGGGAGTTTTGATAAATATCGAGATAGAGTATCGTCATTATTTTCTGGAGATAATGATGATTTAGCAGACGCTTTTGACTCCTTAACGGCTGGGGGCGGATATTCTAGTGCTGATGTTGTATATGGTAGAAGCTATAAGTCAAATAACTTAAGTCAAATACTTTCGAGCTATTATCGTCAGAATCTTGATTTTTCTAGAAGTGCTGCTACTATTCCCCAAGATACGACAAAAAATCTTGCTAGTTTAAGTACCCAAAGCACAGCCGCCAAAAGAGCCAGAGAGTATAGACCAATAAATCCTAGAGTTAACGAAGCTTTACTTCAAGCTGGCGATAAGTTTGGAATGACTCAAGAGAAGATTGATAGAATGGAAGATAATGGTAAAGAAGAGTTCTTAACAACCTTAATGGAAAAAGCCCCTCAGCTTGATCAAAATTTACAAGGAATTTTAGACTCTACTTTAACAGAACTATTGAGTGGAGCTGGAATTCAGAGACAAAAATATGCAGCAGGAAGAAAAGTAGATTACGAATCTGGTGTTGGAGTATCACCATTCGGAGGTTCGATATCAAAAAGATTAAGCGAGTCAGTTTATAATCTGCAAAAGGGTACCGGACTAAGTGATCCAGAATTCAATGAGATCAAAAAGACAGCAGATACATACGGATATAATGAAGAAGAATTTAAAGAATATTTAGCAAAAAGAATACAAGAGAAAAAGAATAAACAGGGACTAAGAGCCAGTCCATCAGCCTTGGCACAGCAGTTGATGCAACAAAAAACAGTATCAACACCCAAACAGCTAGCATTAGCAGAAACACTAAAGGGTGAGCCAGATGCTGGTTATAGACCCATACCAACAGCAGCCGAAAGAATAGCTTCAGATCGAATGGCTGTTCAGAATGCCACAAGAAGATTTGCTAGTGGAGGCACTGTCTCGGCTTTAGTTAGTAACGGCGAAGCTTATGTTCCGCCAAAAATAGCCAAGAGAATTGGTTATGGTAATCTTAATCGTATGAATCAAGCTGATCGTAACGGGATGAGCAAGTTCTCTAGCGGTGGTATTAGTGTGTTTAAAGGTCCTGGGACTGGCACTAGTGACAGTATTCCTGCTAATTTACCAGTTGGTAGTTTTATTATTAGAGAAAAGGCTACGAAGGCTTTAGGTCTTAATAAGGGAGGTGCTGTACCAGCACAAAGATTTGCTACTGGGGGTAGCGTAACAAGCATGATTATGGAATGGTTGTCATCAGACATGACTGCTGGGACTAAGCCTAAAATGCCTCAAAGACCTGATATTGTTAGTAGGGCTACTGTTACAGCTTCTTCTGATACAACAAAAGAGTTGGATAATCTAGTTAAATCTCTTAATGCTGTCGGGTTTAGTGCAAAAGAATCTGCAGACATATTGAATAGGGGCGGGCAGGTTAGTTATAAAACTATAGAAAAAGCTTTGGTTAAAGATATTGAGAGATTAAAAAAATCTACAGCAGGTATAGATCAAATTACTCAAGCAGAAACAACTTTAGCAAGAATTCGTAATCAGACAAAAAAAGATGTTGGTAGTAAACAAAAAATGGAGGAAGCTTTCAGAGGATCAGGAAGATCATCCGGCTCTGTGCAGCAAGAAATTTATTCTACAGCCATGTCTATGGGCGAACAGAATATAGAAGCAAAAGAAGCTGCGAGAAGAAAGAAAATACCACAAATAGAAAAAAGAGAAAGAAAAAAGCTTATAGAAAGTAAGCGAGAAGATTTTATTGAGAAAGAATATAAAAATCAAGTAGCTAAAGAACAAAAAACTAAAGGTAGAAAATTAACAAGTACAGAAAAAGATAAAGTTAGATCTGATGCAGAGCTTAAGGGAAATACAAAAACTTTTAAATTAACTACAGAAGAAAAAACCAATGTTAAAGCAACAGCACAAGCCAAAACCACATTATCTGCTGAAGAAAGAACAAAAGAATACAATAAAGCAGCGTTAAGGGCGACAACCTCGGTTACAGGAGCAAGTAAATCAGAATTAGCAGCTAAAAACGTTAAAGGTTCTGATATCTTAAGATATGCTCAAGAGAGTATGAGAGATCGTAAAACCCTAGCCGAAATGGATAAACAGTTTGTGGCTATGGCAATGGATGAGTATAAAAATCGTGGCACTGTAAATGGTATAGTTGTTAAGAGTGCGGCTGAAGCTAAAAAAGCTGCTGAAGAGGAGATCTCAAAGAGAAGAGAAGCTATTAATGCGAGAGCTTCACAGAATGGAGAAAAAGGAGTCGGTGCTGCTGGGTTGAGAGACTATAGAAATAGTCCCATACTTAATCAGATAAAGGGATTTATAAAATCTCCTGGAAGAGTAATGGGTGGAGTGTCTGTTGCTGCTGGGCTAGCTGCTGGCTCTTCCGATATGATTGCTAAAAATATGTATGATATGAGTACAACAGAGGGCCAAGGGAAAGCTGCTAAAACTTCTGCAGCTATTCAGTCTTCTGGTACTATTCTTAGTACTGGATTAGCAGCAGCATCACAGATGGCAACCATACCAGTTATTGGTCCTTATGTTGCTGCTCTTACTGCTGTGGGAACAGCTGCTGCAGCTGCTGCTGATTATTTTTATGATTTTACAGGAGCTCAAAAGGCTGCTACTGTAGAATTCGAAAGATCAGTAAGGGCCAAAGAAATTGGAATTGCTATGGATGGTTTAGATAGAGCATTCCAAAATTTTGAAAAAGACATGGGTAATATTGATTTACAAAACGCTTTAGAAAAATCCCTCGGCGGCGCATCCTCTTTGCAAATTAAAGATAATATGGCAGAAAGAGACAATGCTAAAGCAGAGTTCTCTTTAAAGAATAGAAGTTGGTCGGATATTTTTAGTGGAAACTTCAAAGGTTCCGCCAAGATGGACGCTCTTCAGCAAGGTGCTATGGATAGTGAAATGTCTCAAAAGATAACACCAATAGCAGATAAGGCTATGTCGTTATATGAGAAACAAATTAGTAGCGGTAAGAGTATACAAGATATTGTTAATAATGTTCGTACAGGAAATAAAGAGGCTGGAGCTGCTGGTTTTGCTGTTGCTGCAAGTGTAAATCCCAAGTTGTGGTCAGAGTTAGAAGCCAAGATAGCAAAATCAGGAGATACTTCAGAGCAGAATAGAGAAAAAATTCAAAAAGAAATAGCTGCTAGAGAATTACTGACCAATGTTCAATTACAGTCAATTGAAAGAATGGCTAAACTAAATAAAGAGATGGATGCTGCTGATAGAGCTGGTCGCAGATTGGCTGAAACTTTTGAACACATAGGTGAAACTATTGATCAGTCAATTCAGAGAATGCAAAGAGAGTCGCAAATTCGTCAAGCTCAAGCTAACGACAGAGTAGAAGCTAGAAGAGGAAATGCTGGTTTTGATGAGAGGGCTGTTAATAACAGAAATGTTGGAGTACTAACCAGTCCAAAAGCATATCAAAATGATCCTGGGCGCATAGAAGAAGCTATCAGAGCAGGAACTACCGGCATGTCCCCGGAACTTGCTCAAAAAATGGCTGGTGGAGCTAGATTAGAAGCTACTTTACCTAATGTGATGAGAAATGCAGTATCTTCAGAGCTTAAAACAAATGCCAATTTAGATCTTGCTGAAGCAGCAGATGCCGCCAGGAAAAAAGGAACAGAAGCTATTCAAAGGTCTGGATTATCAGAAGCTGACCAAAAAGTTGCTATAGATAAATTAAACACAAAATTAAATAGTGAACAAGAAAAAGCACAAAAAGAAGGAGGAGATAGTCCAAGACAGAAAGTTGACTTTTTTATTGATTCTGTTAGTGAGCTTGGTCCAGAAATAGCTAATATATTTGGTAATGCTGGTAAGAGACTAGATGATATTATTCAAGCCAGACAAGGAATCTATGATACTTTTGCAAAGAATCTTCAAGCCGCCTCAGAAGCTGCTAAAAAAGCACGAGAATTTTTCAGTAAAGCAAGAGACATAAGATATAATGCTGGAATGGATTTGAGAGAAGCTCAAACGGGCGTAGGAGAAAGTTATGCTGAAGCAAAAGCTAAATCTGATAGTAGTATTGCACGATTAACTGGCGGGGTTACCGATCCTCAAGCTATTGGTAGAAATATTGATGCTTTAACGGCTCGTCGTGATCAGCAAATGAAAGCTAGAGATGCCGCAGCATCTGATCCAAATCTAACTCCAAAACAACAAGAAGATGCGGCCATAAAATTTGCTAAAGATATTCAAGCTACTAATAATGCTTTAAACGATAATAGAGAAGCACTAGATAAGCTAGCTAATAGTGCTGAAGTAGCACAAAAAGCTTTAGACGAAGTTAAGAACATTAGAGGACTACAACAAGATAGAGAGAACTTTGTTAATCAATTACTAACAAATACTCCAGCAGAAGCAGACAAACTTAATCAATCATTTATTAGACTTCAGCGTAACTTGTCTGGTGGGTTAAATAATGCTTCTAATCAAAGAGATGCCCGAAATGCTTTTAATGATACGTTACGTCGTACAGGTAATCTAAGAGAAGCTACTCGCGCTGGAAATACTGTATTAGCAGATCAAAGAAAACAAACCCTACAGCTGATGCAAGATCCTGGATTTAGGGGTATGATGACCCTTAATATGAAAAATCAGGGAATGAATGATCAACAGATAGATAAGAAATTCAGAGATCAAGAGAGTATGCTGATGCAGCAGATGGCTGTTGAAAGTGGAATGATCAATAATCCAATGGTCAGACAAGCACTAGCCGCAAAACAAGATCCTAATGCTGATCCTGCCATGAAACGTGCTGCTGAACAATTTTTACAGTCAACGGGCTTACAGGCAAAAGCTACTGAGGAGCAAGGTCGATTAGAATTAGCTAATGTGCAAAGCTTATTAATAACATCTACTGATGATTTAAGAACGTCTATAGATGCTTTAACAACAAGTATTAATGCTTCGTTAGGTCCAGACGGAGAAAGAGTTCCTGGCGCTGTTGGGCCTATGGTGCCTGTTCCAGCCGGGGCCAGAGGAGCAGGTCCTATTGGACGTCCTATTAGACGAGCTACTGGTGGTAAAGTCAATACTCAATATGCTAGTACTGGTAAATTAATAGACTTTTCTCCCAAGGGTACCGACACTGTTCCCGCCATGTTAACCCCCGGTGAATTTGTTGTTAATGCCAAAGCAACGGCAGACAATTACCCACTGCTAAAAGCTATTAATAATGGAACTAATCTAGTTGGTAATACGGCTATGATGAGTAAGGGTGGAGTTGTTTATTTAGATAATGGCGGATTAATAGATGAGTTTAGAAGAATAGATTCTAATAGTTCCAACTTTTTAGAAGTTGGTGAAATAGATCTTAAAATGATGCAATTATTAGATACAGATAAAGATAATAAAGTTTCATTTAGAGAATATTCTGCAAGAGCAAAGAGCGGTGGTAGTGGATCTTCAAGATCTGGTCAAAGATCACCAGTTAATAGTAGTTTTAAAGCCGACAATCTAAGCTTTAAAGCGTATTCTAATGCTAGAGAAGAAAAATACTCAAAAAGATACGAAGGCACCAGAGATCGATTCCCTAGAGAAACAGAGAAATTTTCTAGTGGGGGCTTAGTTACTCCATACTATTTACAGGACGGAACAGAAAAACCACTATCTAAAAGACCCTTTATGGTAAAGATGGAGAAACCAGAAGACCCTCTTGAGGCTGCTGAACGCCGTCGTGCCCGTGCTCTTAAAGCGTCCCATCCAGAGATTACTAGAGTCAGACAACCATCTTTGGTTCCTGGGGATCCTAGAGCATTAAGACACAAAGAAAGCTTCTATAGACTAGATGTTAATAGTGATGGTGTTCTAGATGCAAAAGAAGGCAGACCACATCCTGAACTTGATAGAGATTTAGATCGAAGAATAACACTAGAAGAATGGGACGGAATCGATCCTGGTGAATTTGACCCAGATGATTCAAGCCATGTTCTGCGAGACAGTAAAGGCAATCCTTTAACTCCTGGACTTATGGGAAGCCCATTTGAAAAAAGGCATCGTTCTTTAATGGCTTCTGTTGCTATGGATGAAGAAAAACTTGCTAAGGGTGAACCTTTAGTGGACTCTAATGGAAAACCCATAGACTTAGCAAGTAAAAGGAAAGAACTAGCCATATTTAATGCTCAGTCTGGTCTATATAATACTAGTCAATCACTTATAGCAAGACAAAAAAATATTGACGATAGTCTAACCAAACGATTAACTGGTGGCGGTTCTCTTCGTAATCCTGATAGTTCTTATGCTGTTACGAGAGAATTTAATAAGATTCGTGATCGGAGATCTGCTTTTGAAGAAGAAAGAAGAGGTCAAAGAGCCAAAGATGAGAACGCAACAGATGAAGAGATATTTGATCGCACAGTAGAAGCCTATGGGCAGGGAGATTCAGATTATTGGCGTAGTATGGGCGTTACTGAAGCACCAAACTCTTATGATGAATCTAATACTCTGAATTTTATTCGCTCAGGTGATCGTCTTGCAAGCAGAGGAGATCCTTATGGAGACAAGGCCAGAGCATATATAGACGGATATATCGCATCACAAGGTGCTAGACAACAGCAGGACAGAGTAGATATTGGCATGGGAAGACCTACCATATCTCCGGACAAAGCTGTAGTAGGTACTCAAGGTCCAGTAGACGATCTTAATTATTTGATAGACCGAAATGAAGTAGGTAGAGCGGTAAAGTATAAAGCAGAACAAGCAAAGACTGAGGAAGAGAATAAGCAGAGAGATGATGCTCAGGTAAAACAAGCAGAAAAACAAGCAAGCTTAGAAAAAAGAGATAAAGAACTAGGCATAGACACTAGCGGCATTAATCGAGATATATATGAGAGTGGTGGGGGTTTTTCAAATCAGCCAGGAAGTGGCAGAAAAGTTACAGTAGAAGAACAAACACAAAGAAAAAGAGAAAGGGCTATAGCAGATAGATTTTCGTTCACAGATAAAACAGGAAAATACTCTACTGCTGGTACTATTGATAAGGTTGATTTTGAAAAAGGTACAGTTAAAATAGCTAAGATGGATCCGAAAACTGGGGAGCCTATTACCAGAACGGTTCCGGTTTTTGCTGGTGGTGAAACAGAAGAAGCGATTAAGGCTTCTGGTAGAGATCCCAGAAGATTCAAGGTTGGGGAGAAAGAAGAACAAGTATACACTACTGTACCACTAGATAAGCTTAGTGATAAATCTAGAGATAAAGTTAGATCTTATGGCTTAGAGAAAGAAGCAGACAAAGCTAAGACTGGTGAAAATTTTACAGTTGGCACTAGTTTTGAAGATTATAAAGGTAAAATATTTAGAGTAGATGAAAAATCTGAAAAAGTTATTGTTCAAAAGGAAGATGGCAAACTAGTTAGTGTTCCTATGGGAATAATAGATCCCGAAACAAAAAATATAGCACTAGATCAAGCCAAGACAGCTACTACAGTTACTGATTTAACACAGAAACAGATGGATGCAGATATCGGTAATATTGATTTCACTTCATCATTACCAGAACCTCAGGTTCCATTAATTGAGGACTTTACTGATAGAGCAAATGAAGTTCGTCAAGAGACTATGAACAATGCTGCTTTAGAACAGACAAAGATGGATCAGTTACCGGTGATGTCTGAACCAGTACCAACTTCAGGTACTATTGATCCTCTTACTGGCAAAGTTGTTGGGAATAATGTTTCTATGGACTTGAATCCAGACGGAACTCGCACTCCAGAACAATTAAACATATTAAACCAACAAGCTACCAGAGATGCAGACAGACGTAATTCTAACGCAAGATACGAGGAGCTTAGAGCTCGATCAAAAGCAGAGTCTTCATATGACAGATCATGGTTTGGAGAAAACTGGCCCAAAGAATGGGGAGGAGTATCAAAGCCCGAAAAAAGATTAACAAGAAAAGAATTAGAAGAACTTGGGGCTATGGAAAGTGAAAGAGGTGTTCCTGCATTATCAAGATTAGGAGCCAACACAAGAGTAGAACAAACAAGGAGAAATGCTGGGTTAGACGAAGCACAAATTGAAAGTTTGAGTCAACAAAAAACAGAACAGTTTAAAGCTGAACTTGAGAAAAAAAATGACGCAGAAGGTGGGGTGGCTGTTGGACTAGCTGCTCAAAGAGCAGTAGTTCCATTATTAGCTGGTGCTACCGCTGTTGCTGCTGCGCCTGCTTTAGTTCCAGCAGGAGTAATTGGTGCTGGACTTACCATTGCTGGCGGTGTTGGTTTTAGTTTGGGTGCTAATAAACTACAAGATGTGGCATTAGAAGGTACAGATTTTGACAAGAGGCAAAAAGAATTGGCAGAAAAAAGGCCAGGAGCAACTGCTGTTGGGTCTTTATTACCAGGATTATTAACGGGCAATCCACTGACTGGTGCAACTACTCTGCGACAAGCACTAGCAACAAGAGCTGCTAGCGGAGCTACTGAAGCAGCACTAGGGGCGGGCATCAGAGGAGCAACTAGTGGTGGAGATTTCGGTACCGTACAAGATGTTGGAATGGACTTTATCTCTGGAGCTATTCTTCCGTCTCCTAATTTTGGAGGTAAGGGATCAAAAAACTATAATATTCCAGAAGGTCCAGCAAAACCCAAAACAGAAGCAGTCGCTTTAAAAGAACTTGCTAAAACAGTTAAGGCTGAACAACGAGCAATCACAGAAGAAAATGTTCTTGATGGTGCTGAAATATTAGCAACAAAAAGAAAACAAGAAGAAGTTAGAAGAGCAGCACAAGAAAAACAAAGAGTCAGAGATGAAGCAGAAGCAGTGAAAGAATCAGGAAGAGAAAAGGCTGTTTTTGATGTTTTCACTATTGGAGGAAGATTAAGTGATGATAATATAGCCAGTGCCCTAAAGTCAGCCAAGGAAAAAACTGTAACAGGAACCAAGTTACTAACCGGCAAAGTTACCGGCAAGCCTAGGGGAGATTTAATAGAGCAGAATCCTACACTAGCTAGTAGACTAGGGGTGTCAACTCCAGGATTAGATGCTGTCAAGAATGGACAAAATATAACAGCAAAAGATTTAGTTGCAAAACTAAAAGATGAAGGTTTTAGTGAAGAATATGCTAAGAAGGTCTCAAGAGAGCGTACTCTTAAGATGGTATCAGATCTTGCTACCGAACGATCAAAAAGAAAAGATGAATCAATACAACAAGTGGCTTCTGAATATAAAGACGCTGTAACTGGTGTTGAAGATCCTAATAAGCGAGCCAAAATTAAGGCTAAATTTCAAACCAGACTGCAAAAAGAACTATCGTCTATAGTATCTGACACTAACGACAGAGCAGAAGCATTTGATTCTGGTATGACGGTTCAAGAACTTAAAAAACAAAGAGCAGCAGAAGCTCAAGCCAAAGATAAAGCAGAGTCTGATAAATTAATACAAGAGTTTGATTCTACTCTAGGATCAAGTAAGCCAATAACTATTGATAATCCGCCCATCGGAGAACCTCTCGATCTAGGAGTAGACCCACTCGCACCAATAACGTCTGCCAGGGATAATGCCGCTACTACGGCAGCTAGTACAAAACCGATATCAACAGAAGAACAGTCTCCGGTTGGAGAAACCACAATTCCTCAGCCTAATAAAGATGCTGCTGATACCGTAACTGCCGGTACAAAACCAGTCGATGCTGCAACAGTAGCAGCAAAAAACCAGACAGTAGTCAAGGCAGCAGAACAAGAAAATACATCTTCGCTACAAACATCAGCGATACCGCAGCCCAAACCCTATAATCCTACAGATTATCCTATTATGGATAGTATTATGAGAGGAGGAAAGAACGGCCATTATGGTCCGATGGGTACTACTAATATAACAGGTAAACAAAATATTCATGGAATAAGCGGATGGAAAACTAGACTCATACCAAAAGACGACGCGTCTGCAGCAAAAATTAAAGAATTTTTAGATACTCATCCAGATATAGGGTCATATAAGTTAGCATTAAATGAGGGACCAGTACCAGTATTTAGTGTCTATTTCAAAAAAGGCACCAAAGATGAAGCACTATCTTTTGCACAAGCTAGTGAAAAAGGACTAAAAGATAGTTTAGATCCTCGTTTATATCAGGGTGCTGATACTCTGCTAGAAGGGACAAATATTTCCGCAAGATTTGATGCTAGAGATCTAAAGAATAAATCAGCATCATCAATTATAGATAGACAACTAGAGAATTCTCCTTTTAGTAGAGGATTTTTAAAAGCTGAAGAACTGAATCTACAAATACTTCCATCAAATACGGCACCTGGGTCAACGGCTAGCAGAGCAATGCCAAACATTACTGCTGGCACCAGAGGAGTACCAGATACCGGGTATGTTGATTGGTTAAAAACAAAAAAGTTTTTGGCGAAAGATCCTAAAAAGATAGCTAGTCTAGATGCAGAGATACAAAGAGCTACTAACGTAGCAGATGATTGGCTAAAAGAAAATATGTCCGACATCTACAGCGCATCTGCTGAACGAACAGCTAGAGAATCAACAGGCCCACAACAACAAGCAGTAGTTGAAACAGCAACAAGAGACGCTACGAGCAGGCCAACCAAATCCGGTTTTGTTCGAGATAAATCATTACCGATAAACGAAGTAGACGATCTAGCTTCTGCCGGATTTGGAGTTATAAGCCCAGACCAAGAAGTAGAAAGTGTTATAAGGGGTGCAAGAGAAAATTTTCTTGGCTCTTTAACTAAACCAGCAGCATTATTACAGCCAGAAACATACCAAAAATATGCAGACCAACTATTAGAACTAGAAAAATCAGGAAAAATAAAAATAACCAAAGGCGCTTCATTTGGTACTAGTGGCCAACCAAGTATATTTGTAGGAAAACCAGAAAATGTAGATATTCTTGCAAAAGCTTTTGAATCTGAAACAGCAAGGACACGAGAAACGAGAGGTTCAACATCAAATGAATTTAAAGAAACGGTAGGAAAAGCATTAGGATATAGTAAAGATAGTATAGCCCTACATATATTAGAAAAAGATTGGGATAAAGCAGGATTAGATATAGACACTATTCAAGATAGATTACAAGTTAGTCGTGGTGCTGCTGCTCGGTATATGGTATCAGAAATTAATAAAGCTAAAGAACAAGCATCAGTTGAGCAAGGAGTAAAAGAATCAATAAACCCGCCCATCAAAGATCCTATTACTGGAGATGAATTTGAATTAGGACCTGGAGATGATTTTCAATTAGGAGGTCTTGGAGAAGATCCGTTGGCACCGGCTCCTATAATAAAACCAGAAAATGTATTACCTGAAGCAAGAGCAGAATCAGAAGCTCGTAGAGCCGAAACAGCAACCTCACGAACTAAATCTAGTATTGTTGATGAAGATGAGTTTGTTTTAGGAGACATGGAAGATGATAGTACTGTCGTAGCTGTTGAGCCTGACGATGGTTCGAACTTTTTTGGAGAAGCATTCGCTGCCGCCGCACAAGAAGCCAGAGCCATAGAAGCAACAAGGGCTCAGATTGAAACCAACGATAAGTTTGTTGTTGACCAGCCTGATATGATGACAGCTTCAGAGCTTGACCCAATAACAAGAGCTTCTAGTAGGAGGGTTTGGGGATCTGATAAGGCTTTTGAAAATATGCCCAAACCCAAAATTTCTAGAGAAAAAGTCAAAGCACTAGACACTGGCGAGCCTGACGAGATGACAGCTTCAGAGCTTACTCCTCTACAGAGGGCCGTTATTAATAAGTCATTCGGACTTGATTCTGATAAAGGTTTCGAATTGCGAGAACAACTTATAGCTCAAAAAAGAGAAGCAGATATACTTCCAGAAGACTTTTTTCCAAACGGTTCATCAAGAACAGAAACTCCATTATCTTCAGCTAGAACAGAAGCAGAAGCTAAGAATCCTGGTACCGTATTTGAAGGACAGTTAGAAGCAGCATTAACCGATGCTTCTTCTCCAGAAGCTTTAAAAGCTTCTGCAGAAGCTCAACAAAGATTAGCAGCACAAAAATTAGCAGCAAAATCTCCAGAACAAATATCTGTAGAAAAAACATATGGTCCTTTATATAGAGAAGCTAAAAAAGCTAATGATACAGCGGAGATGGCCAGAATACGATTAGAAGCTAATGCAGAATTTAAGAAACGCTCTCAAGAAGCTTCTACAAGATCTGAAGATAAAAAGAACAATTTCCTTCCTGTTATGGGTAGGGTCTTAAAGATAGCCGCCCCAATCGGATCAGCTATTGGTTATGGACTAGGATCGTTATTAAGTGGTTCTATGGGCAGAAAAAAAGAAGAACCTCAAGATTTAGCTTCTAGGTTAGAAAATGCTTCTGATCTACAAGAAGTTTTTGATCTTTTAAAACTAGCAGAAAAAGACAAGATAGGAAACCCGACTAATCCTTTAAGAGAAATAGGCGGATCATCCCCACTTATTGCTAAATTACAAAAACTAGCTCCAGAAATATATGGTAAAAAAGGTAGTGACTATTTTAGCTCTCAAGACTTAGCAGCTATGCCGGAAGACGCATATAATGAGAATTTTCTAGAAAGATTAAAAGATAATGCAACATTCGAGAAGATGAAAAGAGAACAAAAGGTAGCTGAACCTGCTCGCTTAAAGAGTGATGAGGCTGCACGGGCTACAACAAGAGATCTTATAACGCAATGGTCTCAAGACTTTGCTATGGCGGGTAATGATGTCCGAACTCCTCCAGGTTCTGATCCTAAAAAAGCTAGAAATCCGTTAAAAGCCATGTCACGAGAAATGGCAGAAAGAGCACAAGAAAGAAGAAGTGGATTCCCCACAGACGATCAAGGAAACGATCTACAGATAGGCACTATGATTCCCGCCCCGATATCGGTTTTAGATCGTACAAAAAATGATGCTGCAGCGATGAGAGAAATTGACGAAAAAGATAATAATGCTGCTCCGATGCTGGAAGTTAAGAAACCAGTAAAGAAATCTCTTGGGGGTTTAATTTATGCGTCGAAAGGAACCTTAGTAAACTACCAACCTCGTGGAACTGACACAGTACCAGCAATGTTAACTCCGGGCGAGTTTGTTGTTAATGCCAGAGCAACAGCAGATAACTACCCATTACTAAAAGCTATTAATAGCGGAACTAACGTTGATACTACTGCTAATATGAGTAAGGGCGGTGTGGTTTATGCTCAAGAAGGAGCATTAGTACCTAGCTTCGGAATGCATATTCCATCTTTAGATCCAGACAAAAATACTAAATTAACCCTATTACCAGAAAGCTCTTTAGATCAAGCAAATACAAAAGAAGCTTTTCGAGAATATGGAAACGCTCGACCTTCCTATCAATCAAGACCACAACTACCAAAGCCAACTGTTCAATCAGGATCTTTTAAAGAAGGAGTTCATGATAGAAATTCTGTTATAAAAGATAGTGAATATTCTAGAAGTTTAAAGAGAATGGGTATTCCACACGTATCACAGAGTGGTGGATCTAAAACCTATTTGGATCAAAATGGCAGAGAAATTTCAGCAAATGAATTTAAACTTTTACCAGAAACGTCTTTTAATCATCCAGAATATGCAGTCATGCGTAGCAGAGCAGCTTTTGCTGCTGGAGCTGCTAAGTCTGTTGTTCCTCAAATGGGGGCTACGTCTGGGGCTATAGCAGGAGCAGCTGCCGGAGCCGTATTAGGACCTCCCGGAGTAATTGCCGGAGGCTTGATTGGAGGTTTGACTGGTGGTATAATGGGATCGGCATTACAAGAAACAGCATTAGATATAGCAAATCCAGAGGCTAACGCTATAGCTAATCAACTAATGGATCAAAATCCCGTATCAGCAATGGCAGGATCAGCAGCAGGAGACATTGCAACAGGAGGATTACTATCATTAGCCTTGCCTTCTATACCAACACCAACAAGGGCTGGAGATTCAATGGTTGGTCCCGGAGGACTAACACCAAAACAAATAAAACATGCTGAAAAAGGATTAAATAGACCCATATCAGAAGCGATTACTCCGTTTACAGGAATGAAAGGATTTGGAGGTCGTTATGTTGACGGTCCAATAAGTGTTGATCAGTTAGTATATAAATCCAGAGACAACTTGGCTGAGAGTATTCATTACTCTGGGGCAGATCCCAAAACATTTGATTCATTAACAACAAGATTAACAGAACCTGTTCCTGGAGCTCTTGGTGATTATTACCAGGGACTAAGCAGGATATCTCCTAAAGCTCCTCCAGAACATATTATTGGAACAATAGCTCATGAGGCTGGCCATCATTATCAAACAATGAAGGACCCTACTGGAAGATTCGTAAAAACTTGGATGTCAGATAATAGAGATCAAGCAAGTGACTGGATTTTAAAAAGAACATCCTCTCCTCAATATCTTGAAACTGCAACTCCAAGAAACCAGGTGAATTATGGAGTTAATGATATGCTGAGTGGGGATTTTTATAAACAGAGACAAATGGAACAATTAAGAAAAGAGTTTGGAGAGGATGGTTTTAAGACTTTATTAGAAGACTCGTTAGCACATACTCTAGGGGCTGGTAAAAAAGGCATAGCTGGAGATGTAAATTCAGCACTAAGATTTGAGTCTCAAAACTATATTCGCGGCAGAACTGGTGGCAGATATGGCGAAGCAGGACTAGCATTTGGAGGCGAAGACCTGTCTCGCATAGATCCCGATATAATGGCAAAGGTTGGAGTAAGAGCTCCACAAACCTTAACAGGTCACGACAGAGTTTTAGACGCTATGACAAGATATGGTCAGGATAAGGGTTTTGCATTTCCTAATTTTGTAGATAATGCAGAAGTGTCTGGTAGACAAGAATTTCTTACGTCTATGTTCCAGGATTTAGGAGGAGCAGATAAAGAAGCCAGAGGATTATCTCAAGGATTAGTCAAATTTATCGAAACTAAGGGTGGAGAAGGCGTAAAAATGACTCCACCGCCACTTCCTCCATCTCCACCACCACTTCCTGTTAATAGATACGCAAATGGCGGAATGGTCAATATGTCTGAAGGTAACAAGATTCCATCCGAAGTATGGGCAATAGGTACAAAATATACAAATGTTATGTCTCCTGAAGATTTTGAAAAACGCAAAGTCATTAGACCAAAATTATCTGATGATAGTACCTATGATACCCCCAAGGTTTTTAAAGACTATCACGAAGCACATAAAAAACCTATTAGTATTGATCCAGCATTACTAGATAAACAATCTTCTTTCTCTAAGTATTTACAGTCTGGCGGTCGAAGAATGTCTAATAATGTTGAAATTGCACCAAAATTAACCACAGATGAAGTATTACAATATTTTCAAAATATAAAAGCAAAAGAACGTCGTGAAGGTTCTCCTCCTGCTGGTGGTAGGGTTCAATATGCAACTGGTGGAATAGTTTATGCAAATAATGGTGCCCTCATAGCTGCACAACCAATGGGAACTGATACTGTTCCAGCGATGCTAACTCCAGGAGAATTTGTTGTCAAAAAAGAACAAGCTCAAAAACACGCTCCAATATTACATGCTATAAATAGTGGAGCTTATAGTAGGGGTGGTATTGTTAATTATTTGGCTAATGGTGGTATTGTTAATCCAAACTATTTATCTTATGGTGGCTATGCCAAAATGGGAGAGCAAGATCGTCGAGATCCATTAAAAGAGATGAGTCAGAGAGTAGCAGAATATAACGCCGCTGCAGCACCTCAACCAGTACCACTTCCTGCTCCAGCCCCAGTTCAAGTTCCATCTCCAGCACCAGTTGGTGGTGTATCTAATAATATTGGTATAGATTTAGCTGGTTTGCAATCAATAGTGGCTAATTTCCAGAAAACGGTCAATGATTTTGGAGCATCGGTGCCTTCGCTTTCACAAGTGGCAGAGAGTATGAATACTGGTTTTAGTTCTTTCGTAACAGGAGGATCTCAAATAGGAGAGATGTTAAATAGTGCAACAGCTGGTTTACAACAAGTTAATCTTCCTGATAGGATTAGACTAGAAGGTTCAGTAAGTAATAATGTAAATATTAACGGTGCTGAAGCAGCCGCTAGGGTTATGGATACTATGGGCGGTGCTATTCAACAGGGCGCAAATGAACAAATAGGCAGATTCGCCGGAGCTATTAATAGAGGTATTGGTAATTTGGGTGAAGGAGCATTAGGTCCAGATACTGGTCAAATTATGGGTCAAATAGGTGGTTCAAATTATGCTTAATCAATATATGAGAATTTATTATGGCAAATAAACTGGTAAAAGTTTTTGATAATATAGGATTTAATTTTCAAATCATTAATGGGAAGATTAGTCCTATAAAAACCCTAGTTGGATTTAATGGGTTAAATCAAAAACATGTAGGTTATTATATACCGTATATATGTCGTAATAAAAAACTAAACTTATTAGAGATTGGTATAGGAGATGTTCAAAACGACGATTCTGGTAACGTAATTATTAATAAGCATAAAATAGTAGTATCCTCAAATAATAATAATGCTGTTAATTTTGAAAATGATAGTAATAATGAATTTTTTGTTTTTGCCAATCAGAATATTTTTAATAGTAGCATTAGTAATGTTGTTGTAATAGACTCTAATACCTTTATAGACAATGTCTCTGCTATTTATCTAGCAGATTGCTCGAACCAATCAGTATCGGTCACATTACCAGAAATATCTCAAGCAGAAAACTTGGTACTAGAATTTAAGAACATTTCACCTAATCATGATTTAATTATTAGAGATAGTAAGGGTGGTTCAGTAACTATACTAGATGGTCAAAAAAGTTATTCTAAACTAGTTACCACCAATGACCAATGGATATCTTTAGATAACAATAATAGTACAGAATATCTAAATACTCAATCATCAGAACCAATACTATCTGCTCAAAGTTCTCCTGTTGGCGATGATTTCTCACTACAATATAAACAAGGCAGTAATTTTGCTGACTCTAATATGTACTGGGATTCAGTCAATAACGATTTATTATTAGGCGCAGACAATAGTACTGATGCTTACTCAGTCATTCCAACATCTGGTAATAGACCTCTATATATTAATCAGAAAAAGTTAAATAGTGATTTAGTTGTTTATGGTAGTGGTAATAGGAATCTATTCTTTTCTTATGATGGTAGATTAGGTCTGAATATTCCATCAGGATCTAGACCATCTACCATATTTCATATTGTAAATACTGTGTGTCAAGAAGGTTTCAGACTAGAAAATCGTAATGCTTGTCATCCAGCAGACATTACTTTATTTCATAAGCCCAACTCAGCTATTGTTAATGGATCTATCATATCTCAAATTAATTTAGCTGGTAAGAATACTAGTGGAAATAAAACAGATTACGGAAGCATAGAGGCTTTGGCAATTAATACGACAGCAAATCTTGAAGAAGGAGGATTGCAGTTTAAGATTGCTGCTGCGTCTACTGGAGTAAAAGTTTTTGACAGTAATTATTCAGCCACAACGGTAGGCTATAGTGGTAATAGTCTAACTATTAATCGTACAGGATCAACAGTATTACAAAATAACAACACCTCTGTTACTTTGTCTTCTAGTAGTGTGAATATAAGCGGATCAGCAGTAACACTAAATACATCTAATTTAGTTCTTGGTGGTGCGGGATCTTCTGTTAGTGTTCCTGGTGCAATTGCCGCTGGACCAATATCAGCAACCTCATTACAGTCAAATACTATAATTGCTCCAAATATTGGTAGCGGCAGTTTTATTACAACCAACGGAGATAATAGGCTTGTCGGCAGTACCACAATGTCTGTTAATTCTTTGGGTACTCTTAATTTACCCATTACGCCAAACAAACTATTACAAACAACAACAAACGGTGCCATAACTGGTATATATTCTACAGATGATTATTTCAGAACAGATGGAGATATTGTTTGGAATAAGTACACGCAGAGACTAGCATCAGCCTGTTTAAAACAAATAACATTCGTTAACCCCGTATCTGTGGATGAATATAGTGTTGGGGATCAGTTAGCAATTGTATCATCTTCATCTACTTTTTACAGAAGAATTGCGGATGTTTATGTTGAGAATAATGCTATCACAGGACTACTAGTTGATCAGGATGTTTCTCCTACAGATATTGATGGAATAACAGTGTACTCTGTTACCAAAGGAGGATATCTTGATATACAAGTGTCTACCGAAGAAGGAGTAATATCTGATTCTACAAAAAATGTTATTAGCGCTAGACCAGGAACAAGTACGCTATTTAATACTCTACAAAAAGATATAGATTTTTCAGTATACGGCATAGACTCTACCCCAGCATTAAAGATTAAAGCTAACTCTGGTAAAATCAGCATAATTTCTGGTATGTATCGCGCCTTTTCTCCAAAGCATGAATTGCCAGCATTTCCAATTGTTGTAACTACTGGTGGTGTCGGTATATCTAATTTATATTCTTCAGCTAATTTTAATTATAGTAATACCCAAAATTTATTTTCTGGCATAGTATCTGATGTTGGGTCTAATGGACTACCTTCTCATTACGGAACATATGATCAAAATGGTAATGCTTCGGAATGGATAGAAAAACCAGGAATGTTAGAAAGTAGAGATAAAGAAGAATTTGTTGCTGGTGGTTCTTATTCTACATCAAATGCTATTGAAGGGAAAGTCCTAAAACATGTAGAAACATTAATCAGAGCAACTGGATACTCTTACGTCGGCTTTAGAGTAGCATCTCTTTATAACACAACAGATCCCACTAACATATCAGCACCAGACAAATTATCAATGAGCTTTGTTGGCGTTGTTGATCCTCAGAATACTGAAGATGTTTCTACAACCTATATCCGAAGTACTACCGGTGGTATTGAACAATTTAATTCAATAGTTATAAATAATCTGGGCGTTGTCGATAGTATGTACAGGATTGGAAAGTATGAAGTAACAAATAAACAATATTGTCAATTCTTAAATGTTGTTGCTAAGAATAACGATAGAAGATTATATGATTCTAAAATGGGTAGTGATGCTGTTGGGGGTATTGATCGTATATTTGATGCTGAATACATATATATTGTTAAACCTAATATGGATAATAAGCCAGCAGTATTTGTAAGTTATTTAAGTGCTATTAGATTTATTAATTGGCTTCATAATGGAGCTGCTACAAGTATAATTGAATCAAATATTGATTATACTCTAGATATTGGTGCTTATACAATTATACCCATTGGTACAGATTCTTATAATGTTGTCCAGTCTTCTTATAGAAAATATTGGCTACCCAACCTTAATGAGTGGCATAAGGCAGCTTATTTTGAACCAGTAGATGTTAATGCTTATGCTGGTACGTCAACAGTTATGGTTAAGAGAGATGATCCTTATCTTGTTGGTTCTGGTGTTGATACAGATACCAAAAAATTTAAGGAGCTATTTGCTAATCTAAGCATTAGTGGATGGTTGTATGTTGACCATTTAATAGTTGGAGATGGAACAATACGGTCATCTAAAAAATTTACCGGCTTAGTCCCTCCGACTGGTAATCCTGCTACTACCCAAGGCGAAGACACGACAACACAGTCTACTGGTGGTATCAGGTTGCCACCTACCTCATTAGATGATATTATTAATAAAGACAATAATGCTGCAGAATCAACATCTGCAACAACATCTGTTGGAACAAGTATACCTGGCATTCCGTTAAGAAGAGTTCAAGATACTGATTGTGCTGAAAATCCACCTTGGTTCTGTAATCCTAACAATACTGGTCCAAGCTTATTTTAGAAAGCATTAAGGAATAATTATGAGTACTCCATGGTACACAATATTCGGTCCTAGGTCTTGGCCAGGAGTAGAAATCAATACCGGCAATAAAAAAATAGATGCTGTGTATTATAACCTTTTGAGTGATAACAATGTTCAATTAGCTGCTAGCGGAGTAATGTGGTTAGTTGCTGGTACTGGTATCAGAATGATTACTCCTGGTTATGTTGATGTTAGCGGACTAAGAGCACATACTATGCTTTTTAAGGAAGCTAAGAGAATTGATAATAGTGGACAGATTATACCTACTTATATCGGAAGCACAGGATCTGTAGTATATAAATATGATGATCATAATCTTGCTGGTATTCCTAGTAATGAATTAGTATATAATACTGGTATTGGTAAATTAACAATGCCATCTAAACCGCTAGGAATGTTATATGTTAGTAAAGGGAATACTATAGAGGGAGAAGCTCCTACAAAAGAATTTGGATCATTTGAAGAGATCGTTCCGGTACCAACAATAGTTGTCCCAGGCGAAGACGGTGCTCCTCCAACCATAGTTCCTTCATATGTTACAGTAAATACTCATGCTATATTTACCAGCGGCATATCTATATATCCTAATTTAGATAGCTATAAGGGAAGTATTCTAACCCATATGGGTTCTGGAAATAAAGTAGAATGGTCTAATGCTCCGTACTTAAAAGCAGATGGGGCCACATGGACAAGGTTTCCTAAAAGGCCAATATTTATTGACGGAGATAGAATAATATTTTATAGAGACCAGCCAGCATGGGCACAAGACTGGGTTAATAGTCCAACACCAGAAATACTTAAAAAAGAATTTGGTATTGGTGAGGATACTATAGAATTGATAACGTTAAAGGACAGATCTGTTACACAAGTTAAGTTTGCTACCACAATTCTTTACGGTGTTGGAGATGTTCAAACAGAAGATGGTCCAGACTTATTGACTCCATTAACATCTCTATTTACTACCGTATCATTTATTGATCCTGATGACACGGCTTCTGGACTAGAAAAAATAGGCTACGCTGTTAAAATCTGTAGTCCAAAACCATGGGATGGAACAGCAAAAACTAATACTAATGGATATGCATTTTCTGTTACTAAGGGAGCTTATCTTAGTATGCAGTTGTCTCCAGATGCTACTAAGAGATTTAATTGTATTGATGGGTTTCCTAACAGCCCATTCAGATTTAAACCAAGCACATCAAATAATATTAGCATAAGACCAAATGTTAATACTGGTTTTAATTTACTAGCAGAAAATATTGACTTCATGGTTTTTGGTCAACGCCAAACAAAGTTCAATAATTATGAAGAAGAGTTATTTGATTTAGACGACTCTCTTACGCCTAGTGGTTTAATTCCAGCGTTTAAGATAGATGCCAATATACCCAATGCTGCTAGTGGTACTGTAGAGTCAGGGGTTTACTATGTTAAATACTTAGATAGAGCTAGACTTAATCCTTCGGGATGGAGTTATGACAGTAATCCAAAAATTACTATAAACTCTAAGACAGCATATCAGATATCTTCATTAGCTACTGGAATTAATGCTGGACTAGGTCTATATGCTGATTTAACAGTAAGCGGAATAACCTACAGCACTCAGCTTATAGCAGATAAAATATTCTTGAATCCAAAGCCAACAGATGATAACTCTGGTGGGTATATTGCTAATTCATTGCTTACTCTCGACAGATCCGGAAGGGTCATCTCTCGTGTTCCTAGACAAAATCCCACAGTTCCATCAGCACCAAGTGGCATAAGACTAGATCCTGGTCATACTAATGGAATAGGAAACACAGAAGTTTCTCTCGTATGGATATCGCCAGAGAATGATGGTAGAAGTGCTTTGTTAGGTTATTCTCTACAGTTCTCTAGTAACGACGGAGAAACATGGACAGACTTACCGAATACCTTATATAGTATTGACAGAGCGTCAGAAGTTACTCCATTAGCAACTATTGTTGGATTATCTCCTCTTATCTCATATAGATTTAGAGTTGCTGCACAAAATGGAATTGGTGTTGGAGATTATTCAAGTGGTTCTGCTCCTATTGTTCCTGGTTCTGAAGTTCCCAAAAGACCAGATAATTTCACTTCTAGTAGAGTATTTGATGAAACACTGTATTCTAATATACTTCTTTCTTGGGATCCTCCTCAAGCCGGAGCAGATTCTGTATTGGGATATGTTATCGAAGAGTCAACAGATGGCGGAGCAACTTGGCAATACTACAATTTACCAACAGCACTAATATCCTCAGATTCAGAGTTAATATCAGCAACAGAGTCTGTTGTAGATTATGTATATAAAATATCAGCATGGAATTCTTACGGTCAGAGTGCTTTTGCCTATACTTATGTTCAGGGTAATGCTATTGATGAAGCTGATCCTGAGGAAGAAGCTAGACAAGAAGAAACAGCAAATGACGTTTTAAGTAATTGGGATTTCGGAAAAGTACTATTTACAGGAGTATGCCCCACATGAGCCTTCTACTATTTAAAAGAGACGAAACAGGATTCGGTCATCCATCACCAGAACAGTTATCTGTCGGAGAAATTGTTATCAATAGCGTCACAGGCAAACTATATACTAAGTTAGTAGATGGTTCTGTTATAGAGTTTATAGGACAAAAAATTTGTTTTGATCCTCTTCCAGAAATATTTACACTGTATGAAAATTCATTAATATCCAATGATATTGTTACTAATTTTTGTTGTACTGGTGCTTTATTAGAATTTGAGGTTAAAAAACTAAAGTTAGAACCAACACCGTATTCTTTTAGATTTATAGAACTAACGAATAATGCTGACCCGCAAGATATAACAATCCAAGCCCCTAAATTTTCTATATACGAAGAGATTACCCCTGCAACACCACCGAGTACAACAGTGACTACTCTAACATACAGAAAAGCTATTGTTCCAATTAACTTAGCTATAAATCTAAGCACTCAAGGGATTAGTTTGTTTAAGTTTGGTGTTATAGGAGATCCTAGTAGACCACCAATATTAGAAAAAATTGTAACCATCAGATGTCAAGAATCAATATAGGACAACCTTTATGATAAATACTATTAATCACAGTCTAGAAGAAGGTGAAGCTGGATTACTACTTCGTTTTAATGTTGATTTAGCACAGCTCAAAAAGAGAGACCAGTATATCGTTCAGTTTGATTCTCCTGTTTCGTTGCCATATGATCCTCCTGTTACTCTGTCTTTCACACCAGACCCACCATCCTATTCGATTATAAATAGTGGCGGAATTATTCCACAAATTTTTGTTAAAATCAAATCTCTTCACAGAGCAGAAACTAAAACTTTACTAAGATTAACTATTAAAGACGTATATAATAATATTTTATATATTGACTATTTGTTAATAGTTTGTTCACCACAGTCCACACTAAAATTTGACGCATCACTATTACCGTCAAATATTGCTGGTAATATCGGAGATAATGGCGGTAGTAGAATTAAATTATCTCAACCAAATACCATTAGATTAGATAAGGGAATGTCAGTTAAAGGTCCTGGTCTATCTGATAGTATATCATATACTATTAGAACCATAGAAACTAATGACACTATTGAATTAGATAAATTAATACCAACATTTGATAATAGAACAATAACTGGAACATTTATTTTTACTAGAATTACAGGATGTGTCGATCCTGGCTTACTATCTCTAAGATCGTCTCAGCCAGTATATACGATTTTAGATTTTAGTAATAATTGGACATACGAAATTGGTAATAGAATTATTGCTCAGTTTATTGTAGAGAATAAAAACGATAATCTAGATACTCTCGTATTATTGCCAATTAAAAATGCTTCTTTGTTAAATAATTCTGACAACTCGGCTTCAATACCAAGCATCTCTGTAATTAAAGGTGCGGGTAGAGTTATAGGCGATTCTCAGTGTTTATCCGAACTAGTTTTTAGTTAATTGATAAAATAATAGCATGGTGTAATTAATTATGAGTTTCCATATTTTGAGTAAATAATATGATTATAAATAGCCAGTTTTTTATTACATACTACATAGGCACAGAGCCACTTCCGCTCAAAACCGTACCACCATCACTACCTATCAATAGTGTTGGTCGCATAGAATACGACACTTTCATACAAGCCATAGACACAATTTACGGCAGTCAAACTCTGGATGGTTCGATTCCAAAATTCTGGACTAGAAGAACCCAGTCCGTTGATCGATTAGGAAATATCAGATATTTTTATGAACCACACCCTGATTCTACATTATCTCAATTAGATAGTAAGTCTTCTTATTATTTTATTATTAGAGATACTACAGAAATTCCACTTAGAGTTCCTTCTGTTGGTGGATTATTATTAGGGTTTACAGATGCTAATAAATTACCAAATGTTCTACCAAGCAGCATACCAAACACAGGACTGTCTACCGATAGTAAATATGCTTTCTCTCCAAAGATCGAAAATTTACAACCTTACGAACAATACAGATACGAATTTAAAACAGTTAACTCTAATTGGCCAGTAAGTATTAGCTCCATATCTGGCATAATTAAACCATCAACCGACAGAGCTTCTATAGAGAGCAGTATCGGTTTCTGTCCCAGTACTGGAAATTGTGATACTAATATCATGCCTTTTACACTACCAGAAGAATGTACCTTATCTGGTTCTGATAATAAAACAATTACTATGCAGTTGTCAATAATGCCAGTATCTTACAATGGTATGGAAGTATTGAGTAATCAGTTTACAATTGAGTGTAAAGACTGTTTGCCAAAACCTTCCATAGTCATTTCTGGAAAATCTTCTCCTCTTGTAGTAGAACCCACAGGAGATGATGCAGAGCCTGCGTCTTATTCCTTTGAGTTGCTTACCAAAAATTTAGAATTAGATAAAAGCTATTCCTATAATATTGAAGTATTGAGATCAGAGTGGCCATTCCTATTTACTACTCCGACATCTGGTAATATAATAATTAAATCTTCAACAGACAAGCCTTCACTAGATGGTAAAATATTTTTCTGTCCAACAACTGGGCTATGTCCACCAAATATTAATGGTGTTGGTAGCTACTCTGTTCCATCATATCCAAAATTCTTAACCGGAGCAGCGTCCTATAATGTTACTCTAAGAGCCGTATTAAATTCTGCTGAGTGCGATACAGAAACCATATATAGTTTACCTATCACCATATCATATAAAAATTAAACCATGAATACAGAACAACCATCTTCACAAACTAACTTTGTATCTTTAGCTGATACAACAGAACCAACAAAAGGCCATATCCAAGATCTATCTGCATCGGTTAAAGGATTAATAAAAAGATTAGAATATAAATATGAAATAGAGGGATTGGGAGCAAATTGGCCATTGGCCATAGTGCCTATTTCTGGTACGTTTATTGCCGCTTCAAGAACAGCAGAGATCAAAGTTAAAGCAGTTTTCTGTCCGAGTATTGCTTTGTGTCCTTCTGGCAGTCCTGATGTTTTAGACTATAGTTCTAATTATAGCTATGGTATTGATAAAACAAAAAATCTACTATTTTCTACAGTTAGAGCTAAAGTGTCTGAAGTAAATTCTAATAGTGATTTTCTATATAGCGAACCAGTCACACTCTCTTGTTCAAATTGCTTACCTCAAGTTGGTCCGAGAGTTATATTACCGGATACTATGATATTAAATACTGGCACCAAAAATACTATTACCGTTAGTGGTGTTGCTAGTGGTATCTCTCCTGATATTAGATACTCTTACATATTTAAAGTACTAGATTCTACATGGCCTGTTGATCTGTATCCTATAAGCGGCACTGCCCAGAGCAATACCAATGAGCTTAAGCTATTTACTCAACTAGTATTTTGTAAAACTTCCGGACTATACGATTCTGGTATGTGTAGCGATTCAGATAAAAGAGCTACTGTTAGTTTAGAGCTATTGCCGTTGTCAGATGATTTTGAAACAGTGTCTATACTAGCTGTCAACGATACTGAAAAATTAGTCAGTAATAATAGTCTAATACATTGTAATAATTGTTTACCCTCAAATCCAAAAATTACTCTACCAGAAACCCTAACATTGAATAGCAGTACTAAAAATACTATCGCTATTACTGGAACAATAAGTGGAATATCTCCCTACACAAGATACTCTTACGTGTTTAAAACACTAGATACTACTTGGCCAATTGAACTATATCCCATAAGTGGTACAGCATATACTAATGGTGAAGAGTGTAAAGTTTCCACCCAGGTGGTATTCTGTAAAAATTCTGGATCATATGATTCTGATGCTTGCGGTACTATTAAAAGCAAAAGAGCTACTATTAATTTAGAGGTAAGCTCTTTAAATAATGCTATTAAATTAATAAGTAACGATAGTCTAATTTCATGTGATAATTGTATATCTTATCCTAAGGTTACTTTACCAGATATTGTCTTATTAGATGATAAAACCCAAAATATCATTACTGTTAGTGGTGTTGCTAGTGGTATATCCCCAGATATTCGTTACTCATATAGATATAAGGTACTAGATGCCACATGGCCAGTTTCTCTTTATCCTTTGAGCGGAACTATTAAAAGTGCTACCGAAGTAGTATCAATACCAAGTCAGTTAGTATTTTGTGAAACATCAGGGAATTACCAAACTGACATGTGTGGCACTCCTAAAGAGAAGAGAGCAACACTAAGTCTGGAACTAACGCCACTAGCATCAGATACTGAAACAGTATCAATTCTGTCTATTAATAATAGTAAGATTATCAGCAACGACATGATTGCAGAATGTGACGGTTGTATACTATATCCCAACGTTTCCCTAGTCGCATTATCTTCAAATACCAAAGCTGTTACCTCTGGAGTCATTCCTAATAGCGGAGTAAATCCGGCTGTGTCAGGATCAGGAGTATCAGCACTTGGAGATTTACAGCAGATGAGTTCTTCTGTACCGACTGTAGGTATAACAACCTCTTCTACCAGTGTCCTACCAATAAGTACAAATAAGGCTAATAGAATAAATATTGCTGCTTCTATTCAAAATGTAAAAATTAATCGTACCTATAATTATAGTTTAGAAAATATTGACTCTAATTGGCCGTTGTATGTAGGTTCTATATCTGGTCAAATTACCCCTGTTTCTAGTACCACCACACTAAATTTTGTTGGAGAGTTTTGTCCAGCTCCGTCGGTATGTCCATCTGGATCATCTGCTGTAATACCATATTCTACAGTTATTAGTCATACTAACTCTTATACATCATCATCATTTAGACTTAAGCTGGTTGACCCGATCATTACAGGCTCTTATTATAGTAATAACATTAGGGTCTACTGTAGTGACTGCTCTCAGAATTTTGCCCCAACTGTGGTGTCGTCTCAGGTTTCGGAAAACCCCTCTTGTTAAATAAATAAGGTATATATAATGTCAAATGTTAAAAGCATAGGAATTAAAGTTAGTGGCTTAAGTCCACTAGAAACATATAATTATCAATTTTCTAATAAGGGCGGAAACTGGCCTGTAAGAGTATCTCCAATTTCTGGAATATTCAAGCCTAATTCTCTAGATAATGTATATGAAATTAGATCCTATGTAGAATTTTGTCCCACCACAGGCTTATGTCCAGCAACAGACCCAAATGTTCTGTACAATGCCCCGCCAGTGGACGTTAATTCTGGTGCGTCTGTTGATAGAACAGCATTATATTCTGTGGTAGGGTTGTCTGTTACTTCTCACACAACATCAGAAAATGTTTTAGAAAATCAAACACTAGTACAATGCGATAACTGTTTGCCAAACATTACTCTAGCTACTGAAGAAACTATATTATTGAATGATTCTTCATTAAATACCAAACAAATAGCTACTTCTGTTAATGGCTTAATTCCAAATCAAATATATAACTATGAATTTTCTGCTATTGATAGTAATTGGCCAATAAGAATATCTCCTAGAACAGGATCTATAAGATCAGCATCTGATTCTGCAACTATTAGATCCTTAATAACAGTATGTAATAGTGCTGATGATTGTGTAAATTCACTGGAATATAATCCTACTCAAAATTGTGATATCGGACAAAATCCTTTTGCTGCCATTAAATTAACGATAACTCCAGAAGGGGGTTATCAGTCTCCAGTATCTTCTGATTTTACTGTTGTTTGCGAAGATTGTATTCCAAAATTATCTCTAGTATTACCATCAACAATACAATTAGATAGAATATCAAAAAATAAAACTTCTATGAATATGGTAGCATCTAATTTAAAAATTGGAAAACAATATGTATATAAGATTAATAGTGTAGATGCTAATTGGCCAGCAATTGTTACCCCAATGAGTGGGAAATTAACAGCACACTATGATCGTATGGATATTCCAGTTAAAGTTACTCTTTGTTCTTCCACAGGACTATGTCCATCAAATAATCAAGACGTTATAGATTATAGTATAGATGATACTTGTTTATTAAATTATTCTAATCTAGATAGATTTGTCAGGTTTAATGCGGATATTTCCGCAGATAATTGTGTGGAGTCATTAGATAGAGTTTATAGTAATGATGTCCTTATTAGCTGCGTAGACTGCTTACCAAAAGTCAAAGTCTACATCCCTAATACTACATTATTATCTTCAGACTCTACTACAAATGTAACTATTTTTAATGCTGACTTAACTGATCTTACGCCCAGACAACAATATGAGTACAAATTTAAATCAGTAGATGGCAATTGGCCTATCTTAATATCTCCAATAAGTGGAACAATAGTATCAGACAGTACTAGTGCAAGCATATCATCAAGACTAACATTTTGCAGATCAACTGGATTGTGTGATGGGGTAGATAATTTACTAGATTATACATATGATACTAGTAGCTTATACACAGAGGGACTAGAAAGATATGGATCTATAGTTTTAGAAGTTAATCCAACGGATTGTTTCGATATGTCTAAGAGTACTAGCAATACTATGTTGGTTAGATGCGACAATTGTCTGCCAAACCCGACCTTGACCCATCAAACCAATTCATCAACATTATCTGTGCCAGGAGTCAGTCGCTATCAGCTCTCAACGTCTGCACAAAATTTGATTGTTGGTGAAACATATAGGTACAATATCAATTATATAGACAGCAACTGGCCAACCATAGTATCAAAACAATCTGGACAATTCGTTGCTGTTGCTGCTAATAAAAACATAACAACAGAACTACAGTTTTGTTTTCCTAGCGGAACCTGTTCGCAAAATCCAATAGACGTGATGCCATATAGAGTAAGTCCGATTACCAGCAACACAAATAAATATGCAATTATTAATTTATCTATAACAGATATTACTAGCAATAATACTCCTGTTATTAGTGATGATTTTTCTCTAACTTGTTCTAATTGCTTACCAGACATTAATTACACTATAGCCTTCTCTGGTAGCCCAACTCTAGTATTACCAAGCAACTGCTGTTCTGGTAATCAGGTTATGAGAGTTAATATTGGTGGTGCTGTGCCTGGAGATATACACAATTATGTATTATCTTCATCAACACCGAACGTGTCTTTTATGCCATCAACTGGTCAGATCGTCTTTAAGCAAGGGGGGTCTGGAACAATTATTAGTATGATGAGCACAGCACTAAGTGACCAAACATCAGCTATAGCACAATGCAAGCTGACTAATATTAGTTCAAACATAGAAGCTGTTGACTTTTTGGTTATAAAATGTGGATCCAGTGCTTGCTAAATCTAAGATATAAGAGGATTTGATAATGCTAGATATTATAGGACTAAATACTGCCAACTATAAAAATTGTGTAGAGTGGAGATATTTACCTGGAGACTTAACAACCGTTGGCTATAATGGTGGTCCTAGTTCATATTATACTTATGATCAGTCTGGTAATGTATGGGAATGGACAGATAGTTTAGATACTATTACATACAATAATACTGATTATTATTATCGAAAAATCCGTGGCGGGTCTTTTAAAGAGAGTGCTCAAAAATTAAGTTCATTATATAATCATAGTAGATATGTTAGTGATCAACCAGATTCTGATAATGGTCTGGTTCTGAAAGATGATGTAGGCTTTAGGGTTGTATCAAGAACTAATCCCTTGTCTCTTTCTTATTTTGTAACTGTTTCTGATCCTGGTAATCAGCCTTTAGTTTTAACCGAAGACTATGCTGGATCATATGGTTCTGTTGATTATGAATATGCAATTAGTCAATTAGAAATTACTAATGATGATTATGTGATGTTTTTAAATGCTGTTGACCCAAATGGCTCTAGAACCCAATTGTCTCCAACATCTAATACTTATGGTCAGCCAACAGCCAACAATCAGAATATTCTATATCATTTTTATATGTCGTCTGATCCTAGAGGTGGGATTGACTTTAATCCTGGAGAAGCTGTAGGTAGAAAATATTTTTCCAAAAATAATACTGGAAATAAACCCGTTAATTTTATTACATGGTATATGGCAGCTAGTTATTGTAACTGGCTACACAATAAAGTCTCGGATCCAAATACTACAACCACCAATAGTGGAGCATATAATTTATCTTTGGACGACAACTTAATAGTACGTGATCCAAATAGTTATTATAGTTTACCTTCGGATGATGAGTGGTTTAAAGCAGCTTATTATAAGGGAGGGTCCGCCGATGCAGGATACTGGACATATGCAACAGGTTCCGATGATGCTCCATCGTGTATTGATATTGATGAAAATGGAATAGGTCCATGGCAAAAATCACAAGATTATGTTAATATATCCTTAAAAAATCTCAATATTGGACACTCCTATACTGTCTCATTCTCCGTCTCTAAGAACTCTCTATATTCAGTAGAATTAGACAAAAGCGAATATACATTCATAGCTTCTGCTATAACAGAAAATGTTTTAATATGTGTTACTAAGTATTTGGTAGTTGATTTTTGTATAGTAACATCAACATTATTTAATAATACAACAAATACTATTGAATCTGTAGAACCAACAGTCATACAATGTTCTTCAAGAAATGTTTGCAAACTAACTAGAACTCCTACTCCAACAAAAACTGTTACTCCAACACCAGCAGCAAGTCAGAGTCCTACTCCAACAACAACTCCTACTCCTACGATAACTCCAACAATAACACCAACAATCACAGTTACCTCAACTGCTACTCCAACAGTAACCAGAACAGCAACGCAGACCCCGTCTCTTACAGCTTCTGAAACTGCTACTCCGACAGCCACAAGAACATCCACTCCAACACCCACGCCTACAATTACTGTAACAAGAACAGTTACCCCGTCTATTACTGCCACAGCTTCATTAACTCCAACTATAACAGTAACAAGAAGCGAAACACCTACTCCAACAGTAACCAAAACAACAACACCAACACCAGCAGCTAGTCAAACACCAACGCCAACCGTTACTCCAACAATAACAGCATCTAGAACGCCAACCGCTACAGTTACTCCAACAATCACCATTACTCCTAGTATTACTATAACCAGAAGCTCAACTCCAACGCCAACAGTTACTCGAACAAGTACTGCTACTCCTACGGTAACACCATCGGTAACGACCTCATTAACTCCGACTATAACAGTAACTAGCACAAATACAAGAACACCAACACCAACAAGAACAACAACACCAACAGTTACTCCAACATTGACCCCTACTCCATCAAGACCTTTTGCTTTTGTCAGCACATGGAATACATTAAGTACTAGCACTGGTAGTAGTGGGTCTAATCAAATTAGACTACCATTAATATTAGGAGGAACTTATAATTTTACTGTTAATTGGGGAGATGGAACTAGTAATAATATAACTTCTTGGAACCAAACCGAGACAACTCATACATATACTAGTACTGGTAGTAAAACTATAACTATTACTGGAACTATCAAAGGATGGGAATTTAATAATAGTGGAGATAGATTAAAGATTACTAATATTAGTAATTGGGGTCCGGTAGATCTGCATGTGGCTGGCAGTTCCAGAAACTTTAGTGGTTGTGCTAATTTAAATATTACTACTGGAGGATCTCCAGGTATGCCAGTTCTTTGTACTGGCATGTTTGAGGGTTGTAGTGCTCTTGTTGGAGTTGGTATTAACGATTTTAATATGGCGAATGTAATCAATACTTCATATATGTTCTCTTCTTGTCCATTCTTTAACGCTCCAATTAATAATTGGAATACTAGTAACATAACCAATATGAGTGGCATGTTCTTTGGAGCTACTAGCTTTAATCAGCAAATAGGAACTTGGAATACTAGTAAGGTTACTAATATGAGCAGCATGTTTAATGGGGCTGCAAGTTTTAATCAGCCATTAAATACTTGGAATACTTCAGCAGTTACTAATATGAGTAGTATGTTTGCCAATACGGGCCAGTATAATCAAAGCATGAGTAGTTGGGACACCAGTAAGGTTACTAATATGAGTAGCATGTTTTTAAACGCTCTTGCTATGGACCAGGACATTAGCATGTGGAATATATCTTTGGTAACGTCTATGGATGTAATCTTAAGAGGTGCAGTTAAGTTTAGTCAAACCAATTACCATGCTTTACTTAATTCTTGGGGTAATGGTACTACACCTACTCAAAATAACATTAATTTTACTGTTGATCAAGAATATTCCTCAACAAATGCTACAATAGTAAGCAGAAGACTATATTTAATAAATAATAGGGGTTGGAATATTATTGATCATGGTAATGAAACTAGTATGATATTAAAATATAATAATACTAACGATAGTAGATATAATGTTAATAGTGGTTGGTATAGCACTAATGAATTCTTTACTATACTTAGGCCAACAGCAAACGATACCATAGTAGAAGTTAACTGGGGAAATGGACAAAATTTTGTATATAATATAGGCAACAACGTATTAGCAGGAGTCTATGCTCCTGCTTATTCTACAAATACTACATATACTATTAGAATAACAAAAAGAAGTGGGTCTGGAAATATTCGACTGTCTCCTTTTCAATTTTATAATTATGGCGCTAGTTACGGTAACCCACAGTATTATACTCCATTTCAAAATAGCGTAACTTCCATAGATAGATTTGGAAGTAACATCATCCTTAGCGATAACGGAAGTCATTTTGCTTATTATTACAATCTTGTTTCGGTGTCAAATATAGATGCGCCAATCAATCCACCAGACAATTCCTATCGTAATATCTTTCTTGGTTGTTCAAAGTTTGTTGGAACTGGTTTGAACAATTGGAATACTAGCTCTATAACTGATATGTATGCTGCATTTCAGAATAATACTAGTTTCACTTTTGATTTGAGAAACTGGAATTTATCTAATGTTGCAAATATGGATTATATGCTAACTGGCGCTAATAATTTTGGTACGACAAACTATAGTAATCTGTTAATATATTTAAATGATAATAATATTAAAAGTAATGTTCCTTTAAGAAGTAGTTCTAGATATTTTAACCAAGCCAGCGTAATTTCTGCTAGAGCTAGTTTAGTATCAAGAGGATGGACTATTATAGATAGCGGAGCAATATAATGAAACTAATTAATAATACTAATAAACACATATACTATTATATCTCACAAGACCAAAGTTATGGATTCTTGAATTTTGGACAACAACTAGAAACAAACAGAAATGTTGTTTCTTTTTTATCGGCTGAAGAATGGAAAAATCATATTAATACTACACTAGGAACAGACACTTGGCTGAACGAAAATTTAAAAAAGGAACTAGAAGAGCAAAGTAAAGATACAGCAAAACATAGCGATGTTGGATATTTAACAGCTTACAACTTTAGACTACCAGTAAATGAAGAAACCGATTCTAAGCTTAATCAACTATTATCGTCCAACACAGATCCTGTGAGAATAACTGCTATGTCGGGTGACGTTTATACTTTAAGCAAAGATAATCTAGTATCTTTAATTGATCAATATACAAAAGACAAACCCTTATATCTAGCTATGGTAGAGAAATAATATGTTATTAACTTGCAATAGTGCTAATTACGGAAGCAGAGCAGACTGGAATACGTTAGATGGTAATGTATCAACAGTTGGTTCTAATGGCAAAAGTAGTTACTATGGCACTTTTGATCAAACGGGAAATGTTAATGAGCTATTAGACACTATTAGCGGTAGTTATCCTATGATTCGCGGAGGTTCTTTTAATAATGAACAGACATATCTAACCAAAACATATTTTGGTACGCAAGCAGTAGACGGTAAGACTAGTAATATCGGATTTAGGGTGGCTAAAGCATCTTCAAGCATAGATGCTACTAATTATGTTTTAGTTGAAAATAAAGATAACGGTGGAGATGGTGGTGGTGTTTTTAGTCCTGGTAGAGTCAATTATGACTATCAAATAAAAAAATATTTAGTAACTAATAATGAGTATGTAGAATTTTTAAATGCAGTCTCTACTAAGCCTAATACTCTTGGATTATGGGATATTAATATGACCGACCCTGTAAATCCTCCAGCCGGATGGATAAGAACAAGAGGTGGTATAAATCGTGCTCTGATTAGCGGATCATATGTCTACACTGTTTCTCCAAACATGGGTAACAAACCCGTAAATTATATCAACTGGTTTTCTGCTGTTAGATATATTAATTGGTTGCATAATGGTAAACCAACTGGCGCTCCAGCAGCTAGTACTACAGAGGATGGAGTCTATACGTTACCCGGTTCTGTTATTCAAGGGACCAGCAAACCATCACCGAATAATAAAAATTCATACTGGCTTCCTTCGGAGGACGAATGGTATAAAGCCGCATACTACGATCCTAATAAAAACGGACTTGGTTTACCAGGATACTGGACTTATGCAACAATGTCTGATTCTATTCCTGATGCTGTTGTTGTTGATGCGACAGGAACAGCAAATAATACACATAGTAATCCTAATATTTGTATTAGTCCCACACCAACTCCAACAGTTACTCCATCTATTACGGTGTCTCCAACAGTGACTCCTAGTATAACAGTGTCAGTATCTGCAACACTTACAGCCACTCCTACAACAACACCAACAATTACTATTACATCTAGTGCTACTCCTACTAAAACACCGACTAAAACTCCAACCATGACTCGTAGCTTAACTCCGACTCCAAGCTTAACCGCTAGTGTTAGTCCTAGTGTTACTGTCTCAATATCTCCAACAAAAACCCCAACAATGACCAAAACACTAACTCCAACAGTTACTCCTACTGCTAGCGTAACTGTCACTCCTTCAAAGAGTTTGTGTGCGCAGAAGAAATTAGGAGAATTATTGTATCAGAGTTCTGTTTATGTAAATGACGATATTAAGATACTGCATAAAGGATTTTTATTACAGGGTAAATTATTGCCTAATATAAGTGTTTTATACGAAGTTCCAGAACCACCCTCAACAACCAGCACAACACCAAATCCAACAAGAACGCCCACACAGACTCCAAGTTTGTCGCCGTCGCCTACGCCTACTGGTACTTAGTTAAATAAAAGGACTTAGGACTTTATGGTATATTCCCAAGATTTTTTAGATTCAACATTAGATAATATTAATAATATAACAGCTATGACAGCAGGATCAAGTAGTCCTGTTGTACAAGTTCTATTTAAAGGGAGTGGTGTTCATAGTGTTGGTGGACCAACTCCATTTGTTGAATTATCAACGTCTGTTGAAAGTAATTCTGTTGGTATTCCAGAATCTACTACTACTAAAATTACATTAACTGGTAAAATTGTTAGACCCCAAGCTGCTAATGCTACTGGTAGCGGTATTAGCCATGTATTGAGTGGCATAAAACAATTAAATGATTTATTTAAGCCAGAGGAGTTTGGCGAGTTTAAAATACAGTGTAGCTCTAATGATATTTATAGTGTTACTGGAGTTAAAGTTGTTAGTGTAGATATTAGTAAAACTAGTGATAATTGGGTACAAACGGCCGATTATATAGTAGTGTTGGAAGGATATAAAAGTGCAATATCAGGATATTCTGTTAAAGGACTAGTTGATTCATGGAGCATAGAGTCTTTGGAAGATTATACATATAGTAGTTTTACAATTAATAATATTACTCAAAAACAAGAACATCATAATCCTAATTTAAAACCTACAGCACCATCAGTCGGTAATCCACAACCAGGAGGAACACAGTCCGGAGGTGGTGGAGGTATGAGTCCAAATGTTAATACTGCTACTCTAAATGTAGTGTCTATTCCACAATTTAAAGTTAGTCATACTGTTAGTGCTATCGGAGTGCCTAGTGGTACTGGAGGTACTCTCTCTAATACTGGCTTAATGAATTCTATTTACCTAAATGCTAAAGCTTGGGTAGATTATAGATTAAATTATAGCATAACAGCATCTTCAACATCTACTCCATCTGGCCTAATTTTTCTTAATAACCCAGGACAGACTCCTCCTTATCATTTAGCCACAGGATATTTGTATAATCATATTCGTAATACAAATTTTAGTATGACAGAAGGTAAATACGAGGTAGTAGATAATTGGATAGCTATGCCAACAGGTATTGGTTTTATAGAAGACTATAATATAGATATGTCTACTGATGAAAAGTATATTCATACCGTAAGCGTTAAAGGAGAAATTAGAGGATTATCTTTGGGAGGTGAGTTCGGCTCTGCTCACACTCATGTTACAGGAACTAATATGAGTAGTTTAAATGCCCCTCCTTCATTAACAGGATATGGAGGAACCACAGGAGGAACACTCAACCATGATGTTCCAGATGTAACTTCGTCAGTGAGTGCGGCAACAACTATAACAACAAATAAATATCAAAACGCACTAAGTGGATGGATATATGATATTAAACCATATTTATATCGTAGAGCTTGTGTATCTATGAGTACAGCAGATAGAACGGTCGGATATGTTGCTCCATACGCTGATAATGGCCCACAATCTCCTCCAAATAATCCCGTATATGCTATGCATAGTTTATTAAATATTATTCCAGTATCCACTTCAGAATCTCATAATACTCGTAAGGGCGTTATTTCTTATTCTTATGATTTTAATAATAAGTTTACAATGATTACAGGAGTAATTGCAGAAAACGTAAGCATAGAAGATACCGGTCCAGTTGATGTTATAGGAGAAGCATTCGTATTGGGTCGCGCTCTTGGTCCAGTTTTACAAAATCTTGGAACAAAAACCACAGCTAAAAAGAGTGTATCTATAGAAGTTACTGTTGTTCCACCATCTAGTTTAGCCGGATTCTTCATGCAGAATAGTGTTTGTCCATTATGGACAGGAGGAACAATATTTACTACTATTACAGGTATACTTGAGGCTTTAAAACCATTCGGAGATAGAGCATCATCATTTATTGGGGCCTCTCCTGTGACTCGTGGAAATGCAACTAATGATACTGGACAAGTGTTTGTTGCTCAAGACAACCAAAGTTGGGATCCTACTAATGGAAAATATGTTCGCTCTGTTGCTTGGAATTATCAACAATGTACAAATTCTAGGAACTGGTTAAATCACTAATTATGCCAACAAGACCGTGTAGTTCTGAACCTAAACAGATTGCTCAAACACTATTTTTAGGAGCTAGCGTAGCTAGTTATAGCACTAATGCTGGTTGGGGTAGTCAACCATCTCAAATTACTGTTAATCTTATAGAAGATGAAGTTGCACCAAAATGTTTGCCAAGCACCAATGGTACTCCTACTGGACAAACATACAATCAGTTTGCTGCTTCTAGTCATGGTAGTGAAGATGATCATTATACTACTTGTGAAGGAATTGGTTGCTATGTTGATAAATATAGTGGAGAAGCTGCCAGCAATACCACTCCTGTTGAAAATCGTATTCTCCCAGGAAAAGTTTATTATTTTTTAGATACCGATGGAGGCTTAAAGTCTCGTTATTGGAAAAAACCAGATCCTGGATTTTTTGGAAATAGCACAAAAATAGATGATAATGGAGCTGATCAAACCGCAGGCACTACAACATATAAATATGATATTATTGATACTCCTGTTTATTTTAAAATGGGTAAATTTACTTTTGGAGGTTTTGTACAATCTTGGTCAAGAAATTTAAATAGTGGAGGAAAACAATATAGTGTTATAATTAATGGTCCATCAGCTATCTTAAAATCTTGTTATGTTATATTAGATAAATTTGCTGGAGCAATTTTTAGTAAAGCCACTTTAGGCAATCCGTATTATGGTACTCCTAAAAATTATACCCAAGCTAATGGCAATGTTACTTATGATAATACTGATTTAAACAGGGGAATTTTGCCTAATGTTTTTAATGTTTATGGTTTTTTAGAATCTTTTGGCACAAATAATTTTGGCGGTTCTGGTAAAAACGAAAATGGAGTTAGTCTTAACTATGTTTTAGACGCTCTGTCAATATTAACATCAATAGCTCCAGGGACTACTCAAGGATTGTGGGCTACTGGAACAACACTCCCTAGATCAGCATTTTCTCCATTTGGACGAATAATATCCAAATGTATGGCAAAAGATAAAGCAAATAGTGAGATATATAACACTATAGGAACTGGTTTTTCTTCGTTTGGAATTATTCCACCACAAGTAGCAAACATGGGCGCCCCAAACACCGAAGGAGGAAACAGATGTCAATTTGCTTTAGATTTGAACGAACTTATCTACTCAGATCTTGCCAGAACAGTTAAACGAATGCCCGATGACATTAGAACAACTGGACCAGTAATGAGTATTATGGATCTTATTGATTTGGTTGCTGAAAAAACAGGACAAGACATTTTTATAGAGATGATTCCTACACTTATTAATGGTGTTGTTACGCACGTTATTAAGGTCAGGACTATTTCTCGTTTAAAGCAACCTATTCCTAATGTTATTGAGAGCACTATAAAAAATATGCAATGTAATGGATATCACATATCCTCAAACACTTTTGGAAAAGAAAAAAACGAAACTCCATCAAGAGCAATGATAATTGGTGGACAACAGCAAAGGCTATACCAGGTTAAAAGTTATAGATTAGCATATTCTCAGTCTAATTTTATTTATAATCCTAAAACAGGTACTTTTGTTAACTACAGAGTATATAATCAACCCAATAGTAGTCCCTCTTCTCTGACCTTATTTAATTCAACCAACCAGTATGGTCACGGAAAGATAAAAACTGCTAATTTTTGTACCACTCGTAATAAACCATTAACAGACTACATAAATGCCAACAATGGATTTTCTTATCATGATATAGTGAGCGACGAAGATAAAATTGTTGGAACAGCAGCTAGTTTTACCTCCGGAGATGCCACATGGGCAGACACAAATGAAACAGGTAGCGGACTAGATTGTATTACTGGTAATTATAGTGGCACTATAAAACTAAGACCCAATGCTAGTCCAACCCCAGATCAAGACAGATGGATACCATTATATATGGATACTATTTGTCCATTTTTTGGATTTGTTAACGACGACACTGCTACGATTTCTGTTAACACAGCTAATTCTGACACCAATACTGACAGTAGACGAATTCGTCCCGTTTGGCTAGACTCATGGACTGGACAAATAAACGTTGTAATAAACGTTAATGAATTACCAGAATTAAACGTTAATTTAACTAGAGCCAACCTTGTTGGAGGATCTTTTAATCTTCCATATACTGTTGCTCGACCTATTATTGGTCCACAACGCGTCTTTAATAATACCGGATCATTAGCGTCTCTACCAAACTCAGAATATTTCTATATTACAGAATCAGAGATACGGGCAGCATTGGCTGGTTTTGATAATTTCTTAGTTTATTGTTTATCGAAAACATATAAACCAGATTTAATAGAAATGGTTAGAAGAGCATATTTTCTACAAACAAGAAAGAAATTAACAGACTTAGGAGTTTCTACTACTGAAGCTGAAGCAATTGCTTTTAAAGAAACAGACTGGTATTGGAAATTAATGGGAGGTAATATAGGCGGAGACTCGTTATATCCAGTACCAATTAGTCCAGACAAAACTGACGGAAGTCAGTATATCCAGGAAAAAGCATTACAAGACTTGAAACTATTACATAAGTTTGTAAGCGGAGTTGGTAAACACTATGGTAAAAAATATATGGTTACAGCATGGAATTTACAGGCTTATAAAGACGAAAGTTTATTCGGTGCTGCTTTTAGTACAACACAGGGATATGGATATGTTTTTTCTGGAGATGGTAAGTTAACATATAACTATACTCCAACAAATGATGGAGCTTGGGAAGAATATGGTAATATTATTGATGATAGTATTGTTGTTGGAAGTCCTGAGTGGTATTCTATAACAGATGAACAAGGTAAGATCAAGCCTATACTAGGATATAATAATAACTACAATTTTGACCATGTCAGATATGCAAAATGCATGGTTGCTAATAATACTAATTTTTCCAACACTAGTAACGAGTGGAATCAATCAAAAGCTAATCCATATTTTAGTTTTAATACTTGGTTAACTTTGCAAGAGGCTAAAAGAACTACTTGTTCAGATACTTATGTTTTTCCATCATTAGACACTTCGTCATTATCTACTTCTGAATATATCGTAATTAATCAAAAGGGCCAACAAACAGCGACTCATGGTTTTGTTACTAGTGCTGGAGGAACGTTCGGTGCAATATCATTAAGTAATGCGTTAAATTCTTATAATGCTTGGGGTGAACAGCTTAAAACAATAAATTCCGAGGGAACAACGGTAGCACTAACAAAATCCAAGGTATATATACCTACTACAGTAGAAGAAGACTATATTTTCTTAGATCCTATCAACAGAGAGTATGCTAAAATACTTATTGATTCTCCAGGATTGAGTTTGTATTTATCTAGCGAAGAAAATGCTAAAGATCCTAATAGAACAGTTATCTCTAATGTTGCCTCAGAGGATCTGATTGTTTATTTAAAAACTCATAATGTTTATGATTATGATTGGATAAGATACATGTTGAGCTATATCGTCCCCATGAGTCCTACTAATGCTATTTTGGGCGGAGACATGTTATATGGTACTCTTGCTGCTAGTAGCAATACTACAGCCAACAATGTTGAACTGGCACCCAAAGCTGCTCATCCATTCTTTGCAGCAATACCTATAAAGTCTAATGTCTGTGTTTATGGTCCATGGACTAATTATCCAAATATACGAGGAGTAGATATTTTCCCCAATAGTACTACTGTTGAGCAAAATACTACAGTCTCTCCAATAACATGCACACCATCGTCTTTTGTTACAACTGCAGAAGCAGCAAAAAAAGCAATCAATAATATGATTACTTCTGTAGAAATTGATGTTCAAGAAGATTTTGTTCCATGGAATTATGGTGGAATGTATAGTCTAGATATTGCTGCATTTAAAGAAATTGAGACAAAAATAAACTATCAGTCCATAATAGAGACCGCACAAATAGAAATGCCAGGACTTCCATTGTTTAGTCTTGGTGGATCTTTTGTTTATGCTAATCTTAATTTAAATTATCAAGCATTAACAACTAGGAATATCTCATATACTGCAAGAAATTATACTCCTTCTGTTTTGGTTGATTTAACATATGCCGGTGGTGGTTTGGTTTATAATCCTAATTCTATTAACGATAATGCATTCACATATTCTGTTGTAGACCTTAAACCAAATGCTAATACTGTTCAAGGTCCAATTATTACTAGTATTCAAACATCAATTGGACAACAGGGCATTAGTACAACTTATACTTTTAGAACATATACTAGAAAAATTGGACTATTTAATAAAGAAGAAAATGATCGAATGAAAAAATTAGCTAAAATAAATATACAACGAAATAAGCAAATAGCTAATCTTCATACGCAAATGCAAAATGTTAAGCAACAACAGCTTAAATTCATGACCGACGAAAGACTTAACAAGGCAGAATTTGGTAGTAGTGACTTATCTTCTAAGCTATATGGTTGGAGTCCTAGTATGGTAATTATTGGACAAGCAAGACCTTATATTGAAGAACCATTAAGAACTCCTAAGTATATTGAAGATTTTACCTTAAATAGTAATCCTGGTGGTCTGGGTACTCAACCAGGAACGCCTACAAACTGGAGCGTTCCATACGGAAGTGATCAGGGAGATTCATCGTCAGAAAAGAATGGATTTTTGACAGGCACGAACAATGCCAGAACTTTTCTAAAGAGCACAGGAAGAATAACATCAACAGTTCAACTATATGAAAGAAAAGAAGTTAATGGACAATTAGACAAAGACTACGGTATGCAATCTGCAATGAGTTTGGACGGTTTGTTATCTCCAATATCTTTTTATCCAACAGATAGAAATTCTACGTTCAGCTATTCTTTGCATGATACTGGTAGATGTCCATTTTGTAAAGGTACAAAGGTTAGAAGTGTTGAGACTGTAGAATATTTGTCTAATGGAGCAAAAAATAAAGGAACTATCAACATAACTTGTGATAAGTGTACATATCTTAATAAAAAATTAAATGCTGTTTTAAATATTGAAAATGCTGAAGTTCCAATCAATCTTATTACTTTAAATCCTATTATTGTTCCAAAAGGAGAATTTAAAAATAGTAATAGTCAAAACTATAGTGGTAATCATCCTGATAAATTACATACCGACCTATCTAATGTAGGAGGGTATTTAGGTCAAACACGATATTTTAGAGACAGATTAAGACATTGTATAGAAATTGTAGCACGAGGGTCTGTTCCTCAATCAAAAGCAGGATACGCTCTAGAAACTAGTCGGAACGTTAATGAAGCTAGCAGTAATATTACTGCTGATAAATATAATTTAGATTATCATAATGAAGATATTATGCTTAGTCATATGAGAAGTAAGTATGGAGACAATAATAATAATACTATAGTTCATGAAAATAATCAAAGATTTATTGGGTTGCGAGGCCCTCTAGTACTACACTCTTGGGGATATGATCAAGATGGATATCCAGCCCCTAATGCTGCTGATGAACCATATCAATTTGACTCTTATGGTCGCCCTATGAGATTTAAGATAAAGATTGTTCGTAATCCAACAACTAAAAAATACAAATCATTAAGTGTTGGAGATGCTTTTTCGTTATCAACAGAAGCAAACGCAGCTGTTTATGCTAAAACTTTTAATAGTCAATATATTCCAAGTACAGTAACAGATACCACAGATGTCTATCCTGTAGAACTAACAAATAATCTAAGGCTAGACGGAGGATTTGATCCTGCTCAGGGGTATACTGGAGACATTATTGGTAAAACACAAAAGTGGAATGGTAGTCGCTGGAGTGAAAAGGTTCTTACCAATGACTTTTATTTAAACTGGGCAGAAAGACCTGATTTATGGAAGGTTGGCCCAGTTGATTTGGTGTGGGACGAAGAAAGAAGAGTTTGGACAGGGGGTAGTGGAGGGGAGGAGTTGATGCCGCCATATGTTATGACCAATAGTAATGATATTAGTTCATTAGATGACTTTTTAAAGAAAAGAAAAAAGAAGAAGGCTTCATACCAGCATATTTATGCAACATTGGAAGAAGATTTAATTAAACAAACAGATTTTGATGAAACATATGCTACAAGAGCTTTTATCGATGATATAGAATATTCGAAAGACCCATTGCTAAGTGGATATAGGCGCTTAATATATATTAAAGATAAATGTGGATATACTGCTCCAAGAGGAACCAAGCTTCTGTGCAGATACAATAGAGTCACGGGATTCTATGAACCAATTAGCAAACCAGTTATTATGGCCAAAGGATCAATTGTTAGTAGCAATAAAGCAACAATAGAGTTACATTATGTTCAAGGCAGAAGATCAAGTACGGTACCAACAGTTTTAATGGATTATACAAACCCAATGGCGTTTACAACAACTACAAAATCAATAGGAATGTTTACGTTTATTAATGGGATGTGGACTTTAATTTCTATCAAATAATCAATGCTATCATCTAGACTCGTAGATACAACCGACAAGTGCGATATTATTAAAACATCACTAAAAGATGATTTGTATCCATACACAATATCTTCTGACGGCTCTATAATAAATTATAGCAATGGCTCTTCTCTAGTAATAAATTATAACCAACTTTCAGCAATAGGAACTTTAGCAAGTCAGTCTTATTCTTCTATTAATACTGACGCCATGGCCGACTGTTGGTTGCCAGTTATCGTAGATAGTGACACGTATGTTAGTAATAAGATGCTTTCTGATGATGGTAGTTATGCAAACGCTAATCCCGCTTTATCAAGTGGTAGATTAGGAATAGAGAACTTTTTATCTTTTACTCCAAGCTTTCGTAATTTCTCTAATGTTGGACAAATGTCTATTGACTGGTTATTAAGTCGTCATAATGTTCCATATGCAGTATATTACGGAATAATGTGTTGGGTAAGAAGAAATAGCACTTCTAATGTTATGACTATAGGAGGGTCTTCAGCAAAGCTAGAAACTTTTCCAAAAGGCACAAGACTAAAACACTCATCAAGACCAAATGATATTTTAATTAAAATTGATAATAATACATTATTTGTTGTTAATAGTCAAAGATATGTTGTGGGTACTTCTATAACGTATAACGATGAAAACACTTTTATACTTCAAGCGGGCACAATAACTCCAGATAACTATTCATTAGCAGATAAATCTATTAAAGAAACATGGACAACATTATCTACCACAACATCAACAGAGACATTGGACGGCTTTCCAATACAGGGCTTAACAAACAATGTTAGATTGTGGATTCCTGATGGAGATTGTTTTTTTTACTACGAATCAGAGCCAGAAAAAATAGTAGCAGAGGCAGCTGGTGTACCAACCAACGGCTTTATTTCGCCTTGCCTAACAAGATATTACACCTCTATATATAGAGTACTAACACTTGATCAACCAAGAAGTTTTGCTAAAAAGAATCTGAAAATTTCTAGATGCTATAGAAAAATAGCCCATGCATTGAGTACTAGTCCTTTTATTGGAGAATTTGCAATAAGAGCATTAGACTGCAAAGACATAAAAGGTATTGTTGATACGTATGTAAGCTCTAGTGCACTATCCCGAGACATTAATCAAGAAAAAACTCTTTTAAAAACCGCACTTAAAGATATTAGCTTATACTTACAAAAAACTATTACTACAGGTAATGGAACTTCTAATACCGGTATATATATTGACACAAAGCCTTCTCCGTATAGTTTAAATAACAATTTAATAGCAAATAAAAGTCAACTGTTTAATAAACTAATTACAAAATATGGCGCTGGGCTATTGATCTCCTCTTCTTCGACGCTTATAGTTAATAATTCTCTATTTAAAGATAATACTGGCGTTGTTATTACTCAGGCAATGGACTATTATTGTCCCAAAAACACAACCAATTCTTTGTTGTTTAATAATCAAAGAATATCCTATGACGGGACAACAATACAAACAGTAATGAGTAGTACAGAGTCTAAGCTTTCTATACAGAATACTATAGACAGAGAAGAGACTGTATCAATACCTCTTTATGATATTGCTAAACCAGATATCGATGGTAATAATTCATTAATCTGTCCCACACTACTGTATTTAGGATATATCGAGAAACGATATATGTCTAATGATGTATTATATCATCCTCCAAATACATTAATTAATGCCAGTTTGGTATATAAGTATGCTATGAAAACCTCCTCATACATTGCTATCGACGGTACTATTAAAGATAATCCGGTATTGATAAAAGGAGAAGAGGCCGGGCCGGAATTAGATGCTATGGATTTACTACTAAATGTAAGAGATGATGATAGTTTATTATTGCATGAGACATATATAGAAAATCAAATGTCCTTTTACTGGGAAAAGTTATCAGGTCCAGAGGACTGTGAATTTATAGAAAACAATGGGGGTTTCATAAATAGTGCCAAACCATCTAACACAACAGCCAATAGTAGGTTTATACAGCTAAAAATTAAAAATTCTGGTAAATATGTTGTACAATGTACTGTAAACTCTCCTTATGGAACATTTAAAAAACAAAAAACTATATATGTTTATGATGGGGCTGATCTTATAGAAAGGTATAACGACAATGGAGCACCTGCTACATATGTTCCCAATCCCATGATAAATAAGTGGTATGATGAAAATAATCAAATATGGACTACTGTTCCGGTAATACCAGAAAACGATCCAGAATTTCAACCTATTCCTCTTAATAGAGACAAATTAAGAGTTAGATGCAGTAAATTTAGTAGAGTTGCTATTAGTCAAGTGGGCGGAGTATTCGCTCCAATAAAAACGGGATTTACCGTTAAAGAATTTATTGGAATGGCAGGATCAGCACCTGCTAAAGAGGTTACTAAATTAGATGAGTTATATAAGTTTTCAACAAAAAAAGCATTTACTCCGACAACATCTGCTAGTTTAAGTATAACATATACTCTAGAATCTAATACTATAGCTAAAATTTTATCAATATATATTGAAAAAGTAAGGAGTAATGCTACAGGATGCGAACAATGTTATAGTTTATATGAACCCAAATTACGGGCAGAAAAAACTACAGTATTTACAGGATCTAGCAGAGTGAATGCTGTACGGTACAATCGTATTAATAAATCTCCAGAAGGTTTTTTGTTTTATAAGTACAAGAGCAACATAGATGGAACATCAGCTAATTCGATTGAAACAGTGTCCTTTGGATATCCGGAAATAACAACAAAAAACTCACCGCCGGTAAAAACATATGGAGGATATAATTTAAGTACTATTAACAGTTTTAATATTCAAAACAATATTAATAATACTGTTTATAACTCTATTATTCCTGGTTTACCAACTCCTACTGTTAATGTGGGAGATACCAACTCTATAGCTGCTGCACAACCTTCAACGCTACCTCCTGTAACAGGTTTTCCATTAGACGTAGCTAATGACGAAATTCCAGGTAAGCACAAATTATGTTACCAGAGACAATTACCATATGTAGGTGGCGGACCTATAACATTTAATAAGGGAGTTTTACATCCAAACAGCGGATGGATACCACACACATCTGATGACTACGCCATTCATGCTAATCGTAGTAGTGTTTTAAAGTTTAACCCAGGCGCTAGAAGTACCTTTAGTTTTATAGGCCCAAAACTATCTAATATTAGTTCAACGTCTGCAAATATTTCTAATAATGTTGTTGAGCCAAATATCTTATCTAGTTCTATCGATTTGAAAATATCTCCAGGTGTTCAGTGGGATCCAGATTGTGAATGTGCATCTAGCCCGGGTGGCTCGGTACAAATGTATAATGATAATCAAAAACATAAAGAATATATTGATACAACAACAAATAGGTCATCTCATGGATATAGATATTTAAATGGTGGACAGCCTAAACCATTAGAAAGAACAGCACTAACTAATGAAGCAACATATAATGACGAATTTGGAACAGATCAAGATGAGGATACATTCTCATACTCTTTTGCTGTAACTGGTCCAGCATCGGTACCAGATGAAATTGATGGTGATGACGGTAGAAAACATTTAAGAATTCCAACAGTAAAAGATTTTGGTATTAAAGATATTGAGGTTAAACTAAACTTTTTAAACTATGTCAATACTAAAAATCTTGTTATATGGCTTGAAGTTCAGCCCGATGCTTCAGAGTCCAGCTCGCGCAATAGACCAGATAGAAATGGTATCTACCCTTCACCAATAAGAGCACCCCAAAAGTTTTTAGATCAAACTATTCCACCTACTATGGTATCTGGAACTTCATATCAATCATCTATCAATTCATCCCAGTTATATGCAAACATACCTAATAATAAAATAGCAAACTATTTAGATTGCTTACTTAATGCACAGTCAGGTGTGGCTGGTGGACCGCTAAGACTTTTATTATTGAATCAAGAACACATAGAAAATAACGGATATAATCTTAGTGTTAAATTTACTGATAGTGCTTCTAAATATAATGTTCTATATGATCAAAATCTTGTAAATGGAACACCAGCAACAAGTGGAACATTCTTTCCTCCTAATCAACTTGCTAATATAGATAAACACCAAAAGATAGTCAGAAATAATGGAATAGTTAGGCCATCATTAGCTGCCAACTCATACTCAGATAGAGAGTCTTGTGAATTCAGCAAAATATTACGTAATAATAGATTAAATGTTACAGCAGCTAGTTTTAGCAAATTTAATACCAATACTTTATTCAGAAATATTCTTCCATTACAAGGCCCTTGTCCAGAAAGAGCTCCAAAACAAAAACAAGGAGATTTAGGAGGTGTTACAAAATTTACTTTAAAAATAATGGTATTAGATGAAACAGACGATATGTCTCCTAACGATACGCTAATCAACAACCAATATCTAACAGGATTAGAGTCTGCAGAAAAAACACAAAGCTCTACTGATATATTTAACTCTTTATGTAATTGGGAACTAATATTACATGTTGGAGATGTTCCTAAATTCGTTCCTCATACCAACCCTAATTTAGCATCTTATGGTAACTGTGACTCTTTATCTTTGTTAGACTATAGTAAGAATTTAAAATATCCAGGGTATAGTTTTATTGCTGATTTAACCAATTACCAACATCTATTACCGTTGGCCAATATTGATGCGCCAAATACTGCGATATCAGACACATCTCTTTGCTTAACTACCAAGAATGATCCAATAAGTAGGGGTTTTGTTGTTAAACCATATGAAAAATTTCCTGACTGGGCGATTGTACAAATTGTAGCGGCGTTATTGCCTGGAACTACTGGTACTCTCATAGGAACTGCGATGGTTCCAGGACTTGGCTATGGACAAGGATTTAATGCTATTGTGAGTTGGTTTGGAGAAAGTAGATTTTTAAGCAATTTAGAAGATTCTGGCAGGCAGATTTTTACGCAGTCTTATACTAAATATCCATTTGGTTCTCCAGAAAAAATTCTACTCAATGTTAAGAAATCAGACTCGTTGTGGTATTCGTTAGAAGCTACTATAATGAAATATCATAATACTCCACTTCTTCAATTAAAAAAACACAACTATGTTAAGGTTCAAAGAGGAATAAGTAAATATGCTACAGAATTTAATTTTGATACCATTAGTGATTACCAAGATCTATTGGATTTAAAAAACATTCCAGAAGTCTCCCTATCCTGTGCTGGGACTTTGCCCTTTCCCCGAGCAACTATTACATATCCGACAGCCTCTTATGGTAATTACATTATTAACTATGGTGATTTGGTTAACGTGACTGTAACAGGTTGCCCAGCCCCAAATAATAATGATGGTTTGTATGTTGCTCTAGATACTGGATGGAGTAAAATTACTAATCAGTCCATAGGAGACCTAACAAAATCTATATCTTTTCTAAAATATAACTCTGTATTAAGTTATAATAATAGCTTATTTTATAATGGGTTAAAAGATGATATAACAGCTTTAAAAGTTATAATTTGCTCAACACGCATACCATATGATATATTTTTTGTAGGAGATACTGTAGAATGCTATGCAAAGGATGATAGACTATTGTCTTCCGGAGGAAGTATAATAAATCCTAGTATAGTTAAAAAGGGATTAATAAATAAAAATAATAAGCTATACTCTGTTTTTGTACTAGACACAGCAATAACCAGCCAAAACACTATCTCTCCAACACCACAGACAAATACATTATTATTATATTCTAATAATACTACAAGAGAAAATAATATCAATAAAGACTATAATGCTTGGGGGCTTGATTCCAACGGCTATATTAAAGAAACTCCTCCGTATGCAGGGTTTTCTGCACATAGTGTTGGCTCTTATGGAAACGTTTCTCCTTTCGTGAATAAAAACTTATTAGATAAAAATTTTAGATATAATTCATTACAACCAACACATAAAATATTAAATAATCATGAGAACGATAAAATTCAAAAGAATAAGGTAAAAGTATATGGATATAGCAACGACTCACTTTCTGAAGTAACTTCTTTTACTAATGATATGGCTTGCGGTTTTTCGTATAATGAGAATGATCTTTATGACAGTTCTGTCTTTCAGACTAAAACCAGTAACGTTGTTGTTGCTCCCGAAAATACAAGACAAGTAGATGGAGATTTTTCTGTTTTGTCAGATAGTTTATTTGAACAAATTAAAAAAACCACTGGATATAATGAGAACAACTACTCTTTTATGTATCTAAGAACATCTTCGTCTTCCTCAAATACTGCGACCCCTCTGCCGGACGACACCACAACTTCTCCACCAGATGATACTACACCCGCGCCTCCACCAAGCACTCCTATCCCCGCCATTCCATTTTCTGGATATGTTTCAATAGAGAACGATTATGAGGAGTATATTCCTGTTAAATTTATTGACTTAACTGATATTTCAGCAAGGCTTAACACAATAGATACCTTAAAAATACAACCATTATTAGAAAATGTTGTTGGAGACCCAAATCAAACAGCAACAATTCTTGCATCTTCAAATATTAAATATATAGAAACACACTTAAAGAAACTAATTAAAGATGATCCGAGTAGCTGTCACAGAGTCGGAGCTGTCATAGCAGACTGTCCTAAATTAAGAACCCAAACCAAACTCAATAAATTATACAGTGAACGCACCGATCTGATTAAGCTACTAGAAGAACAAGCAGTACAGTCCGCCTCTGTAGCATATGTAGATGACTCTGGTAATACACAAAATGTTTCTGGCACAATAGTTGCAGAAAGCGCTACGTCGATTTCTTTAAACATAGCAGGCACTACTAGAAAGATTATTAAATCTAATATCATTAATACAGACACACAATATGGTTTGGTAAGATCTTTCATAAGAAAAGACAGATTGGAAGCAAACCATGTACATAAGCTTCCACCAGATATTTTGCCAAAAATAGAACCAATTATAACCACTAATACCGATAATAGTATAAATATACAATATTCTGGAGTTAATCTTAACCATTATTGGATTAATATTGATCCTAAACAATCTTGTGTTTTAGATTTTACTAGTAATCCTAAAGTATTAGACTCTACAGAATATTTTTGCATAAGAGCTAACGTATCTGCCTCAAACCTGGCTGGTAGCGAGTTAGCAGCAGACAATAATGTGTGTCCAGAATTTGCTGTTAGACAAAGAGTTCCACAATTTCCAGATGATGCTATTGGAGATGAAGGATTTTCTATTAAAGGAAGACAGTATAAATACATGATCCCTTTTAATACTATTGAAACAAACAAAGAAACATTAGCGAGCCAATATCCGGCAATTACTGGTTGGACTAAATTTACTAAAGAAAGATATTTTAATATTAATGCAGACAATAGTTTAGGATTTGATGGCGTAGGAGTAGAGACTACTGTCCGGTCTCAAGAAACATATTGGATACCATTAGTCGATAATACTCCAATAAATAACGATAATTCAGCAGACGCTCAATCTGTTACGGGAATTGAGCAATGTCAAACAAATCTCGGTAGTCCTGGAGGGTTTGGTTTAATTAGTTCAAATTATAGAGAAAGAGTTGGAACCAGCACCAGAGTGCAAAATGTTTTTAATCTAGATGATGTGAATTCTATTGATGTTCAAATTAAGAGAATACCGAGATTATTGAGAGGCTGTGATGTACTAGGCACAGTATACAGATATGGTAATCGTAATATCTTTAGACAGCAATCGTTAGCTAATCCTAGAGTGCCTTTTGAGGTAGACGGAATAGGAGTTAGTGGACCACTAAATAATGGACTATATTGCTGGATTTGTTTGCAGCAAAGATTAAGTGATAATAGTCTCAGATACGCGCCCTTGCCTCCATTTTTACAGCATCAAAATGAAATGATGTTTAGAAGCTTTTTTGGCAGCATAGACAGAATAGAAAACAGAACAGATTTGATGGTATCTTATTATCCCTGGGAGCTTATTCCTTATGAGTACGCAGCAGCAAGGTGACAGTTCTTGGTTTTGTAATTTTATAGAGGCAGGTTTAGATACTTATATATGTTCTAAATGTGGAACTAGAATAATGTCTGAAGACGGACCGCCACCCTTAATGTGTAGCATACCATTTGCTAAAACAGACCAAGAAAATACAGTGCCATTTTCCACGAAAGTTAAAAACTTTATCAGTGCAACATCTGATCATCTAAACAATGGAGCAAAACTTTGTTCAGATGAACAAATAGAACAAAGATATTCTATATGTAATAGCTGTGAGCATTTTGTTAATTCTTCTTGCAATAAGTGCGGTTGTCCAATAGTTCGTAATAAAAGATTTATTAGCAAACTATCGTGGGCTTCTTCAGAATGTCCAGTAGGGAAATGGGGGAAAGAGGACTAACTCTTCTTCCCCGCTTTGCCCTCTGCTTGATCTTTTGACCATTTATGCCAACCTTTGTTGGGCAATATCGTTCCATTATCATCTTTCCTCTTTGGAAATAATGTTCCGCCCTTTTTATGTTGACCAAAAGCAAGAATTGCTCCACAGTCTGCACAGCGCAGTTCGTAATAGTCATTACCTTCAACATTTCTAACGATAAATCTTAAATTAGTTGAAGAACACAAACCACACTTGTCTTCTGCAAAAATTTCTTGAATTACTGCTAGTTCCTTAAAAACTTCTTTTTGACCAGAACCTTCTAATTCAAAAGTTAGTTTATCGCTAGCCGTATATATTACTTTCATAACTATTTCCAATCTTTAGAATATCCAACAATACTATCTGATATCTCATTGGTGTTCTGTTGATACTTAGACAATAGCCTAATTATAGTCACAGCATCCTCATGAGAGATTCCATAAATATTGTCGGTTGGTAGTTGATTATCTGAGAAAAGCCTCATTACATTAATATTAAGTCTTTGAGCCATAACGTCAATGAAATTAATCTGATTATTACTAATCTTAGAGACAGTATTTAAATCAGGATTATCTTCAATTTCCTTAGATATTTCTTCTGCCGCTACTACCTTCCTGAGTTTTAATGCTCTGCGAAGAGCCCTGCCTTCCGCCCTTGTTTCTGCAACAGCTACCGGATGATTGCGGTATATCTTGTCACAATTACCCCAGTAAACGTCCGCAGCGCCATCCACGGTCACAGTATTTAAATCCTGTGTGTCACTTGACTGGTTTTTTAAAAGATAGCTTATAGAATGAATCACGGTTGCTCTTTTTTCATTTTCTGGACTAGGTGCTTGGGCAACTGAGCTAGTTGATGATATTACATGACAATTTAAGGCCAATTCAAAAATGCGACGTAATCCATCAGTTGTTGGATTTCCAGAAATTTTCTCATCATCGGACAAAAGACCTAATACATAATCTGTCCATTCTAGATCAGTAATTTTAGGCACAATTACAACTTCAGCTTCAGGAGTTGGTGTTGGTGCTACTTTGGTTTCTGTTTCTTTGTTCTTGTCAGCTTTGGCCATCATATAATTAGTCCTCAATGTTTAAAATTAATGGTGTTTTAGATTGTTCACAAGATTTAATTGCTTGTAATAATCTTTCTAAGATAATTGTTCCTCTAGCATTTGAAAAATCCTTCGTTTGCTTAATCCTGATCAAATGCCAACCTTTGCCTGTTATTAACCCTTCCTTCTTTTTATCATACTTGATATTCCTACTTAGAGATTGTTCGCCCCATACTGGTTCGAAATGAGAAGGGCCATCAACCTCAATAGCTGTACCAATACTAGGAAGGAACAGGTCAATCTGCAACTTGGTAGTAACAAGAGACTGCTCCTTATGAAACTCCACATGCAAACCAGAAGATAGTAGTTTCTCTAGTAAGAATTTTTCTAATTTAGATCCAACTTTACTAGATTGTCTTATTGCAACAATGGCTGCTTGCTGCATATTTTCTTTTTGATCATGATCTAATTTTTCCCAATTAGCCTTTGCTTTAGCCTTGCGAGAGTCCAGTTCAGAAGGATCTAAGGATTCCCATGAGTTTAGAACTCCCATACCAATTTTATTTTTAATCTCGGATGATCGTTCTTGACCTTTCGTCGGATGTTTGTGCTTTCCTGTATTCAAAGCGTTCTTCTGAGCGTCTGACTTGTTGCGTATTTGTATTTGAAATTTTTTAGCATCTCTTCTAATTTTGTTTGCATAAGTTGACCATGCTGTTGCAATATCGGCAAAACTTTTATTTAGTTCTTCATACCATGTTCTGATAATTTTTTCTTTCTCACTATCAGACAATTGGTCATATGTACTTTGAGAGTTCTTCATAATTAAATTGCTCCACTGTGGCTATCGGGGGCTTCCAACACATAGAATATAAATCATTTAAGACTGGACTGGTTACTATAATATCAAGATTATCTTGTTCATATACGGATCTCCATTGTTCGTACATTCCAGCATTAGTTTGTGTCCAATGAGTATCCGATGTGAATAATATCCGCCTGCTAATATTTGGAAATTGATTGCTAAGAACAACACTAGGCATGTCAAACAATATTAACTTGCCATTAAAGAATTGTGACTGCTGAAGATGAAAAATTGGAACATTAAATGTGTTGATTTTTTCTGAATAACTATTGAATACCACATGCTGTTGGTATGGACGGCGCTTAATAAATTCTGATACAGTATTTAGGATACTATCATAGGTCTTATTGTTTAAAAGTTTTATTAGAACAAATCCTATATCTTTATTCATAGTTGAAATAGCTCTCTTAAAAATTGGTTATATGTGGTTTTTGAAGTGTCTGAGCTCTCTGATAAAATAGAAAGATAGCTGTTGTCTTTGATTTGACTTAAAGATACTACTTTAGATCCGCAAGCTATAGCTTCATTAATATAGTTAAATCCAGAATCCTGATTTAGACTTAGATAATATTTGTGTGTTTGTAATAGCTTTGCCCTATCTTTTTCTGTTACTATACCTAGATTTTGATAGTGTTTAATATTAGGACAGTTGAATAGTTTGATTGGTATTGAACTATTTGGATATAGCAAGTCAATTAGCTCATTAGAGATAGTGGTCAGTCCATCCATAAAGCAAACTATACCATCTTTAGTATTAGAGTTTGTGTTATAAAAGACTTGATCATTAACCAATCCTGTAGGAATAGCTGAATCATAAGTGTCATCATATCCAATATGAGCTACTTTAGAATTTTTAGGTAACAAAGACTTTACTTTATCATACGAGTTATGGTCAATATGAAAAAAATAAATATGAGTACTATCACCATAGTCTTCACAGAACTGTAAAATTTCTTTATCTATTAAGCTACCAGAAAATATGCAGTATTCTGGTTTGTGTCTGAAAAATGTTTGATATAAATTATTCCCTATTGATATATCTATTATAAGAATGTCGTCAAATGATAAAGCAGAACAGTTTTGCATAAACTTTTCTGGACTTTGTTGTATAAGCAGAGATTTCATATAAATACTTTAGCCTTTGGTAAATCCTTGATAGTATTGATTTTCATAATTTTGGTTTTGTTAAGATAGTATTTATCTAATATTGTATTAGACGACAGCATCTCGTTTAGTAGCTCAAATAAATACATTTGACTGGTTTTCTGTTGCTGAACTATAGAAGACAAATTGTTTATAGCAATCTTATCCAAGTAAACACATTCCGCCCAAGGCTCTGGCAAGTCATAGAAAATGTATTCCGTAACAGACTTGGTTAGTGCACAACCTAAGTTAAAATTTTCTTTAGCTTTGTCAAGCATAAAGAGTTTTGATTGTCCAGACAGGAGGAGTTTATTCAAAGTATTATTCTTCATCAATATTCCATTATTAATAATCAAAAGATGTTTCGGAGAATATTTCTCTAAATATAGTCTTATGGACTCTCCCTGATTAGTATCTTTATAAGTTGGATTAAAAGTATATTCTATACTCAGTTTATCTAGAACGGAATGTACTTTCTCTGCCTCAAATCCAGTAGCAACAGTGATTTGTGTTTTAACGTCAAAGCTTTTAATATTATGTATTTGATATTCTAGTACCTTGGTGTGTTTTTTAATGTCCAAAAGAGCTTTGGAGCCTAACGACTTCATTCCTTTTGTTATTTCTGGAACCAGAATCAAAACATGTAACATCGTTTATATATTTACTCTTTCGATACTTATACTAATATCATATTCAACATAATTAATATTAATAAGTTTAAATGTATTTGTGTCTAATAAAGTTAAAATATCTTCAATAATTACTATATTGCTTTTGCCTCTCAATGAGTCAAATATTTGTGATGATGGTATTTTGGAATTTAAAAAGTCCTCAAACAACTTCTTAAAATTTGTTAGACTAATAGTAATTCTTCCTTGTGGTTTGATTTTTGACAAGGTTTGATTCAAAGTCGTTTGCAGGGTAGGCTTGTCTTGATATTCTAAACATGAACATAGAATATTATCAGCAGAATGATTAACTATTTGTTCTATGTTGTTTATTAGTGTCTTTTGATATCCAGAAATATTAGATGCTGGTTCTGAAATGCTAACTATGTGATAATTTCTCATGAAACAAAAAACTCCTCGATTTTAATTTTTTGTAATAATTTGTTAGTTTTGTTGTAAAATTCTTCAAAGTTATGATTAGACTGTATCCACGACTGATTATGTAAAACATCTTCTTTACTAAGTTCATCATTAATAATTGAACGTAACACAGTATTAATCTTACTATAATCAAAAAGCTGTGTTATTCCTTTAATTTCTGTAGAATGCGAAGTAGCAGTTATTGATTTGCATCCTAGATATTGAGAAATTAAAATATTCATTGGATTGTATATGTCTATACATACTTTATATTTAGACATAATACTATATAGCGCATTCATTGAGTCAATATGTTGAAGTCCGTTAATTATTTGTGCTGTTGGGAATTCCGTCTTGATATGTTGATATAAATTATATATCTCTTGGCTATTGTTGGGATTCATTACCAATACAGATTCTGTTTTATTTATAGCATCAAGATTTTCAAAGACGGGTAAACCATATGGTATAACGATATTATTATCATCAACATTATACCCCCAAGCTCTTAGTACTGACATATCAGAAAATATTTTTTTTGTATCATGTAGTTGATTTTTAACCAAAGCAATATCCTCTTTTTTGAATTTTGTTGGAGGACTATTGTGGAACCAAACTATATCTGTCAAATGTTCTTGATTAGCTATGGCTTTTGTTTGCTGAGTATGTTCTAGAAAATTATTGCTCCACAGTAAGTCATAGTAATAATTTTTAAGAGAACCATTCAACTGGTATAAATTAGCATCCAATAAATTTACTAGTAAGTCAAAAGAATTTTTTGTTGGAGAATACAGTATATTGATATGTTTATCCGTATACTTATATGCTATATTATATACGGGATTAGAATAACTCATTTTATAGATATTTATTAATGTGGTGTGTTTTGAATAAAGAACTTGTATTATATATTTGTTTTGAATCTAAATATTTTTTAATGCTTGTATTAATGGTTTGAGAAGAAATTTTTAAAGACCCAATTTGATTAATTTTGTTATGTCCATCAGTTAAACTAAAAATATAATCTGGATCAATTTTAATAACGCTTTTCTTTAAACTATTGGCTATTTTAAGATTAATGCTATTCGATCCATAATCAACTGCATCAATAAATATATCACCAGATTTATGGGCAGCATAGATATTATTTAGATCTGATGTTATTGGAGCAATTATAACTCTATTTATAGAATGACCAAGATCCATGCTGGTATAAGCTTCCTTAATAAATCTTTCCAACTCAGCTTTTTCAGATGGAGATATATCAAGAGTAAACAAAACCAATACTGTGTCTTTCGATTTTACGTTTCCGATAAAAGAGATGATAATATCATATATGACTCTGGTGTTATTTTTACAGCTGCATATCATGTATAGTTTTTCACTATTATTAAGTAGACCTATACTGAAGCCTAATTTATGAGACGGATCAATATCAAAAACATAATCAATATGCTTAACTAATTTTTGTAAGGAGGGATATGCTTGAGAAATTCTAATAGAATCTGATTTATTATCTACTAATATTCCATCAAATCTTGATATCTTATCTATATTATTTTTTGGTATTAAATTAGTATTCACAATGGGAATAAGTATATTTCTGCCTATTGAATCTATAATATTTGCTTGATCTAGAGGAACATGCTGAATAACAGTATCGATTTTTGATAATCTTGCATTTTCTCTTTCGCATAGTGATTTGTCTATATCTTTTATAGCACATTTACTATCTAGGAATATGGGTCTAAGTGCCAAATTATTTGCTTGATTACTAAGGATGTTTTGTGCTAGGGCTGTTGACCATAAGCCATCAATATCTCTTTGTCGGTATGGTCCAATATATAGAATATTATTCATTTTATTAAGTTGTGCTTTTCAAGTGGGCATATGTAATAAAGTCTTCATCGAATTTAGTATTATTGTTCTTAACATTTTCTGCTTGATTATTATTATTAATCATCGTATTGATATAATCAAGAGTGTTAGTAAAATCAAAAGGAGCCATTGAGGTAGCACTAGATTGTACAAATCCGTAATCTGCATTCTTTAATAGTTCCAGCATCCTGTGAGATCCTATTAGTTCTGTGTCTTGGAAATTATTGTTACATATTCCAATCAGTCTATCAAAATGTGTCTGTGGATCAATGTCTGAGTCTTTTGCTACTGGTGTTTCATAATTGCCGGTATTCCATTTTGATCGATATCCTTTTGAGTCTAATTCATCAAAATATTTTTCCCATTTCTTGGCAATAATATCCCAATTATACTGTTGGTGTGCTAGATCTTGAATTTCGTATCTTAGTTTTTCTCTGGTGGGTGTTGGTCTATTTATAAAATCTATAATATAGTTAGCTAAATCCTCATTATCTGGATAAACTCGTAAAGCTTTGGTTTCTAGTTCTTTAAAGAGCGTTTGAATCTTGATAGGATAGGCTTTTAGTTTTTTAACAATATCACACATAGCACTATAGTCTACTGTTGCTATTGGAACCCCACAAGCACCAGCTTCTACTTGAGGCATACCAAATCCTTCACAGATAGAATATTGAACATAAAGATCAAATATATTATATATGCTACTTAAAGTATCAGAAGACACGCCTTCTGTTACGGATGGAAATGTCATGGTTTTGCTCATACATTTTTCACAGACCTTTTGTGGTCCAGTAAATACAGAGCACTGGGTCGTCTTACAATTTTTACAGATATAGGTGAATAGAACCTTGTTGCTGACTCTTGACTGTCTTAGCAGTTCGGGAATATCCCATCCCATATCTGGATAACTAGTATGAAGATATAGATATAAATTTCCCCCTAAAGAACTGTTAGAAGCTTCTAGTCTGTCTAGAACTTTTCTGAAAGTGGTAAACAGTTCTGGTATTAGTTTGCGTTTTTGGTTACGCATAACTGATCCTACTACGATAGAGTCTGGAGGTAGTCCAAGTTGTTTTTTAATGTCTGTTCTGTTTTTTATCTTGAAGACATCAATATCCACGCCAGGAGAAACAGTATCTATATAATTAATCTTATTAGACGATTGTGTTTTTAGTACTTCTGCACCCCAATCAGAATATGTGAATATCGCATCTGCGTCTAAAAACGTATCTATCCATTCTTCTTGTTGTGGTGAAGAATCCACTGTTGGCATTAGTATCCAATGGAAAAATTTCCTTAGAGGAGAAGATCCTTGATAGGCACTCATCCAATAATCTCGAACATCGATAACAATATCTGGTTTAAAATCTAGTAAGACTTTTTCAAAACGCCAACGACCAAACTGATTATCTGTTCTTGATGTATATTCTTTATGCCTATGATCTGTGTCTTTAACAGCATTAGCGTAATATTTCCAGCCTATTGATATGTCTCTTGGATCGTTAACAAAACCATACGAGGCAAACTCTGCTATTTCATATTTGTTTGTTTTATGTAAACGACTTAGCAGTTCTTTTGCATATATACCGAAACCAGAATGAACAAAGCTGGCTTCAGAGCACATCAGTATTTTTAGTTTATTGTTTTTTGTCATAAAAATAGACAGGGGCCTGCTCATCACAGACCCCCGCTTATTGTGTCCTTACATTATAATATGATTAAAATGCTACAGGTTCAGATGAGTCCTGCTTAGTGTTCTTTGTTAAGCGAGTAATCTTAGAAAAGTTATTTACCCTAACCTTCAGACTGCTATGCTTAACTCCGTCCTTTTCCCAGCTATCATTCCTTAGAGATCCTTCAACCATCACCAAATCACCCTTTTTGAATGATTCAGCAATCATATCGGCACCACTATCCCAGGCTTCGCAATTGATGAAAGAAGTGATCTTATCCTTGTCTCCACTAGCCTTCGTATATTCACGAGATACTGCTACTGTGAAATTAACGACAGATGTTTGCTTACCGCCAGTATTAACAACCCTTAGTTCTGGATCACGAGCAAGATTACCTCTGAGCAATGTAATATTCATTTATCAAACTCCTTGTAAAAAAGAAAACACGCAACTACTACATTATAGCAATGAGCCGTGGGCTGTCAAGTTATAGGCTCAAAACACTTTTCTACGATCAAACCGTCCTTACTTTTACTTTTATTTCCTGAAAAAACTAAAATATTTCCAACAAATAAATAGGATCTATATTTTGAAAACTGTTCAGGGAAAAATACTACAGAATCTAATGTTCCGTATTGATCCTCCATAGTTACAAAAGCCATCTCCAGTCCTGGATTTTTACCGCTCTTAGTTTTTGTGACATTAACATTTCCTATTTCTCCAACCAAAACTATATTTTCTTTTAGTAGTGACGTTTTAAAGGTTTTACAATTGCAATTTGTCATGGTAACATCATAAACGTCAAGCTTAGAACATGTGATTCCAACACCTAGTAAATCATTTTCTTGATCTGATAACCATTCTATTTTATCGACTAAAGAATACGGAGGATGTTTTAGTGATTTTATATAGTTTGCTATTGTCTCTTTTCTTCCTCTAATTAGCTTAGTCTCAGCATATAGACTACTTAAAATACCTGTTGTACTACTCTCTAATTGAGTTTTTGAATAAATATTGAATATGGTTTGTTCTTTTTTGGTCAAGCCAGAACATATCTCGTATTCAAATAGCATCTCTGATCTATTTTTCTTATAGTGGTCAAAAGCCCCACAGCTTATCAAAGCTTTTGCTGCAACAGAATTAATATTCATAAGAATATTGCCAATCATCTGAGGCCATGTTATATCATTAACCTCTGTGTTTTTAGTTAGCTCTAAGATTTTCTTATATACGGACTGTCCAACCCCTTTAATGTCTGTTAATCCAAAGTATATCTTTTGATTCTTTAATATAAAAAGCTCATTTAAATTTCTAAAATCAGGAATATGAACTTCTATATCCATTTCCATTGCGTTTCTAGCTAGCTCTTTTATCTCTTGTTGAGGATCTATTTTGTCTTTGGCAAACCGAAGATATGAAGCAAAAAATA